TACACTATTTTAATTATTTAATTTAGTTAGGGGTGCTCCTATATAATGCACGGTAGGATATTACCTAAGTATACCCGAGCTAGTTGCTGAGAATCTCGTTAAACTTTAGAAGTGTGGGTTTCAGAATTTATAATCCCCGCAGCTAAAAAATTCTTCAGATACTATCAACTGGGAGCCTAAGGGTATCGAGGGTATCCTCTTTGATAGTATCTACTTGGTCTGTTCGTCTAGTGGCTTAGGACATTACCCTCTCAAGGTAAAGACAGTTTAAGGTTCGAATCCTCTACAGACTACTAATATAGTAAACTATGAAACTTAACAAATATAAAATGAAAATAGGAATTCCTGAGTCTGTGGAATTTCTTGTATATGGAAAAGATAATTTTGAGATTCCCAAGGAAATAGAAGAGATAACTCTTCTTCAGGAAAATCTCAATAAAGAAGAGTTGGATGCAAACTTTGATCTTCCTATATATGAATTTACTGACTTCATGATTCTCTTCCTTCCTTTTAAAGGAAAACAGAAGAGAACTAGAGACAAAATTCTAAATGAAGTAGGAATTGTTTGTTGGGGAGACTTAGAAGTTGCGTATTACAACATTCGAAAACATGGAAGTACTCTTTCTAAAAAGCAGCGAGAGCTAGTTGTTGAAAAATACTCAGAAATAATCAATGGAATATAAACGTGTAAAACTCACAAAAGTAGGACTCACTGGTAGAATTCCTGATGGATTGCATCCTAACGGAATTGAAGTGGGTTATATAGAGGAAGGTTATATGGTAGAACCTCCTAAAGTTGGAGAAATGTTTCTTCTCTATCCTCACAATAAAGTAACCTTTGGTAATACTCCCCATTTTCATACCTCTCTTGTAACAGAGGTAATCTCAGATACTGAATTCAGAACGTTAAACAGTTTATATAAAATAGAAGTAATATAGAAGGATTAGGTTGATGGAGAGACAACTATATAGGGAAGTATGGGTAGGTCCAGGAACTAAATGTATAGAAGTTCCTGAAGAAGAAGTCAAAGTAGCTAAAGAAAAGTATGCTAAGACTGGTGAATGTGATTGCAAATACTTTTATGATGAATTTGGTTATAGTGACTATCATCTAAGGCGTTGTGGTATTTGTGGAAGTTATCTTGGTGCGATTTAATATGGAAATGCAAAATACATATAAAGGATATTGGTGTATTACTAAGGGTAAGACAAAGATTCTGGTGTATCCAGGATCAGATCGTCCCTATAAGCCTGTATCTTTTATCTATAATACAGATCCTCCCTGTAACAGTAGGGTGGGATTGCTTGAAATTAGGAGGGCTGTTAGATCCCTATGTACTGAAGAGCAGCTCTTTGAGTATTTTTGTAGTATTGCAGAGTAACTATAAGATATGAAGATTCGATTCAACAACAAAAAGAAATACTGGTATAAACCAGGAAGAGGATAAAAGGGATGTACTAATTAGAGAGGAAGGTTAGACTGGTGTATAGTCGCATATAAAGTATGGCACAGACAAAAGATCTGAATAATAGCCCATTACCAGCACACTCTAATTTTGTAGGCTTTCAGGCTTAAGTAAAAGACCAAGTGAATCTGTTTAACATCACTAATATCTTAGATATTCTTAAAGGTAATCTTTAGTGGCCGCTGGCCCTCCGTGAGTACAGGCTGTGTTTGAAAAGAGGAAGTATAAGAATAGGCAGATACTTGCATACTTGAGAGTCTTTACATCTCCTCAATGACTTGGTAAGAGAGGAGATTTTTACATCCCTACACTTTCTCGTGTAGTGCAGACTATAGGAGTTTGATCGCTCCTATAGTCACCGTTTGCTTCAGAGGCTTAAGTTATACTAAGTAAATCTTGCCTGAATCTAATAAGCTGGAGTGCGAATCTATTCAATGACTTAGTAAAGAGAATAGGATTTTTTATATTACATTTAATGGAAGAAATTAAAGAGTATCAAATATTAGGAATAGGATTTTTAGTGATAGCTATTATCGCAGGAATACTCCTAATTCTTATGTAGTTTTTATTTTAAGATCTATAAGACTATAAGCGACTGTCCTAGTGGCCATAAGAGCAGTACACATTTCTCAAGATGTTACACTTGATCCAAATGAAGGAATATAACTCTAAGGACTGATATTGCGCAATATATTTAGACAACTGGAAGTATATTAGACCATCCTGGCTTCCCTATAAGAAAATGTTATAGTCTTATTTAAAAACTCTAGTATCCCCTCAAGCTTATACCTTGTAGAAAGGGTAGTTGGTTACACGTGGGTTCAAGTCCCTCCTAGAGTACAAGTGCCACAATTATTTGGTTATATCAAATATTTTTCATACTTTTGTATATTAATCTAAATTAATTTATTTTAATATGAAAGAAAAACTATTTTGTAAAATTTGTGGTAAAGAATTACAAGGTTCTCAAAGATTGTATTGTTCTAGTTCTTGTAAATAAAAAGGACATTATCAAGATATCAAGAATAATACAAACACATCACATAGTCAATATATAAGAGCTTGACGAAGGAAATTAAAATTATTAGATATTTTTGGGAGTCATTGTGAAATTTGTGGTTATAACAAAAATATAGCCGCGTTAGAATTTCATCATAAAGATTCAACTCAAAAGGAATTTAAGTTAGATGCAAGAAAACTAGCTAATACTAAATGAGAAAATATTTTAATAGAAGCTAAAAAATGTCAATTATTATGCTCTAATTGTCATAGAGAACTTCATAATCCTGAGATGGAATCTAATCTTATAAAGGATAAATTAAACATTATGTCGCATAAAGAACTTCAACATGCTTCTAAATTATGTTCAATATGTGGAAAACAAATTCCAGATTATAAAACTTATTGTAGTAAAAACTGTTGACTGCAAGGGTTAGATAATAGATATAAATCCAAAAACTATCCTACTAAAGATGAGATTATTGAAAAATATCAGGAACTAAAATCTTGAGAAAAAGTAGCTCGTTTTTATAATCTCACTAGAAAGATTCTTCAAGGGATTAGAAAAAAATCATAATCCTGTATTCCTGGTTCGAGTCCAGGTAGGCCCACTTTTAAACATAGCAAATAATGAATGTAGACAAAGAACACATTATAGGTTACTTCCAAAATATTATTCATATATGTGATAGAACGACAACTGGGAATCTATCTCATCAAATGAGTAATATTAGAATTACTTATAGTTATATTGCTGACAAGATAAAAGAGCGATATGGAGAAATTATGGCATACCATAATCTTATGCACGCTGTAGAGTTAACTTCAAAAGTTACAACTGGAAATTTCTCTCATTACATTGCTACTATAAAAGGTTTATGTCAGCGAAATATTGATTTTATTAACGAATATGGATTAGACTAATCATGGGAAAAGAAGTAGTTTTTAAATTAGATAATTGTATGGATTGTCCGCATCATCGAGTTTATGCTGATCCTGATCCTGATGATTGGTTTTGTGATGATGACGAAAAAGTGGTGTGTAGTATGGCAGACAGGAATATAACTATTGCTTGTCGACCTCATCACAAACGCAGAGAGTGTGAAATTCCAGATTGGTGTCCTTTAAAGCAATAAACAAAGAATAAAATGGGATTTTTAGTTTGGATAGGGATAGGTTTAACAATTCTATATCTTTCAATGGTAGATGATTGTGAAGATTTTTCCAGTAAAGTTTTTGTATCTTTAATATATTTTAGTATCTTTGCAGCAATAGCGCTCTTTGTTAAGAGCAATGTAGTGTGTAATATGCACATGAAAGCCTATGAAGAAGGAAAGCTTGAAAAAGTATATACTATAAAAGGCTCTGACACAACTTATAGATGGATCTATCGTGAGAAGAATTAGTTTTGAAACAGCTAAATTAGCTGCTGAGAAAGGATATGATGAAGACTGTGATTCTGCTTATGATATTCATGGAAATATTATAGATATAGACAACTATGGTTTAGGTATTATTCCTGAATATTGTTGTCCAGCTCCATATCAGGCGGAATTACAAGAGTGGCTCAGAAATGAGCATGGAGTAAGCGTATTAGTCTATTTAGATGAAACATTATCATATATTTGGACTATTACTTGTTTGCATCCTAGAGCCTCAATCATGGAATATCATCAGTCTAATGAAGTATGGTGTGGACACTATGAGAATTGCTTAGAAGCAGGTTTACAAGCAGCTTTAAGATTAATGTAATATGGATGCCGCGATGGTGAAATTGGTAGACACGAGGGACTTAAAATCCCTTGGCCAGTAATGGCTGTGTGGGTTCGAGTCCCACTCGCGGTACAAAAAATAATAGGAATGAAACAAATACTAATTGAATATACTGGAAGTTATCCATGCCTTTGTTTAGGTCGTTTGAAGGTTACTATAGATAGGACTGTATATAATTTCCCAGACTATTGTTTAATTTCAGGAGGTAGTGTTTATTTCACAGATGGCTATTCAAATGCACATACAGAGAATGGTCCCTGGAAAGTAGATAAATGGCCTGATAATTTTCCTGAAGAATATAAGGAAGAGACTTTGGCTGCTATTAACTCCGAAATTCCCTGGGGATGTTGCGGAGGATGTTTATAAAACTGATATTATGGAAATTGGAACTATTATAGCAGCTTGTATAGTTGCTTACTTTCTTCAACTTAGTATGGGTGCTGTATTGGGAACTAATCAAAATAAGTGGCTAAAGATTGGATTTATTATTCCTGGTATTGGCCTCCTTGTACAGCTCGTATATTTATTTTATTGCATGTTCTATATAATGTTTGATGAGGAGTAAGGCAATAAGGTGACATACAGCAATCTTTTTAAATTATTGCATTTGGGTAAATATGAACGTCACCTACCATTGATAGGAGTATGGCGCAATTGGTTAGCGCACCTCCCTGATACGGAGGGGGTTTCTGGTTCGAATCCAGATACTCCTACTAATTACTTTTATATGTATAAAATCTTACTTTGTTTACTTTTAGCATTTACTACTAATTATGGATATTCCCAATTAAAGTATAATCAAATAGATATCGAAATCGGGTTAAGTAGTAGTATTGATGAGCCACATATAAACATGTTATATGTTGGGGGAACTATTTATAATGCATATTTAGAGTTTCAAACCAATGCATTCACAAAAGGAATGGGATATAATAACATTATAGATATGAAAGCTATAAATGTTGGAGCTGCCTTTCCTATGTATCAAACTAATAAATTTTCATATATTATAACTCCTAAAATTGGTATATGGACTACTAATCCAAATACATATTTTTGTGGAGGATTGAATTTCAGTGTAGTATATAAGTTTATACGAATGTCTTTGCTTACAACATTTGTAAGAAGTGAGCAATTTATAGGAATTGGCTTAGGAGTTTCATTATAAGTCCAATTGGGGTGTGGTGTAGTGGCGGCACGTTGGATTTTGATTCCAAAAGCATCCGTAGGTTCGATTCCTGCCACCCCAACAATAATTAAAACAACAGTTATGATTTGGTATATTATTTTAGTAATTTTTATCATCTATCTTTTGGTAGTTTCAGGAATTATGTTTTTTTTTGCAACTAAGTTCGGATTGGTAAATACTATTGTTCAATGGGAAAAGGAAGATACTTTTTATATCTTTTGCCCCATTGTGCATTTATTTACATTGTATTATTTCTGGACTCTCAAATAGGACGCCTTGCCTGAATTGGTTAAAGGAGCTGCCTGCAAAGCAGTTTTGTGTGGGTTCGAGCCCTACAGGCGTCTCATTATAAATTTACATTGCGGGGTAGAGCAGAGGCCAGCTCGCCAGCCTCATAACGGACTTATGTCTAAGATGAAGCTTGTCTATTTATTTATACGAACCTTTGTAAAGTTCGAAATTTTTTATATATTTGTAGTATAAATTAATAATTAATACTATGAATAAATACTCAAAACAAGAACTAGAAACGTATATTTTAAAGGATAAACTTTCATATGCAGCAATTGGAGGCATTTATGGAGTAACTGGAGCGGCAATAAAGAAAGCCGCTTTAAGGTATGGAATTATATTACCTAAAAGAGAACCATAAATGCGAAAGAGAACTTTAGTCACAAAGGGAAATCTAAAGTAGACTCTTTTTCAGATTCAGAATTTATAGAAATTATTTCTAGTAACATTGGTTGAAAAAATATTGGATCTGCGTTGGGATATACTAACCGCCCATCAAGTGATGTTGTTTCAAATATAAAAAGTAGATGCTCGAAGTTAGGTATTGAGCCTATTATTGAACAACCTTCTCCAATACTATTTAAAACTAAGGGAGAATTATTATCTTCTAGAAAAATTACCAAAGTTATAGAAGTTCTATTAGAAAACATGCTGAGTTAACTTATTTTAGATCGACTAAGGTTAAAAAATGTGCAATATGTGGATATGATAAACATATAGAAATTGCACATATTAAATCAGTAGCAGAGTTTGATGATTCTGTAACAATTGCTGAAATCAATTCCATTGATAATCTCATAGCTTTATGCCCTAACCATCATTGAGAATACGATAATGGATTGATTACGATATAAGCTGGAGGTCGGAGGTTCGAATCCTCCTCCCGCTACTAATTGCGGAGTGTAGTGCGCATGGTAATTGGGTAACCAGCTAGGGTCGCATAACCCTAGAGATTCAGGTTCGAATCCTGACTCCGCTACTAATATAAGGTGTCAAACAGCAAACTTTTACAATCGAATGACTTTTAATCATTAAATGATGTAGGGATACCTTTTTATAGAAATTATGACCGCATTAGAAAAATACAATGAAAATCCGAATTATTGTAAATGATGTAATCGGAAAATTGAAGTTTTAGAGAATCAATCGGTTTCAAAAGTGCGTAAGAAAAACTTCTGTAGCCGAAGTTGTGCTGCCCAATTTAATAATAGATTAAGAAATAGAAATAAGAAATTAGTTTACTGTTCCTCCTGTGGAAAAGAAATAGATAGTAGATCTAAATCGTTACTATGTAGAAATTGTTGAGAAAATTCAATTTCTATTGCAAATAAAACATTAGGTTACTATACTGAAGGTAAACAATATCTTACTAGTAGATGTCAAGAAATAAGACAACATGCTCGTAAAATTATTGAGTATTCTGGTAAAGAAAAAGTATGTCAATGTTGTAAGAATCATAAGTTTGATGAAATATTAGAAGTTCATCACATTAAAGGAATTTTACAATTTGATCAAAATACTCTTATTTCAGAGATAAATAAGATTAGTAATTTAGTATGGCTATGCCCTAATTGCCATGCAATGCTGGAAAAGGGATTACTTACATTGTAAGTATGAAGGTTCTAAGGTCAAACGGTTAAGATGTCCGACTGTCTCTCGGTACGGAGTGGGTTCGACTCCCATTAGAACCGCAAAATTATAATTTATGGATGTAAAATGGTTATCTGATAAGTCTTTTGTAGTTAAGGGTACTACATATACTGTACAGGTTCCTGTTACTTTAGAGGAAGCTTTGGAAGAGGTACAAACTGCACTTTCCGAGATAAAAAAGAAAAAGGAGTATTATAAAGGTTTATTGGAAAAACTAAATTTTTCTGATTCTTTTTTGAATAAAGCTCCTATCAAAGTAATAGTAGATAAAATTAAAATTGAGGAAGATACATATAAAATGTTATTCTTTCTTAATGAAGAAGAATATAAATATACCTTACATTTAAAAATCATTTTAAGAGTACTTGATTTTGTTAACCTAGCATATCATGAACTTGACTATAAAATGAGGTATAAATTAATTCCTGAAGATTTAGACTAAATGATAGGTGCTGATCCTTTATAAATGTGAAAGGCTCTCAAGATATATCTAAATAATAGGAATTTACTTTGAATATTATTAAAATTAATATGTATTGTAAAAATTGTGGAACACAAATTACAAGTGGTTCTAAAACTGGATTATGTTTAGCATGTTATAAGGATTATGTTAAACAGATGAAGATTAAGCATTGACAGCTTACAGGAGATACAGGGTGTTCCGTGGCAACTACTCTTCGTAATTGTATTAGAGAGTATATTCTTCTTAAACAGGGTAGAAAATGTGCAATCTGTGGACTTACAGATACTTGAAATGGTACTACTCTCCACTTTGTTCTTGATCATATTGATGGAGACGCTGCAAACAATCAGGAGAATAATTTAAGATTAGTTTGTCCTAATTGTGATTCTCAATTAAATACATATAAGTCTAAAAATAAAAATTCTGCTAGAAAACATAGAAAAAATTATTAGGAGGGTTACCCAAGTGGTTATAAGGGGGCTGACTTGAAATCAGCTAGGTCGGTCACACGATGCAGGGGTTCGAATCCCTTACCCTCCGCTTTGCGGTAGTAGTTCTTTGTGAAATTCTCTGCGGTATACAGTAAGTGGAAGCATAAAAGAATTTCACTTTAAGCACCTTTGGTGTAATTGGTAACACGATGGTCTCCAAAACCATAGTTTAGAGTTCAAGTCTTTAAGGGTGTGCATAGTTTTATTATTGTTTATTACAAAGTCTCTTCAGCAACAAAATCTAGCGTTCAATATTAATGAAGTGGTCATGGGTTCGAGTCCCATCTGGGTAGTAAACTACTCAGTAGCTCAGTTGGTAGAGCACTAAGCAAACAAAAGAGACTTTTTATCTGGGTGTGGAGGAGTCAGGTCAACCTCGCTGGTTTTGGGAACCAGAGCATGCTGTAATGGCGAGCGCAAGTTCGAATCTTGCTACCCAGACAATATTTAAAGATATATGAATAAAATAGATAAGTATTTAAGAAGATTTGCTTATAAGATTGTAACCTCCGAAAGCAAGCAATCTAGGTATTACACTATTGGTGAGTTAATTGTTAGAGTATCAGATCACATAGGTAGAAATTCTGATGGTGACATATCAATTATCATTGATAGAGAGAACTATATATTATATGTTCCAACTACTAATAAAGTAAGTCTTATTCCTTATGAAGATTGTAAGGCTTTGATTAAAGGAATTGTTCTACATGCTTCTTTATTTTTAACTGGGGATCCTCAATTTCAAAAATCACTGATTGAGGAAAATAGAGCATTAGAAATGCAAATCCAAACATTAAAGCGAGAATTAAATGATTTGAAAACTAGTTCTATAGGTAAACATATTAGTAATACTCCCTTGGTGACCATAAAAACTTTGTTAAATAAATTGACAAAGGGGCAAAAGAAAAGAATTAAGTCTGTATATGGGTCTGATTGTTTCTCTAATATGACTGAGGAACAACTTAGAACAATTTGGAAAAATCCAGAAATTCAAAAATATATCCAACAAAATAATTAGTATGAAATTAAATGTATTACTCGCAAAACTGGAGCAGGGTGCTTCCCAGTTTAAAGCTCTCCTTCGAGATTATACAACCTTCTTTAAGAAGGAGTCAGACAACTTTCGAGGTGTTAAAAATACCTACGAACCTCGTCCTGACACTGTAGATCTTCCCAGTGAACGTAAACTCATTGCGGTTGTAACAACCGTAGATGAGAAATTCGACTATTTCACTAATATGGTAAAAAGCTATATCAGTGAGATGTTCAATTGTGAAGCAACTAATGCATCGGGAACTGCTCGTGCAGATCTGGTTGTAGATGGTAATGTAATTGCTAATCTGAGCAGTCTGGAGCTTCTTAAGCTCAAGTCATTTCTGGAAAATCCTCAGCTTCAGGAGATGTTCCAGAACATCCCTGTTCGTAAAGATTCTGAGATCTGGGAACCATGTACTGAAGAAATGTATGCAGGTCGAGCAATTATGCAGTCTCCCCTTCTGAAAGGTACTAAAAAGTCTATCACTAAGACTCAGTACATTTTAGAAGATCCGAATGTTCAGAAGCTCGGCAGTGCAACTCACTATCAGCCCCAAATTGCAGTAAAAGATACTGTGATGGAGCTTGGTGATTACACCATGCAGCGTTTCTCTGGTGAGTGGACCCCTCGTCAGCGAGCATTAGCTCTTCAGCGTAGAAGTACTCTTCTGTCAGCAACTATTGCTGCACTGAAAGTAGCAAATGAGGTAGAAGCAGTAAAATCCAATCTGGATTCAGAATGGCTGCTGAACTATCTCCAAGGTAGGTAATAAAACAAACAAAATATTTGACGATAGACTTAGCTTCAGACTTAGACTAAGTAGCAAAGAGCTGTAATATCCTAGATAAATTACAAGGAGCTACATAAGATTTAGTGTCGCGTCAAAAGCTTTAGTCTCAAGTTAATAAGGATGTGCTAATTCACTAATAAAAAAAAATCATAAGACTGGGGGTTCGAGTCCCCCATTCGCCGCTAATTAAATCACTATATGGCGAATTGGAGAAATGGTTAACTCGTATGAATACAATAAGTTAAAGTAAGTTAGATGCACATTATCGTACAATATTTAAGAATACTGTAATTCATCAATGAAGGGGAAGTAAGCGGGCCATGCTTGCTTCTCCATTTTATGGCCCTGTAAGCAAAGTGGTAAAGCTGCTTATATATTCTAGGTTCATAAGTGTGTGGAGGTTCGAGTCCTTCCATGGCCACAAATTCTTTACAGTTTTACAATGAATAGGTAACATACAGCAAAGTAAATGGTTTAAGCAAAATTTCTCTTTTAATTTAGCGAAAAGGTTCAAGTCCTTATTGTTACCTAGTTTTAAGGAGCGGGTATGGCGCAATTGGTAGCGCAGAGCACTTTTAATGCTAAGGGAGCCGAAAGGCCGTTCAGGGTTCGAGTCCCTGTGCCCGCACTATTTTTTTTGGATATATGAAATAAAGTCCGTATCTTTGTAACATAAGTAATTTAGTAGGATGATAAAAATTTTATATTTTTTACAAAATAATGAAATAGTAGAACGAGATTATCCTTATCTCAATCCCTTCAAAGAGCCTGAACATAAAGGTAGCTTGAGAATTGTTTTTGACAATTATCATATTGATTCTAATGCTAACCCTGTTCATGGAATTCCACATGTAGAAGCTCTTAATGTTAAAGAAAAATATAGACGTAAAGGAATTGCTACTGAGTTACTGAATTATGTATACTCTAAATATGGAACAAATTCATTATACTGTAGTATACATAACTTTGTCGGAATAAGCTTATATCAAAAGCTTGGTTATATTCCAATTCAAATATATAGTTCAATTTATTTTCCTAAGAGGAACAATTACGATAAATTGTATTTTCTCTTAATTAAATCACATATAAATTATGGATATCCTATAAAGGAATACCAGGAATTTTGTGATAATAGAGATATAAGAGAAGAAAACAAACTAAAATCATAAGGTTACTTCAGCAAGCTTCTTCTACTGAATTGTATTTTGTTGAACAGCGATCTGGGTTCGAGTCCCAGCTATGGATATTGGGCAAAATCTATAGTCGTCTAATGGTAGGATATAAATATGAGTAACCTATACTGCCCACTCTTTTAGTACGGATGGCCGAGTGGTCGATGGCACCAGACCGTTAATCTGGCAGGGGTAACCCTCATCGTAGGTTCGATTCCTACTCTGTACGCAACATTTAAACTTAATCTAATATGAGTTATTTTATTTTATGGCTTTGCGGAGTCGCAGGAAATATCGGAACCTTTTTCATCGTAGCAGGAGCTATTTATTTAGCCTTCTCTATTGTTCTGATGTTTATGAAACTGTGTGCTAATGCTGGAAACTGTTCACAGTGTTTCCATGTTTGTATGGCGAAAACAATGAACAAGGTTATCAAAGGTTCTCTTCGGCACATTTTCATGGCCTTAGGCATTCTATTTTTAGGATGTATTACTCCCTCTACTCCTCAATGCTATGCAATCTTTGGAGTAGGTACTGCTTTAGAATATGTAAATAATTCTGAAGAAGTACAGAAACTTCCTGATAATGCCTTTAAAGCGTTAAACTATTATCTGGAATCTGTCACAGACAAGAAAACTTCTAAAGAAAAGGAATAATGAAAATTTACCTTGCAGGCCCTTTCTTCAATGACAAGGAACGTAAAGTTATTGAACGAGTCAGGGACTATTTAAGGAATCAAGGACATGAGGTAATAGTTCCCATGGAACTTGTTATCCCAGGAGGAACAAATCTTCCTAATTATGTTTGGGCAGATAGAGTTTTTGAAGCAGATGTCAAAGAGATTACAGCTTGCAATTTAGTTGTAGCTGTATATCATGGACACTATTCAGATTCTGGAACTGCCTGGGAAATTGGTTATGCATATGGAATTGGTACACCTGTTGTATTAGTCCATACAAATAAGAAGAATGTAGCTAGTATTATGCTAGCTTCTTCTTGCATGATTAATGTGAGTCTTGAGGACTTGGAAAAATTAGACTTAGGACATATTATGTTAAGTCTTCGAACTCGTAGAGGAGTAAATTCCTTTATGGTAGAACAAAAATAACATAACTAGGATTTGTAGTGAAATGTAAAGCCGAGAGTGCGGTATGGACATTGCAGGCTCTGATATGAAGGCACTCTAATCTATCAGTATTAGTCCAGAGATCAGAAATGATTCAAAGCGAAAATTTCACAGTTGTGTTTTACAAGGTCTCTTACAGCAACCTTTATTTAGCAATAGACTTTTAATCTACGGAGCTTTATAGAGACCTTTTATGAGGTATTGGTGTTAGTGATAGCATATGTGACTTCCAATCACAAGGGGAGAGTTTGAATCTCTTATACCTCTCAATTGTAACTAATAATTATTAATAAACTAAATTAATGAAACGTTTTAAAGAACTTTCAGATGATATAATCAGAACTGTGTGAAATAACAGTAAAAGTTTGTTTGAAATTTGTAAAAAGTTAGAAATTCATGATAATATTTCTAATAGAAATAAATTAAAAGAATGGGCAGTTAAAAATAAAGTGGAGATTCCTGTTACTAACATACTTACAAAAGATAGTTATGAAAAGAATCCTAAACTATGTAAACAATGCGGAAGTGCAATTTCATGAAGTAAGAGAGCCAATGACTTTTGTTCCCATTCATGCAGTGCTACATATATAAATTTAAAAAGAGGCGCTAAGTCAAGTGGTAAGTATGTTCGTGGTGCTACTTCTATCTGTGTAAATTGTGGAAATGTAGTACCTGCAAGAAATCAATATTGTAATCACAAATGCCAAGCTGAATATGCCTACAAGGAATTTATCAAACGCTGAAAAGAAGGTAAAGAATTAGGAATGGCAGGTGAAGATGGATTATCTGCACATATTCGACGATATTTATTAGAGAAGGCTAATTATACCTGTGAAATTCCAGGATGTGGATGTAATTTCATTAATCCTTATACTAATTTATCCATTCTTCAGATACATCATATTGATGGAGATGCAACTAACAATAAAGAAGAAAATCTCCAGGTTTTGTGTCCAAATCATCATGCAATGACTGAACATTTTGGATCAAGGAATAAAAATAGTACTAGACGATATCGATACTCTAAAAATAAATAGTTTATAGGCTAGCTCAAAGCCTATTCGAACAAACTACCGAAGTACAAGGTAATGAGCACTCCCTAAATGTTAGGGTAAAGTCGATGCTGATAGACAATAAAGAAACAAGTTAGTTTCACTCAGCAATTTTAGCGGCGTAATAACTCTTAGCATATAAATTGATCATTTGTATGGAGTTTCTGTGGCAATAAAAATCAGACGTGTAAACTACGATAGTGTTTGTAAGCCTCCTTGGCACAGCGGCGACTGCAACGGTTTTGTAATCCGTCTTCATTTGAACGCGTCGGTTCGAGTCCGACAGGGGGCTCTAAAAATTTATATTATGTTACAGTTAAAATTAATCGAAATTTTAGGTTTCTATGATATTCCACAAATTATTTTAGCAAAAGATAAGAATAATATTAAATATATTGGTGTTCTACAGTCTAATGGACAAGACTACTTATTTGTAAAAATTGAAAATCAGGATTTAGAACAACTTAAATGTGGGGAAATAGATTTATTAAGCGTTTTAACAAATAAATCTAATTATTTTATTGCTAAACTTAAGTCTAGATCTTCAAAAATACTCAGTGGAAAAGAAATTAGCATAAATAAAATAAATACTTCTATGCTTCCAGATTCTGGATTTTATTTAAAATAATTTTCTAAATTATGTTAAAGATTATAAAAGAATGGTTAAAAGCTAAATTTCATGTTCATAATTGGGAGACAGTTGAAGAAAGATTAACAAGAGTATTTGAAGATGATTATCAAAGTCGTCCAGTTAAGATTAAAAAAGTTTATATACAGCGTTGTAAAATATGTAATAAAATAAGGCAATTTCGTATTAAACTTTAAGTATTTTGGGCCATGTAGTGTAAAGGCGAGCACATTTCCTTTGCAAGGAAATAGAGGGGTTCGAATCCCACATGTGTCCACTTTAAATATAATAGATGTACGAACCTTTATGATTTGTTTTGCAAAAAATCATTGGCCAAGTTAAAGGTCGCTCCTTTAATGAAGAGCAATAAGGCGTAGTTCCCCAGCCATGCGCATGTAAAACTTCAGAAAGCTGTAATTCTACGAGATGGTATGTAGAGCATCTATTATTACGGGGACATAGCTTAATTGGTAAAGCAACTAGGTGCGTTGCTAGTGATTGTAGGTTCGAACCCTATTGTTTCCCGCAATTTCTTATAGATTGAGAGCTATATAAGAAAGTACTGTAATCGGTTAAGACTTTAAGAATCCGACGTTAAATCAAAAAAGTATCGGGGCTGAAGAGCCCTGCGATGCACTCAATTCCAGTAGAAATACTGGAATTTTTTGTTGGGACTGCGGTGTGCGTGGTGCGCTCGTTGGACTGAAAATCCAAAGGTGAACGTTCGACTCGTTCCAGTCCCACTAATAGGCTACATACAGCAATTATCTTCTTAATGTATATTTTTTGGATGATAGTGTAGCCTTTCTTTGAAATTAATTATTAAATATGATAAATATAAAGTAGAGTTATAAAATCCCGACGTAACACCGTTTGACTGTAAATCAAATCCCCGTTAATAAATTGGTGTAGTGGACTCTGGGGTAGTGAGGTTCGAATCCTCACGGCGGGACTAATTTATATTAGTATGAAAATTGTAGATAATTTTATATTCTTCTGGGGAGGTTGGTTAAGTAACTTTCATCCTTGTAGAATAGTATTTGGCTCTAAAGTTTTTAAATCATCTGAACAGCTTTTTATGTATCTTAAAGCTTTACATTTTGGTGATGTAGAAACAGCAGAGAAGATTCTATTAGCAGAGACTCCAAAGGAAGCTAAAAACCTTGGTAGGGAGGTTAGAAACTTTGATGAGAAATCCTGGAATGAGGTTAAGATTCAGAAAATGTATCTTGCCTTGGAAGGTAAGTTTAGCCAAAATAAAGACTTAATGGATAAACTTAAAGACCCAGCATTAGACGGGAAATTCTTTGTTGAAGCATCTCCCTTTGATAGAATCTGGGGCATAGGCTATGATCAAGATCATGCACTTCAAAACCAATCAAATTGGGGAGAAAATCTACTTGGTAAGACTCTTACCTTTTACAGAGGATCTTTATAAACAATTTGCGGATATTGACATCGTTCAATATCCGCTTTATTTTTAAAACTTAATAAGATGTTTGAAGCAAAAAAGAAAACATTATTTGCTGTTGATAACAGTAAATCGGCATCTAAATCAGCCTTTATTCAGGCAGGATTAAAAACTGCAGCAGAAACCACTACAGGTAACGGTGGCAAAGCCTATTCCAGTACAGGGGATCCCTTCGTTGACCAGTTTGGCAGTACATCTAAGTACAGAGAGATCCGCCCATTTGCAGAAATTGCAAAAGACTGTGAAATTCTCTGGGCAGAAAATAAAGAAGATACTGTTAAATTTATCTTTTTCTTGCGAATGATTTGTCGTAAGATTAATGATAAAAAGTATGGTACCAAAGAAGCACAAAAGGGTTCTGAACTTCGTCATGAAGGTATTATGCGTCTCATCTGGCTACATACCAAAGATAAAGAAGTATTCTGGAAGAATGCTTGGCTGATTCCATTGGTGGGTTCTTGGAAAGATCTCTTCGTTATGCTTCGTTATGACTTAGTTTATAACGGCTGGGAACACCGAGTTCTGGATTGGCGTCGTTTTGCAGATCTGATTACTGCAGGTCTTGGCTCTGATTCTCAAACGAATCTCATTCGTAAGTATCTTCCTCAGATCAAGGCACGTTCCAAGTGTACTACAGTAGAGGCACAAGCAAATTGTATGATTGCAAAATGGCTGTGTTCAGAACTTTACGGCGCGTCAGGAGTAAGGACAGATGCTGAAAAGTATCAAGTATATCGTTCTTATGCAAGGATGAAAGCTGCAGGAACAGCACATAACTGGCAACAGCTTATTTCAAAGCAACGATATACGGAGATTGACTTTGATAAGATTCATGGTCGTGCCTTAAACCTTCTTGTACATTCCAAGTTCTTAGAGAATCATAATCTCAAAGAGAAGTATCAGGAATGGATAGGAGCTCCAGAGACAAAGGAGGTGAAGTACACAGGTTTCGTACATGAGCTCTTTAAACCTATTTGTAACACTGTTCCTCGTAATATAGAGCAGCATATCAAAGATACTATTAACAAGCAATTTATGACCCTTGTTAATAAGTGTAAGGAAGAGGGCAATACTACAGACCTTATCGTAGTACGTGATACTTCTGGTTCAATGGGTGCAGAAGCAACTGGAACTTCCATGTCTTGCTACAATGTAGGTAAGGCAATTGCTCTGTATTTCTCTTATTTCTTAAGAGGGAGATTCCAAAATGCATGGATTGAGTTTAACTCAAAAGCTATGATGCATGAGTGGAAAGGAGAAACTCCTCTGGAGAAATGGTTTAATGACCATTCGGGGTACTATGGAAGTACAAACTTTGAGGGTGTTATTAACCTCTTTGCTCAGTTGAAGCTTGAAGGTGTTCCAGAAGAGGAATTTCCTAAAGGAATTCTTTGTATCAGTGATTGTGAGTTTGATGCTTCAAGTCTGAATAAGACTTCAGTTGAAAGAGTCCATGATACATTGACAGCTGCAGGATTTTCTAAAGAGTATGTTGACAATTTTGTCATTTGCCTTTGGAATTTGAGAAATGATTACTACGGATATAATGCGCAGAATCGCACTCCATTCCAAACTTATGGTGATGTCAAGAATGTCTACTACATGTCTGGATATTCAGCACAGATTGTATCTTTCTTAAATGGAAAGGTACAGACTACACGGGATCTGTTTGATGAGGCTATGAATCAAGAGATTCTGTCTCTCATTAAGATGTAAACTCAATAGGCTCTAGTAGAAGTACTAGAGCCTTTTTATTAATAATCTAATTATGGGTAAGTACCTTAAAGATTATCAAATTCCTGATTATTGTGAGGAGGATAAACCTAGAATGCCAAAACGGCCTAAGAAGTTTAAAGACCAAGAGGGAGGAAAACCTTTAGTAAAGAAAAAGTTCAAGCGATGAAGAGATGATTCTTAAGAATATTTAGAAGGTTTAATGAACCATCAACTGATAGTTCAAAAGAATTTCCTAAAAAAGTAATTGACTTAGAACAATTTGACGATGTATTTATAATTACTAATAAAAAGGTATATAAGGCCTGGGTTATGAAAAGAACCAGTAGACTTCTACAGATTTTTATTTGGGAGTCTAAAAAGGAGGTAATTATAAATACAATTGGACAAGCTAATTCTAGTGTTATTCCTTTTGGCAAGGATAGTTATTTAATTATAAATAAAAAAGATATATGCGATTACTTGTAGTAGTTGATATGCAAGAAGACTTCATCAGAGGTGCATTAACGGTTCCTGGTGCTGAAGAAATAATTTCTCCTATAGAGAGATTAGTTAAAGAGTATATAACAGCAGATGATGCTGTTCTTTTTACTCGGGATACTCATTATGAGCATAGTGATACTAGGGGATTTGGCTATGCTATGACTCGTGAAGGTAGAAATCTTCCAATTCTTCATTGCGTTTGTGGAACTGAAGGTCATAAGCTTATTAAGGAGTTTAAGCCTTATCTTCGTTCCTGCTATGTAATGGATAAACTAAATAGGTTTGGATTTATCCAGGATGAGTTTAATGATGCTAAGACAGGTGATGGAGAATATTTATTCGACATCGCTGATTGCATTACAGAAATTACTTTGGTTGGTGTAGTAACTAATCTTTGTGTTATTTCATGTGCTGTAAGTTTTCAGCAAACATTCCCTGATGCAGATATCATCATAGATGCTTCCTGCTGTCGTTCTAATAATAATGAACTTCATAACAAAGCTTTAGATGTTATGGAGGGTTTACAAATGACTATAATTAATCGTTATTAATATGTTTAAACCTTGTGGAGCTCTACTGACTGATTTTTATAAACAATGTCATGCAGAGCAATATGACCCTAGCATCACTAAGGTAGTTTCTTACTATGTACCTCGTAAAACTAGGATTCCTGAATTTGATAAGGTAGTAGTTTTTGGTATTCAAGCATTTATTGAGGAGTATCTGATTGAATACATGAATGAAACTTTCTTTAGTCGTTCTTTAGAAGAAGTTATTGCAGAATATGAATTTGTAATTTCTTCTACTATGGGAGCAGACCGTGTTAATTCGGATAAAATTAAAAAGCTTCATGAGTTAGGATATCTTCCTATCGAGATCTGGGCACTTCCTGAGGGATATAAAGTAGGAATGAATGTCCCCTGTATCGAGATTTCTAATACTAATCCAGAATTTGCATGGTGTACTAATTTCATTGAAACCTTGATGCTCTCTGAGCTTTGGTATCCAATGTGTGTTGCAACTGCTGTAACTAAATATCGTAGTATCGTAAATGATTTTTATTCTAAAACTTCTGATATTTCTGGTCGTTCTGCTATTTCTGAGTTCGGATTTAGAAGTTTAGTTGGACTTCATGGCGCTATTAAAGCTTCATGTGGGTTTTTGCTCTCTTTTAATAAGACTGCGACTATTCCTGGCATTATATATGCTTCAAAGTATTATCATACCCCAATGTCTGTAGTAGGTGGAGGTATGGCTTCTACTGAGCACTCCGTAATGTGTAGTTCTGCTGCCATTGATGGGGATGAAAAAGTTATGATTCGACGCCTCCTTACTGAGGTCTACCCTAATGGATCATTCTCTATGGTAAGTGATTCCTATGATTACTGGAATATTGTCGATGAAATTCTTCCATCTCTTAAGGAAGAAATTCTCAGTAGAAACGGCACTTTGTATGTTCGTGGTGACTCTGGAGATCCTGTAGAAATTGTAACTGAGACAGTTTTCTCTCTTTGGGAGACTTTTGGAGGTACTGTCAACTCTAAAGGGTATAAAGTCTTAGATCCTCATGTTCGAGCTTTATATGGTGATGACATCACTCAGTTACGTGCAAAACAGATTTATCAGATTTTGTATGATAAAGGATTCTCTGCAGAGAATGTTGCACTTGGTGCAGGAGGATTTTCCATGCTTTCTTACATGGATGAGTTTGGGAATGTGGATATGTTCTCTCGCGATACATTTAATGTAGCAATTAAGTGCAGCTATGTAGAACAAACCATTGATGGAAAAACTAAATCTATCATGGTCTATAAAGATCCTAAAACGGATTCAGGAATGAAGAAATCCCACAAAGGATGTTGTGCTGTCTTCTACAACCATGTAACTGGTGAGTTTGATTGTGATGAAGGTATGACACTGAAAGAAGCTCATAATGAGCCTTTCAATTTACTTCGCCCTATCTTTTCAGATGGAAAAATGAGAGAACAAACTACTCTCACAGAAATTCGTAGAACTCTTTGGAACGGGAAATTCTAATGAAAGAAGTATATGAAGGAATAGTTTCCTTTCTTAAGAATTATCAAGAACGTATCCATGTGAAAGGGTATGTTCTTGGTATTTCTGGAGGAAAGGATTCTACTGTAGTGGCCAAATTATTGGTAGATTCTATAGGTAAGGAAAATGTATTAGGTGTGCTAATGCCTAATGGTAAGCAAGCTGATATTGAGGATAGTTATACAGTATGTGACTTTCTTGGTATTAACTATACTGTTGTTAATATAGAGAATGCATTTGATGAACTTATTCATCAAATTGATGTTTCGAAAATAACTACAGTGGAAGGGAATGAAGAAAACATTCCAGTAACGAAAAAGGCTCTTACTAATGTTCCTCCTCGTATTCGTATGACTATTCTATATACTATAGCTCAGTCTGTAGGATATCGAGTAGCTGGGACTAGTAATGCTTCAGAATTATTTATTGGTTGGGGAACTAAGTGGGGAGATTTGGCATCGGATATTAATCCTATTTCTCAACTAACATGTTCTGAAGTTATTTCTTTAGGAGACTATATGGGGCTCCCATATGATCTTATACATAAGACTCCTGCAGATGGATTAACAGGAAAGTCTGATGAAGAAAATTTTGGTTTTACATACAAAGAGCTTGATACTCTTATTGTAAAGCAGCGAAATCTTACTTGCACAGGTAGAATACAATGTGCTTTTACTGAACAAGAATTAAAAATCTTAAAATTACATGAAGCTGCGTATCACAAAGATCATGTAATTAAAATACATTATTAATATGGGAAGCGGATTATGGAGTTCTAGCACATATAAAGCTTTTGCTGATAGCTATACTAAAAAATCCAGAGAAGAAATCTTTCATCAAAGATCTCTACACGAAGAAATGGATCTTACAAAAAGTAAGACACATATTCGAGAATCTAGAGATTCTGAGGAACACCCAGAATCTCTTCCAGTTTTCATTGCATTAGATGAAACTGGTTCAATGGGTTCAATTCCTGATAAGATGATCAGGGATTATCTTCCGAAGTTAATGGATTCTATTATTGATTCTATTGGAGTTAAACACCCTCAAATTCTTTTTATGGGAGTAGGAGATCATGAATGTGATTACTGCCCGTGTCAGGTAGGTCAATTCGAATCTTCAACTGTTGCAATTAATCAATGTCTCTCTAAAATCTATTTGGAGGGTCGTGGTGGAGGTAATAGTGGAGAATCCTACTTACTTCCTTGGATTATTGCAGGAAATCACACGTCAATTGATAGCTGGGAAAAGCGAAAACAAAAAGGATTCCTTTTTACAGTTGGTGATGAACCTACTTTGACAAGAATAAGTAGGGGAACTTTGGCATCCCTCACTGGAATGGAGTATGAGCGTGATTATACCTGGCAAGAGGCTTATGAACTCGCTTGTGAAAAGTATCATGTGTTTCATATCCATGTTCGACATGGAAGTGAACATTATGATGAGGTAGTAGCTAAACAAATGAAAGAAATTCTTAGAGAAAACTTTATTGTGTGCAAGCCTGATGAAGTTGTAGAAGCCATTTGTGAAGCTATGGGTAAAACTCTAAAAGGTAGCTCTTCAGTAATTGAAGAGATTTCTGCAGAAGGAACTGTAGAAAATACAGAATCAAAACCTAATATATTTGACATACATCGACGATAATGTATAATATTGTAGTGGGTTGTACGTTTGGCGACGAGGGCAAGGGTCAAGTGACTCATGCCCTCTGTTGCGACGCTAAAAGAAAACATTTAAAACCTCTAGTTGTTAGATTTTCTGGAGGGCATCAAGCAGGGCACACAGTAGTTACTTCGTCTGGAACAACGCATATATTTTCTTGCTTTGGGTCTGGAACATTTGCTAAGGCACCTACTTATTGGACGAAACAATGTGTTATGGATCCACTACAATGGATGCGGGAGCGAGAGGAGTTAGATTTCCTAGGATGTAATATCCCTATCCAATACTTTGATCCATATGTACAAATAACAACTCCTTTTGATGTAATGTTGAATTCTGAAAGGGGTAAAGGTTCTACAGTAGGGAAAGGAATATGGGAGACTGTTCAGAGACAAAGAGAAGGATTAGCTTTATATGTAAAAGATTTAGCTTTTCCTCAAGTTGTAAAAATGAAGCTCCGATTAATTAGAGAATGGGCGGAAGATAGACTCCAGTTTAAGGAAACTTATTCAAGATTTGCTCATGTTTTCGATAACTTAGATTCTTTAGTACATACTTATTGTAAGATTTTTTATCCCAATATAGTATTGGAGGATACGTTATCTAAATTAGCATGGAAAGAAAAGACTTCTGTGATATTTGAGGGTTCTCAAGGAGTACTTTTGGACCCTAATATTGGATTTTCACATGAATATACTACCCCACTTCCATGTTGTCCATCATGGAATAATCTTCCATTCTTTTTAACTGAGGATCAAATAATATTTAATTTTGTATATAGATCTTATTTAACAAGGCATGGTAAAGGGCCTATTGGAGATTCTATATTTAAGGAGATTAATAACCCTTATGAAACAAATTTAAATAATCCTTTTCAAGGAGAATTTCAAACTTATGAATTCAATAAGGAATTAGTCTTATATGGAATTGATCATGTTAAATCACACTTTAATCCTGAATATAAAGTAAGGTTGATTGAAACATGTTGTGACATATGTGTAGGACATGACTTAGGAATTCCTTATAATTACTCTATCAAAACCTGCAAAAAGAATTTTGACTCTGTATGCAAATAATTAACTTTTTATACCCAGAAAAGTCAGAAATAAAGTATCGAATTGATACTTATCCTGATTCCCAATCCCATCTTGTACTTGAGTCTGAAATGGATAGACGAAAGTCCCTGCTGATCTATACTAGATTATCCAATTTGAATGATATTTGGATTCTAATGCAATTAGCGGATATTTGTCATCGTCAAGGTATCCAGATTTCCTATCTACAAATAGCTTATTTGTTTGCAGCGCGAACTGATAGATTATTTTCTTTTAATGAGGCGTTAGATTTGGAACTTGTTAAAAAATGTCTTATCTTTGTACAAGCACAGCAAATTCTAGTACTAGATCCTCATTCTAAGCGTTTGATTACAGAAGGGGTAATTGATAATGACTGGCCTGCATTCTTTGCTTTAAAACCAGGTTCTAATATTCCAGAGAATGTTTTATTCCCTGACGAAGGTGCCTATCATCGTTACAGTGAGCTTTTTGATTTTGATACGACATACTATGCTACAAAGCATAGGATTTCAAGAGATAAGTTAGAGGTAAAATTACCTTCTAGAATAAAGCCAAATACTTCTATTCTAGTTTTTGATGACTTATGTGATGGTGGAGGAACTTTCTTTGCAATTTATAAAGCATTACAAGACATGGGAGTAACTGATGTGCATTTACGTGTCACACATGCTATCCAAAAAGAACCTTTAGTAAAGTTGTCAGAACTTTACAAAACAATAACAATTACCAATTCTTATAAGGATTGGGATAAAGAAGAACTTCCAAACAATATAAAAGTAATAAAAGTTTATGAATAAATTTAATGAAATTCTGAGTGCTACTGGAACTGCAGTACTCAAGAAACGTGCTGAAATCATCAATGCTGATGCCCGCGAAGCAGCTAAGGATCAGGTTAATCTCATTGAGAAAGAGATTCGTCAGATTAAGTCCAAGATTATGAATCTGGAGGATCTGTCGATTAAATCGACCGAATCACTGGTTGTAGGTACGGACTTTAAGGCAGATGAGTGGGTAACTCAGATGTTCAAGCTTCGTGATGACCTGCGCAACGCTGAAATCTGTCTGGAAATTGCTCAGAATATTTATAATGAGTATTTCACAGAACTTCCTGAAGTAGGTCGTGATAAGAAAGCAGAATAGCTTTACAGGCGGAGTAAATCCGCCTTTTGGTTCTATAGTTTAATTGGAAAAATTTTAGAATACGAATCTAAAGATGAGAGTTCGAATCTTTCTAGAACCTCAAATATTATTAATGCTATGAAAACAAATTCTTTTTTTGTTGTTTATTATAATAATGGGGAATTAAAAAAATATGATATAATTCCTTACTTAGTTGATAAGTATGAATCTTTGTCTAGAAAAAATCGTCCAAATCTTAGACTTTATAACTCGGTGAAGGAATTTATTGTTAAAGAATGCCGTTATCAATTTTGGTCTCGATGTGAGTATGAAATTATTATATCTTCATGGCCTAATGAGATCAATAAGAAAAAGATAGATGTTTATGATCAGATAGTACTAAATATTGATATTATTACTAAAATATTAACCTCTTATCTTACTATGTTAGGTTATTAATTTATTTTAGGGAGTTGGCGCAATTGGTTAGCGCAGGAATCTTATACATTCAAGGTTATGAGTTCGAGTCTTATATTCCCTACCTATGAAAACTGTTTTATATAGAATACAATCAATTGAAGCTCCCGAAGGGGAGGGGTTTCGATATAATTCATTAAGAACATTATCTGATACAAAAGTGAATGAAGAAATGTGCTTAAGGAATGAGTTTGGAGATCATTATTTAATTAATGATCCTGATTACTGAATTTGTGAGATTTTAAAGGAAATAGAAGATGATGTATAGTTTAGATGAAATAGGTATTTTACCTAGTTCAAAAGCCACGGATATTACAAGTCGTAGTGAGTGTAGTCCTTTAGGAGACTTAGGAACATATCCTATTTTCGTTTCTCCTATGACATCAGTTATTGATGAATCAAATTATCAACTTTTTACAAAGGCTGATGTTCTTCCAATCATTCCAAGACGTATAGATAATTTACAGTTTAGACTTAATGCATGTAACCATGTTTGGTGTGCCTTTAGTTTAAAGGAATTTGAAATGTACTTTTGTGAAGGAGAAGTCTCTGATGAATGTCCTTTAGTACTTATTGATCTGGCTAATGGTCATATGAAGAAAATTTATGATTTAGTTAAAAAAGCTAAAGAAAGATGGAGTACTATTATCATAATGGTTGGAAATATCGCACACCCAGATATTTATTGGGAATGTTGTGACGCAGGAGTAGATTATGTTCGTGTAGGTATTGGAACAGGTAGTGTATGTACTACAGGTGTAAAAACTGGAATACATGCTTCGATGGAATGGTTACTACGAAAGTTATCCACCTGTAAGACACTAATTAATGCTTCTCCTAAACCTATGAAAGCTCCTAAAATTATTGCAGATGGAGGCATTTCTACAATAGATAGAGCTATAAAGTGTTTAGCTTTAGGTGCTGATTATGTTATGATGGGCAAAATGTTTGCACAATGTGAGGAGGCTTGCGGGCAAACTCGGACAAAAGGACTAGATGATAATCCTGAGACGTTTAGATATTTTATGTCTCTAACTAAAGCAGACAGAGAACGAGTTATTGGACTGTACCCCAAAGAAAGACTATACTACGGAATGGCAAGTGAACGTGGTCAAAAGGACATTTCTGATACTAAAAAGGCTGAAGAAGGAATCGAGATTTGGGTTCCTGTTGAATATACTCTTGAGTCTTTACTTTCTCAATTTGATTCCGCATTAAGATCTGCTATGTCTTATACTGGATGTAGAACTCTTCAAGAGTTTAAGAATGTAGAATGGGAATATATGTCTCCTTCTGAAAGAAATGCTTATTACAAATAAAATGAATAATCTTGATTTATACACAGTAATAGTTTTTGGAATCTTTGTTTTATGTTTATTATTAGGACTTGGATTTGCATTAACTATGTGGTCTGCTCCTTGGGGAATATTCTACTTTGGAGGAATGATCGTACTTACTATTTATTATCTTAATATATTAAAAGATAGGATAGAATAAGAATTTCGAACTTGTAATTTTAGTTTAAATTTTGTATATTTGTAGTACGAAATTTAAACTAAAATTACTTTTATATGAATTGAAAATTAGAAAAAGACAATTTAATTAAACTTCTTATTACAGAAAGAAGAAGTTTTGAAGAAGTAGGCAGGCTTTATAACTGTTCAGGCTCTAATATTAGAAACGCTGTTCGTAGACTAGGAATTAATATAGCCCCTAGAAGAAATATAAATCCTCAAGAAACATTTAGAAAAGGTACTGCTAAAAAAGGAATATGTAAAAATTGTGGTAAGGAGTTTATATTATATTTAAGCCATAGTGGAATTTATTGTAGTTGTAAATGTCAGCAAGAGTTTCAATCAAAAGAAAAATATAATTTAATTCTTAATGGAGATCCTTCTATTATGAGGGCTAATTATTCTCCTAGAGTATTTAAAAAATTTATTTTGGCAGAACAAGATAATAAATGTGCAATTTGTGGAATGAAGCCTGAGTGAAATGGGAAAGAATTAGTTTTTGTTTTAGACCATATTGACGGACATGCTGCAAACAATAGACGAGATAATTTAAGGTGTATATGTCCTAATTGTGATTCTCAGTTAGATACATTTAAATCTAAAAACAAAAACGGAGATAGACATTATTATAGATATCATAAAAGCAGGGGTGACCAGAATGGATAATGGACTGGACTTCTAATCCAGCGAGCTGCAATGCTCATTGCGGGTTCGACTCCCGCTCCCTGTACTAATAACATTATAATATGGCATGGATATATAGAGATAAAAATGGAGACCTAATGTTCTCCAAAGTAAAACCTGAAAAAGTTTATATTTTCAGGTTTAAAAATTGTGAAATTCATAAAGAATCAGAAAGTACATGGTCTCCGTTTCTGGACTACAACTACATTATAACAGTTAGGATACCTGAAAGTTATTTTGAAACTCCTGGTTATTATGAAGTGTGTGATTATGGAGATGATAATGTGCTTAGAAAGGTTTATAAAAATGAATGTGTTTTTGAAGGAGATTACACTATGGGTTTTCCTGTAGAATTTAAACCTGAGACTATTTCTGCTTTAAAATCTATTGTTGATTTAGAGAATCTTACTATTGAGGATGGATTAATTGAAATATAATAATTATGAAATATGTAGAAACCTACTGTCTAAATTGTGGTAGAGAAACTATTCATGTAATTTGGACAGAAGATGGATATGGGGCTTCTGGTGTAGCAAGAATTTTTTCAAGTTTACTTTCCCTTGGAATGGCTAATTTAGCTTGTACTACATACAGTAAATGTATTAGTTGTGGAAAAACTAAAGAATTATAGTTATATGTACTTAATTGACGGAACTATAGATATTTTTGATAAGAGGACAGAAGAACTATTAGATACAGAATGTTTTCAATTTATATCTAATAAAATTCCAGAACATGATAGTGTGCTTAGTATTGTAAAAAAGGATTTTCTACATCCTGATTACTTAACTTCTTCTAAGTATGAACTTGATGTTATATTTGATTGTAATGAAATTAATACGTATGTGATATAATGAAAACACTTCTTTGGGTAGATGATGCCCGTAATCCAATGGAAGATGATTGGATGAATTTCAGTCCAATTGGCAGAAATTGTAAAGTTGTATGGGCTCAGTCTTACCAAGAAGCAATTAATTTTCTTGAAAAAGAATGGCCTGATGCTATTTGTCTGGATCATGATTTAGGGGAAGAGAAATCTGGATATGATATAGCTAAGTATATTGTGGATCGGTGTATTGATGAGGGTAAAAAACTTCCTGAGTTTGCTAGTCAGTCTGCTAATCCTGTTGGAAGGGAAAATATTATTACATTATTGAGCAATTATAAGAGACATGAACTTCTAGATCATATTCAAAAAGTTATTGATTATAAACATGATTGGCGGAAAGCAGTACAAGAAGGAAAAAGTTTGCCAAAATGGAATGGAAAAATTAAAGTCAATTAATTTATGACACAGTATATTTATATACATACAAACAAATTTTCTAGGTGGTTCCTTTTAAGATATCTTAAAAAGAAAGGTTATACTTTTAGAAATAACATGACTCAGGAGCATATTTTTATTCATCCTTATGGCAGATATGCTTTTTGCATGTGTGAGAAAATCACAGCTTATGAGGAAGTATGGGCTTGGGTTGTTTTTAACAGTATATTTAAATAATTTTAACAATGCTTTACTGTAATATATGTGGATCTCCTTTACGATATATAGGAGAAACTAAGGATGCTAATGGAAATATTATAAGCATCTATTCATGTCCAAAATGTAACAAACTAGTTTATATTTAGTATGTTCTTTCTTAATTTAGCTATATTAATTTTTTGTGGAGCAGTTCTTGGATATGAAAGACAAAAAACTAACAAGGTAATTGGAATTCGTTCCGTTGTTCTACTAATGTTAGGATCTTTTATATTTACATATATCTCTACAAGAATAGGTGGAGACCCTTCTAGAGTAGCTGCCCAGATAGCTTCTGGAGTTGGCTTTATTGGTGCTGGAATCATTTGGAAGGATAAATCTACCAATATAGCTAACTTAACAACAGCAATTCTCATTTGGGTTATTGCAGCTCTAGGAAGTATGATTTCTATTGGATTACTTGCTGAAGCAATAGTAATAACAGGAATAATTTACATTGTCCTTAGATTTAATTTTTTAAAGGACGTCTAAAGGTTTGGAGAGTAATCCTTGATGGTGATAGGGCTTGCCTGCTAAGCAATGTGTGCCTTTCTGGCATGTGGTTCGATTCCACTGCTCTCCGCAAATAAATTAATATTAAAAGGATATGGAATTTAAAGTAATCAGAATCACTTTTGATAACGGAACAGAACAGGTTTTTAATTTTCAACATGTAAGAGATTTCAGTTATAATGAAAAAAATAAATCTGCAACTATAACTATAAAAGGAAACGGACCAAATTGGGATACTCAGATATTTACTAATAATATTACTGAATTATATGTTTCGAATCTAGAGTAATTAAGAATGCCTCTGTGGTGGAATTGGTAGACACGTGTGCCTTAGGAGCACATGGACCTAGTCCATGCAGGTTCGAGTCCTGTCAGGGGTACTTAATAATATTTAAAACTAATATAAAATGAATATTGAAAATTTTTCAACGGCAAATCTTCCTGGTCTAGCAGACCTAGGAGATACTAAAAATTGAGCGAGTATTAAAGAGATTAAAGGATCTGTAGGTCCTGTGGGATGTTCAGCAACAGGTGTAGGTAGTGGAAATCTTACTTCTACTACCTCAAATTGATACATCCCTTTAACTGGAATCTGTACTGATAGTATCACTGTAGGCTCTAGTAATCCGTATGCATATGGAACAATTAAAACAGAAAGACTTCCTATGAGTAAAGAACTTTATTTATATATAACTGGAGGTAAATCCTGTATTTCTACAGCACCTCCTACTTGGAATAGTCAGGAGAACTGTCTTTGGCATGCAAAAGGTTCCCTAGTACTTTCTATAGAAGGTGATTATGGACTATCTTGCCTTATAAAATCTTATATTAGTTCTGAACTAGATGTAATTTACACATATCTTACTATAAATGGATTTAATGTTTATGCTACTACTTTAGGGCCTTCTGGAGAACTATTTGTTATTAAAGGTAAAGAGGATCTAATTCATAGAAATCGAAAGAAATAATAGAAAGGATTGCGCCTGACCCGAGGCGGGGGGGAGGTCTTCAAAACCTCTATGCTGTTGGTCCATCTTCAGCCCTGTGGGATCGTTACCTACCAGGCGTGCAAATAAGAAGTAAATATGACTATTAAGGAACAATGTATACATTTACGGGAAGAAGGAAAAACTTATAACGAAATTTGTACTATTCTACACTGTTCTAAAAGTACAGTTGCATATCATTTGAATACGACTACTAAGATAGCAGCTACAAAATGACAAAGCGAAAACAAATGTAAGGATTGAAAGTACAAATTTATGCATAGTTGTTCTAACTTTCTAAATCGAAGAGATAGATCTAAACATATCAGAACAATGTGTTCAGATTGAAATAAAAAGTTTAGAACTCACGTATCAGAGTTCAATAATAGATATAAAAACAAAGGAAATTTGGCTAATAAATGTTATTACAAGGATGTGTTAACATATCTTAATGGAACTAATGTTAAATGTTATTTAACAGGTACACCTATTGATTTGACAAAAGATGATTATTGTTTTGATCATATAGTTCCTGTATCAAAAGGAGGAACTAATGAATTATCAAATCTAGGAGTAACTATTCCCTCAGCTAATTATTCTAAACATGATTTAACTATAGAGGAATATTTGTCTTTATGTAAACAGGTTTTAGAACACCATGGGTATACTGTAAGTAAAACTTAAAAATATGACTTATAAACAAATTTTTATTGGAGGGATTACTATTCTGGGTATGTATATGCTACTGGGTTTGATGTTAAATTTCCCATGTAAATCAGAAGTGCCTCCAGTAAACTCTCCTGTAATTATTACAGAAGATTGTGATTCTCTTACAGAATGGCAAGTTTTTATCATGGCACTTGTTGAAGTAGAATGTGAGAGAAATCCAAAAGTAAAATCTAGTAAAAATGCAATAGGCCCATTCCAAATTACTAAAATTTATGTTGATGAAGTTAATAACTTATATAACACTAATTTTGTGTTAGAGGATGCTTGGGATCTTGATAAAGCTTTAACTATGTTTGAAATGATGAATGACCATTATAATCCAACTAGAGATATTGATAGAGCAATTAAACTACATAATCCTGGGGCTGGTAAATGGTATGGGAAAAGAATAAAAGATCGTATGGAACTAATTCGATTTAGTGAAGCACTAAGATTCAAAATTGTTGAACTTTACGATAATTAATATGTGGTGGTTGATTGGATTACTATTAGCTATTGCTATTATACTTAGTCCTATGTTATGGGCTATTTATAAACATATAACGTATGAGAAGTTGAATAACTAAAATTTTAAGTGGAGTTGCAATTATTTTAGGAATAACTGTTTACTTCATGAATGTAAGGATAAATGATTTAAATAAATCATTAGATATATCCGTTAATAATGAAAAAGCATACTCGGCTGAAAACTCGGCCCTGAAAGAAAGTAATATAGTTTTTAGATTTGAGTTAGCTCAAATGACCCACATGAATGATTCAATTCTTGTGAAAATGCGAGAAGTAGCTCAGGAACTCAAAATAAAGGATAAGAAATTAGAATCTTTACAATATCAGTTAGAACATATTTCTAAGTCAGATACTATTTTTGTTAGAGATACTATATTTAAAGATCCTGGTTTTAAACTTGATACGTGTATTCAAGATAAATGGGCTAAAACTTGTCTGCATCTTGAATATCCAAATGAAGTAGGAGTGTCAAGCGAGTTTAACAATGAAAAGTATATTATTACTTCCTGGAAAAAAGAACCAGTTAAGCAAAGGAAGTGGTTCCTTCCAAGATGGTTTACGAAAAAACAAAAAATTGTAACTGTTGACGTAGTAGATAAGAATCCTTATGTAACTACAGAAAGACAGAGATTTGTACAAATTGTAGATTAAATGATTACAACAATACCTACAAAATATGATATAGGGCAGAAAGTATATTTAAAGAAAACTGCTCTTGACTTTTCTCGAGGATATTTCATTGATGTTGAAGTTCCAGATCCAACTCCTTACATAATTACATCTATTAGAATTCATGTATATCCTGATTATACAAGTATTTATTACCGTATCGATGGAAAACAGGAATCTATTAGGGAGGATAAAGTATTTAGTTCTTTAGAAGAGGTAGAAGCCCATTGTAAGCATGATTCAGAATAGCTTTTTGGAAAAAGGTAAAGAGAAAGAATTAGAATTTGCCTTAGCTCTTTGCAAAACTAAAAGTCTTTCGTCCTCTATAATAGAAGAAGCTAGCAAGGAAGATGACATTTATCGTCATATTGATATCTGGGTAGGAGCAAATAGTTTTGATGTTAAAGCTGCAAAGAAAACCAACCGCTCTGATTTACTTCCTAACTATGATATTCATTGGATAGAACTTAGAAACGTTCATGGAGACAAAGGTTGGCTATTCGGGCAAGCTGATTATATAGCCTTTGAGTTGGAAACTACTTGGTGTATCTGTCCAAGAATTTCTTTAATACGGTCTCTAAAGGGTAAAATTGATTTTTCCAATTTTACTACTAATAGAGATGATATGTTTAGAGTATATAGGCGTAAAGATAGATTAGATGCTATTGTTAAAGTCGATAGTGATTTTTTGACCAAGGTTACGTCTAGTTTTTTAATTCCTAAAGAATAGACTATGATTTTCTCTTTAGTGTATTACTTGATTTGTGCAGGTATTATTTTTGGCTCTGATGACGGAAAACCTTGGAAGTTTTCAGATTATATACTTTTATTGTTTGCAGGTATTTATGCTCCTTTAAGTGTAGGAGTTTATATTGGTAAACATTTAAGGGAACACAAGGTATATAAGGAGGATTAACCTCCTATATGGTGTATATAGCTCAGTTGGTTTAGAGCGCCAGATTGTGGCTCTGGAGGTCACCGATTCGAATTCGGTTATACACCCTAAAATATGAATTATGATTGAACAAAAACTATATCTTAAGAATGGATTCTTATTTGCAAATGGTTTTGAAAGAGTAGTTCATGGAGGTAGAGGAGATTATATTGAGTTAACAAGAGCACAAATTAAATTACCTTTACTATCTAGATTTGGAAATAAGAATTGGGAAACTACTAATTCTGAGGATATTTACTATTACTGGTTGTTTCCTGTAGGGTTTCCTGATGTTAAAATTTATAAACAGTGTAAAACCGTAAAATATGCTGATTATAAGGTAGGATATTATTATATTTCTCCTAATGAGTTACTTAATTTTAAAGATCCAGAAGAATTATTTTAAATATGAAAAAATTAAACATTGCACTTGTTGCACATGATGCAAGGAAAAAGGAATTAATTGATTGGGTTAAATTCAATAAACAGTCATTATATAATCATCATATTATTGCTACAGGCACTACAGGTAAGTTACTTGGCAATATCATGGTTAAACAAGTTGCAGAAACAGACTGGAAAGGAAATGAATATTTTGTAAATAAATATTTAAATGTAACCTCTGTTCTTTCTGGACCTCTTGGAGGAGATCAAATGATTGGTGCAATGATTGCACAAGGTCAAATTGATGTATTAATCTTCTTCTGTGATAATCTTATTACACAAGGACATCAAACAGATATTTCTGCATTAACTCGATTGGCATCCTTATATAATATTGCATTTGCAACAAATAGAACTACAGCAGACATGATTCTTACTTCGTCATTATTTGCGAATGAAGAATATTGTCCTGTAAAAGCAGATTTTAGTAGTTATTTAAATCGCAAACTTTAGTTATGTCAAAAAGTCGCAAACTTCCAATTTTTAAAGATAAAGGTCTTAAAGGCATTTATCACAGAATCGTTAAAAGGAGAATAAAAAATTATTTAAAGAGTAATTTTTTAAGATTACAAGATGAGGATTTTGATTGTAATATTCCAAATCCTAAAACAATAGTTAGCGACTACAATTATAGCGATTATACAATCGATTTACGTTATGAAAAAGGTAAAAGATGGGGAGAAGAGTGGAAAGCTAAATTCTCTAGAAAATAAACGTATCTTAGATTACATAAAGGCTGTAAGGAAAAAATCAAGGGAAGAGGAGATCCAATTGTATGGAAAGCCTCTTCCTAAAACTAAGATTAAAGAATCAAAAAAGATATATAAGAGAAATAAAAAATGACTGCATTAGATTTTTTTTATGATGAGTTTGTTGCATTTTGCAATAAGTATGATCTAGTGGAACAATTTAATAAAGGGTTGCAGATAAAAGGTTTTCCTTACGAGTTAAGCTGTAAACCCTTTATTTTATCTAGGTTATCTCCAGAAATATTTAATTACTCTTTACATTGGGCAGAGACTCCCACCCCAAAATCACATTCATGGAGAGAAATTCATGATCTTTGGGTAGAAAAAAGTGTAGAGATAGAAAATAGCTTCAAGAAGAAATCAAAAGTATTTGAATCATTTCCAGTATACTACTTTAAGTATGAAGGATATGATTATTTAGACTATGTTTCCGATCATATTAGACAGTTATACTATGCAGATCAGTTAATTCCAGTAAGAGGTAAAGATGCAGAACAAGTAGACGTAAAAAATGGATGCCCAAAAGGTGTACATATTATTTCAAATATGTCTATGTGGGCATTAAAAATGGTAACTAAGTATAAGGGTGTTGTTGAATATAAGGAGTATGACTTAGAAAAGAACATTATTAGAATGTCTGATAAATTTGCATCTATTATGAAAGCATTCCCAGCTGGATTATCTGCCATTCTAGAACTAAATCCTTCTAAAAAGGTCAATTATCTAGATATTGACTATAATACAGGTAAAGTTTCTTATCTTCCTATAGAAAAGACTCTTAAAAAGGATTTTGAGCCCACACGTGCATATATAGATAGTAATAGGAAAACAACCACTATAGGACGATTACTCAATAAGTTCAATTGGGCCCTCTATCTGGATAGATGTGATATCGAAAGAATATCCAATTTTGTTTCTGGATATGGAGAAACTCTTAGCGTAGAAATTTGGGAACCTGAAAAAATACGTATAGCATATTTAGAAGATAATTATGCAGAAGAACTAAGATGTATAAAATCTACATTGCATAATTCTTGTATGCGACATGTTGAGTGTCAAGATTTTTTTGAGTTTTATGAAAAAGCTGATGCAAAGATTGCTGTAGCACTTGATGAAAAAGGTAAAGTTTGTGCCAGAGCAATACTTTGGCAAATTAATGATTCTTTATACTTTCTGGACAGGATTTACTCAATTAGTCCTTTTTACTATGTAAAGTTTGCAAAAGCTGTTGCAAGTAAGGTTCCTATAGACTTTTATAAAGTAGATAGAACTATATACAGTATAAAGACTCTCACTGAAGTAGAAATGCCAGTTTATAGATTATTTAGACCGAAGTTAATAAATTATGAAGGATTGGTTCCCTATGTAGATACTTTCTATATATTTGATTCTACTTGTGGAGAACTATTGACCGATGCAAAAATTTTTAAACTTCAAACTGCCGAAGGAAATTTAATACATATATAATATGAAAAATGCACGTTTTTATTACAGTGTTCCGCTGAGCACTGTAAAGGCTTTAGTTGTAGGAACTCAAGATTTTACTCTTGATGATGTTGTTGGTTTTTACAAATCTTCAATTCAGCCTATGCCTCGAATTACTATTTGTAGTCTGCTTAACGAGGATCGTACAAAATTATCTTTTGGAGTAGCTGTATGTTCAGCTAAAGATCGTTTCGTAAAGAAGGTTGGTCGTGAGTTAGCTTACAAAAGAGCCCTTGAACATCCTTTCAAAGTAGCTGAAGTTACTAAAGATAATATTCGTGAAGTACGAATGAATGTATCTCAGGCTATTGAAGAAGAAATATGGGCAATGAATCCTAAGAAATTCTAATGGAGTACGAAGTTATAATTCATGGTAAAGTTTCTACTAAAAATGTAGATAAATTTAAAGAATGCTTTTTCAAAGCATTAACAGATAGTGAATCCACCTTTAGGGGGAATACTTATATCTATGAATTTACAGAATACGAAGAGGTAAAAGATGATACAGAAAGCTAGGGAATTTACTGTTCCTATTCTTAATGTTAAAGTGTCAATCCTAATTGGAAGTCCACTATCCGTAGAAAGTTACCTTCAGGATGTTCATAACAAAGTATTCGGACATAGTGCACCAAATGTAGTTGCAGAAACCTTTTATTCTACTGAATCAGATGTTGATGAGTTTTTGTATATTGCATTATACGATGATACAGATATAAAAGATTCTGCATATAACGTTATACATGAATGTCTTCATGCTGCTCATAAAATCTGCACTTTCAGAGGAGTTGAGTTAGATGAAGAGTTTCTATGTTATTTGCAGGGATTCTTAATTAACGAGGTATTTAAATGTTTGAATGCTGAACTGATGGTAGTTACAAACCATCCATTAACTGCGGAGGATACTCCGCAATAATAACTCAAAATGGTGAAGTTATAAAAAAGCTTTACAGGGGTTATAAAAACACTACTAACAACCGTATGGAGCTTCTAGGGGTTTTAGAATGTCTTAGATATTTTACAAATCCTGAACAAATAACCATATATTCGGATTCTCAATATGTAGTATCGAGTATTAACAACAAGCATCTTACCAAGTGGGTTGAAGACAATGATCAATCCAAAAAGAATCTTGATTTGTGATATCCGATTTATGAATTATTGAAGTTTCATACGGTTACTTTTGTGTGAGTAAAAGGCCACAATAATAACAAATTTAATGAGTTAGCGGATTTATTTGCAACTCATGCAAGTGATTGTTTAGATCTACCAGAAGATAATGGTTCATTTTAAGATTAAAAAAGTCGGAAATCACTGGTACCCATGTGTTAATCATGAATATGACAGTGACATATCGTTGGATCCAAAAATTGAGAAATATCTCAATAACTACTCTGTAAAATCTGGATATGTGGATGAAGTTACAATAGAGTTGGAAGAGATTCCAATGATAACAGAAGATATTAATTTAATCTTCTTTAACGAGTCTGATATTACAAGATATTATACTACTGATGATGATTTCAATCTTAGGTTTGAAATCAATAACCATGAATTTGAGATTGATGCATATTTATTTGGATGCTTTGAATTGCAATTCAATTTAAATTTCCATGAAAATCTCTATAAATTACATATCTGGTAATGAAATATGAAATCAGAATAGTGCAAATTACTCCCAATGGTTGTTGTTTAGTATATGCTAAAGATTGTGAAACCGATGAGGAAATTAAAGAGATGACAGCGTATAATAAGAAATTACGCTGTTTCATGACAAAGGAATGCAAAGACAATGAAATTAAAAACTGAGGCACAGGAATCAACAGAGAAATTAGATATTAAGAGAAGGAAGTGTACTTTATCTGAGAATATTCAAAAACTTTTACTGCGGCAATTAAAGCACGAACTGTATAATCATAATCTCTATATGAGTTTTTCTAACTTTTATGGAGTGCAAGGATTAGCTGTTCTAGAACAGTATTATAAAGAACGTGCAGATGAAGAATATCATCATCATTCATGGATTCGTACATATATGAATGAGAATGATGCAGCATATATTTACCCTGATATTCCCGCAATTAGTGAAACTTTTGAAGATAATGTAACACCATTTAAGTTAACTGTAGATAAGGAGATTCAAACAACTCAACTTATTTATGAAATTGTAGATGTAGCTCTTGAAGAGGGAGACTGGGCCACTTTTAATTGGCTAAATGGAGATAACGATGAAACTGGACGACTTGTTCAAGAACAAGTTGAAGAGGAATCAATCTCACGTACTGCTCTAGATATTGCTATGGAGGAAGGTTCTTGGCTTCGTAAGGAGAAATCCATTATGAATGCTTATAAAGGAGATGTTGATTAAGTTACCCGAAGACATTAATGATCTATATTTCTGTGGTGATATTCATGGTAATTTAGATTATTTAAAGTATTTTATAAATACAGGAGTTGGATTCCCACAAAAGATATCTAACTCCTGTATTGTTTTATGTGGAGATGTAGGATTAGGATTTTCTCCTGATCTTGAAAGTATGAAGATCTCTTTCTTAAATAAGCTCTGCGAAAAAACTAATAATTATATTATCGCCATAAGAGGGAATCATGACAATCCTCTATTTTTTGATTCTAATTACTACTTTAAACGTTTCAAAGCGGTTGAAGATTATTCTGTAATTCAATATAAAGATAAAAATATCTTGTGTATTGGAGGTGGAACTTCTATAGATAGAATCTATAGAAAAAATAACAAATGGGGATATTGGGAAGATGAAAAGATTGTTGAGTTGGATAATTTTGATCCAATTCCATATTGTCAAATTATCGCATCCCATTGTGCTCCTACCTGTGCATACCCTTATGGAATAGGAAAGTTAGTAATGGAATTCTGTGATGGAGATGATTCATTACTGGAAGAATTACTTTGGGAGAGAAATTATCTTCAAACTTGCTACGAAGAAATGTCTAAAAAAGGACCAGTAGAAGATTGGTATTATGGGCATTACCATAGTACTATGGATACTACTGTAGATAATACGAGGTTTCATTTACTTGGTATTAATTACCTTTCTAGATATTGTTATAATGATTACAATTAAATGTTGTTTAGTTGCAGTTCAGACTGGACAATATTCTAAATTGGTGTTTGAGGACCTTAATAGAGATCCTTGCGATGATTTAAAATATGTCACTGTTGTAATGCTTCCAAATTGAGACTATAAAGATACTCTCAAAATTGGAGATACTGGATATCTGCAATTTGAAAGTGTAAAAGCTGGAGAAACTCAGTGATATAATAGAGAAATACAAGATTTTGCAGTTTATAAATTTAACGCTAATTATTTTATAAACTTCATTAAACACAAAGAGATAAATAATATGAAAGAATTTAAGTTTGATTAAATATGGATACAGAATTTGGAGCTAAGTTAAAGGAAGCTATAACGGCTAAAGACAATGATATTAATAGCTTAGTATGAAAAGACAAAACTGGTGTAAACATTCGTTTAATGGATATTTCCCAGAATGAACTAAAACGATATCATCGTCATTGCGAACAAATGTTAACTAACAGGGACATTTACAAACCTGGTAAATTAGTAATTCGCGAAAACATCCAAAAATGTTGAGATTCTTGTAATGCTGAATTGTTTGCAAGATATTTAATGCATGATTGTGAGACCGATATTAAAACCAATAAAGACCTACTTGACTTTATTAATGTTCAGAGAAAAGCAAATAGCGTAGATGTGGAAGATAGTATTTCAGTTTTATTTGCTGGACTTCCTCCTATCTATGAGAAAGTTACTGTAGGAAAATTAATGGATGTATGTTTTGATAAGCTTGATGTACTCAACAAAAAGATGATTACAGATAAGTTTATTATTGCACAAGGAATCTGACTCACAGATGAAGAAAAACAAGAGCTCACAGAATTAGAAACAGGGGGTAAAATTAGAAATCGAATGGAAGTTATCAAGGAAAGACTTTGTCTTAATCCTGATATTAGACTGCGTGTAAGCCCTACAGGACTTTCATTTGCTGAGTTTAGAGCTTTAATTCAACTTTCTGATCTCCCTAAAATATCTTCCTTGTCTACAATTGCTCTTAAAACTCTTAGAGACAAAGTTTTACTGCTTTTGGACAATGATCTTGATTATCATATCAATAAATGGATGAAAATTAAGAAGGATATTGAACGAGTAGCAGAATATAAAAATTGGAATTTAGATTAGGTTCTGAAAATTAATTTTAGTAATTTTGGAACAAGTAAATACAACACTATTAAAAGCTCTATGCGAAATAGTACATCCTTCTAGACAGGAACAGTCCATGATAACTTATATACTTAACTTCTGTTATACAATAGAAGGTATACAATTTGAAATGGATGATGAAAATAATCTTTTTATTACAAAAAATACTACTAATCCAGCAGTATATCCTTGTCTAGTAGCACATCTTGATGAAATCTTACATTATACAGGTGTAAAATGTGCAAAAATTAAAGGGAATAAAATTTATGGCTATTATAAGAAGACAGGAAAACAATGTGGACTTGGATTAGATGACTGTTTTGGTATCTATATTTGTCTACATTGTTTATATTGTCTGCCAGACCTAAAGGTTTGTTTCACAACTCAAGAAGAAATGGGTTGTATAGGAGCAGAAATTGCAGGTTTAAATATTGATTTCTTTGATAATTGCAGATTCCTGTTACAAGCTGATAGAATGGGAGGTCAAGATTTGATTACACATACTAATGGCATAGACATTACTTCAGATGAGTTTCTAGAAGATATAGATAGTCTTTTAGAAAAATATAAGTACAAAGAGGCACGAGGTACAATGACAGATGTTGGAACTTTAAAAGAAAACATTAATCTGTCTGCAGTTAATATTTCGTGTGGATATTATTGTGCTCATACACACAAAGAATATGGAAATTTAACGGAGTTAAATAATTGTTTAAATTTTATCTTAGAGATTATTAGGCTTAATGATAAAGTTTATGAACATACAGCTGATCTTTCTGGATCATATGCAAGGTATTCAGATTTTGATTGGCCTCCTGGAGAATCTAAGCATGTTTATGCTTACCAAGATTCTGATGAAGCTTTCTATGAAAATCTTGCAAATAAGTGTTCCAACTGTAAGACTTATAGATGTGATGAGTGCGGTTACTATTGACGTGACTAATGGACAAAACTCAACGTCAACGATTAGGCGTTCAAAAATGAATTAATAATAAAGGAAATGGGATTTGGGTTTGAAGTACTGGTGTTGGTAAATCATTTGGAGCTTTAATGGCTTGTGTGAAATTACTAAAAATTAGACCAGATGCTAAAATTCTAATTTCTGTACCTACAACAATTCTCAAGGAACAATGACTAAGGGACGTAGCTAAAACTAAATTCTTTGGAAATGTTACTGTTGAGGTTATTAATTCTATTTTAAAAAAATCTTGAGAAGTTGATTTTCTAATAATTGATGAGCTTCATACTGCGGTATCGGAGCAGTCGATAAAAATATTTGATCAAGTTAAGTATGATTTCTTTCTGGGGCTTACAGCTACTTTAGAAAGACTTGATGGAAGAGAGGAATTACTATCTTTATATACTAAAGTAATCGATGTCATTACAACTGAAGAAGCAATAAAAAATGGATGATTATCGCCATTTAGGTATTACAAAGTTCTTGTGGAGGTTGATGACATGGATACTTATTATGTAATGAACCAAAAGTTTAATTCAGTTTTTGCATTCTTTAATTTTGATTTCAATTCTGCAATGAAATGTGCAACTGATTGAAAGTTCCGTAATAATTATGCTTATAAGATGGGATATGATAGAAAGCAAGTTTTAAATGCTGCTATGGCGTGGATGCAATTAATGCAGAAGCGCAAAAAATTTGTTATGTCCCACCCTAAAAAGTTTGAAATAGCGAAAAAAATTATAGAAGCAAGGAAAGATAAAAAAATTATTACTTTTTCAGCCACTATTAAGGATGCGGAATCTTTAAAAGTTGGATATACTCTTCATAGCAAAAAGAAAAAACAAGAAAACTCAGAAACTATTGCATTGTTTAAGTCTCAATCTTCAGGGGTTCTTAATACATCTAAAGCAGCTAATGCAGGATTAGATTGCCCTGATATAAATTGTGAGATTAGAATTAGTGGAACTAGTTCTGGAATTGATGCAAGGCAGATTTTGGGAAGGGGATTGCGTTACGTTAATAATAAGATAACTGAAGTTTTTACTTTGGTTGTTAAAGGCACTAACGAAGAATCCTGGTTTAATAAGGCCCATCAAGGAATTTCATATATTACTATCACTGAAGATCAACTTGACTTAGTTTTAAAAGGAGAAGAAGTAATCACAAGAAAACGAGATGATGTAATTACTAACTATAGATTTTAAACAGTACTAAGTATCGTAATAACCGTAGGTACTTAGATTTGAATTTAACTTCCAAAACTATATAAATGGAGTTAAATACAATACTTAACATAATGGCTGAATATCATATTAGTGCAGACGAACTGTTACTAATATGATTAACTCTCTATGCTCGGGATGAAGAAGGCCATTCTGAGCTTTTCTTAAAGTGGTGGACAGATTGTGAGGGAAAACAGAAACTGAAAACCATGTTTGAGAACCTAAAAGAAAAATCCATAATCAAGAAAAATTATAATCCAGAATCTTATGTTCCTAATGATATCGAATTTAATAAAAATTTTCTAAAGAAGTATTATAAACAATCAGGAGTTCTTGGAAAGGAATTATTTGATAACTATGAACCATTTATCCAAATTAATGGAAAGATGGCTAGTCTTAGGAATATTGCTAAGAAATTTTATACTTTAGAGGAATTTTACTTTTATTATTCTTCTCAAATAGGGCATAATCCAGAAAAGCATAAAGAGGTGATGGAAATTTTACGATGGGCTCGTGAAAATAAGCTTTGTAAGGTTTCTATTCTTGAGTTCGTTGCTTCTCATAAATGGAATGAATTTGCACAGATGAAGGCTGAAGGATTTAGTCCTGATGTTGGTACTTCTTTTGATGTTTATCAGGATTTTTAATGGAGGATCTAAATTTACTTTGGCATTTAATTGAGCAAGGTAGAAAAGGGGAAAATAAAGGTTTGTCTGTAGGATTACCTAAATTAGACAAGATTATAGGTGGAATACAACCCTCAAGATACTATTGTATATCTGGAGCATCTTCTGCAGGTAAAACTGCTTTAGTTCTGTATTTTATATATCGGCTTTTTAAGGATTATCCTAAAGAACCTATATATCTTGTTTATTTTAGTTTGGAGATTGGTTCTGAAGTGCTACTAGCGAAGCTTATGGCTTTGTATTGTGCAGAAGAATTTGGAGTATATCTTACTATAAATGATATCCTTTCCTTTGATTCTATTCTCAGTGATTCTGATTATCAGTATCTAAAGAAGGCAAGAGACTGGATTGCAACTCTTGGTTCCAGGTTAATTATTCTTGATAAGGGTCTTAATGCTCGCATTCTATACAAAGAGATTTGTGAGCTTATGAAGAAATTAGGTTCTATAGAAAATGTAGGAAATAAAGAAGTTTATGTTCCAAAACATCCTAGGCAAAGAGTAATTGGAGTTATTGATCATATGTCATTAATTAGACCAGAAGAAGGAAGAACCTTAAAAGCTGAAATTGATTTAACTTCGTCTTTTATGGTTACACTAAAACGTAAGTTTTATCTTTCTTGAATGGCTTTAATGCAGCAGAATAGAGAATCTTCTTCTATGGATAGAAGAAAAGCAGAACTTAATGAACCAGGTTTAAATGACGTAAAGGATTCAGGAGGACCTGTTCAAGATAGTGATGTAGTTCTTCAACTATATTATCCTGCAAGAGACAAAATTCCAACATACCGAGAGTATAAAATTCTCGGACCTCATAGTTTAGCTGGAAGATTTAGAAGTATTATTGTATCTAAGAATAGATATGGTATTGCAGACAGAGTAATAGGATGTGGATTTTATGGAGAAGTTGGGTGGTTTAAAGAGCTTCCACTAGGAAGGGATATTACTGACTTCACAAAATATTTGGACATTAACGCTAACATTAGAGGTATAGATACAACTGTAGTAGGTACAGTAGAAATAGATAAGAACAACATCGTATATAGTTTATCATAATATGTCTATTGTATTACCAACAGCGAAGGTTCCCGCTGAAACTCAGGATCCTAAAGACTTAATTCTATTTGGACTTCCTAAAGTAGGAAAAACTACCATTCTTAGTACACTGGAAAATAATCTTATTCTTGACTTTGAAAATGGTTCTACATATGTAGATGCTCTTAAAGTTAAGGTTTCTAGTTTAAAAGAGCTGAAAGAGGTTATTAAAGCTATCAAGGATGCAGGAAAGCCATATACTTATATTACAATTGATACAATCACAGCCTTAGAAGAAATGACCAAAGATATGGCTCTTAAAATGTGGCAAAATTCTCCTCAGTTTACTACAAAGTATGAAATTAAGGACGTTACACAAATTCCCAATGGAGCTGGATATAGTTTTTGGAGACAGGCACTGGAAGCAGTTATTGACTTAATTGCCTCTGCTGCTCCTAACTTAATTATTTGTGGTCACGTTAAAGATACAGCATTATCTGAAGGTCTTGATGGATCTGTAAAAGATCTTGATCTTGTAGGTAAAACTAAAAGAGTATTATCTGCTAAATCTGATGCAATTGGGTTTGTTCATCGTGATGAAGAATCTAATTTGTGTATCAATTTTGGTATGAATGGAGAAGTACTTTGTGGTGCTCGTCCTGCTCATTTGGCAAATAAAGATATCATTGTAGCTGAGTATCAAGAAGATGGTACATTTGTATCTCATTGGGAGAGAATCTATCCCTCTCTGTCTAAATAAATCATATGTTTAAAGTAACATTTGAATTTGATGAAACAACCAAGTCTATTAGTAACTTAAAGTGTGAAGAAATTAAATCTTCAAAACCAAAGGTTAACTCTAATGGGCAACCAATCATTGAAGTAGGAGAAAATAAGTTAATTATTTCTCCTGAAGCAGCCGCTCTAATCGGAGCAACTGCTGGAGATAGAATCTCAATTGCTTATTCTCAAAAATCTAATGAGGTAACTATTCCTCTTATTGGCAAATCTGAAATGTTTGCGGATAAAGATGCTGGGAACAAGCTAACTAAATCAAATACTGTTTCTTTTAAAGGTAAGCAAAGAACTATGCTATTACAATATGGTTCTATATTCAAACTGGAACAAAGTACTAGAGATCAGGTATTTGACCTGATAGCAGTTACTGAAGATTCTAGTACAGAATTGGCTTCAGAGGAATTAAAAGAGGAGACTCTTGATTTAGATATAACAAATTTTGAAGAATTAGATAAATTACCTTTTTAATAAAAAATAAATAATATGGGAATGTATGATGCTACCAGCGCGGCTCGTGCTGAGGTTAAACCCGCAGCGAGTTATTTGCGTGCAGGTATTCACAATGTAAGATTCACTGGTGTTGAGAAAGGAACTAGCGAATATTCAACAATTGATTTTTCCTTTGAGGGTGTTGATGAAGGAGAAGTAGGTGCTCTTCATAATGAGCGTATGTTCGAGCCTAAGTCCTCAGAACGTATGCCTAATCGTTTCAATTCAGCTATTACTGATCCTTCTCAGGCAGAACAGTTTATGTGTAAACTTATGCATATTATTGCTGCACTAAATCCTGCTGCACATAAAAAGATTCAAGATGGGACTGCCAAGTTTGCACCAAGTGATTTTGACACTCTTATTAAACTGGTTAAGAAGATTCTCGATCCAGTAGTTGGTACAGAGGTTCAGATTAAACTTCTGCCTAATGGTCGTTTCTGTGGTTTTCCAGGATTTCCTGCAAGAATCAGCAAGAATGGAGATCTCTTCTTGAGTACTTCATTCATTGGGCAGGATCTAACTTTATCTGCCTATGAAAAGGCACAAATTGATAAAGCAAACGCTGCTCAGCCTACTAATATGGCTAATACTGGTTCTGAACTCGACAGCATGCGTCGTGATATTGATGAATTGGAAGAAGAGAGTTCCAGTTCAATTGATGACGACGATTTGCCTTTCTAAATTTAGAAGTTTAAATGCAATTTACATTAGGACCGACCACTGTTACTAAAGAACTAATTCTGAACAGTGTAAGTGAAGAAACTTTAATGGAGCATTATTTAGGAGTCCCTGTGAAAAAGGGGCTCCTAAAATCTCCGTTAAGACAAGATAATAAACCCACTTGTGCTTTTTATAGAAACAAGAAAGGAGATCTTATATTTAAGGACTTCCGTGGTGATTTTTCAGGTAATTTCATTTCGGTTGTAATGTATAAATTTCAATGCTCTTACGGAAAAGCCTTAAATATTATTGCTAATGACTTTGGAATAGTCTCTCGACCTAAACTGCAAGTTAATCCCCCTCTTATTAAATATACAAATAAAAAGTTTGAGGAAACACAAGAAGCTATTATACAAATAGAAGTGAAGGATTTTGAGCAGTATGAGTTAGATTGATGGCTAAAATTTGGAGTTACTAGAAAGATATTAAGGAAATTTAGAATATTTTCCTGTAAGAACGTTTTTCTAAATGGAAACATATTTCATCTTCATAAAGATAAACAATTAGTTTTTGGGTATTTTGGAGGTATTCGAGAAGATATTGAACGCTGGAGAATATATTTTCCTGGCAATACAAAGTATAAATTTATATCTAATTGAAAATCTTTTAGGTTGCAGGGAGCACATGTTCTTCCCAAAGAGGGAGGAGAATATCTTGCAATTACTAAATCTTTAAAAGATGTTGCATGTTTATATAGTTGTGGTATTACAGCTATAGCCCCAATTTCTGAGAACTGTTTTGTTACAGAGGCTCAATTTGAAAGGCTAAGTAAAAAATTTAAAAAAATTATTCTTTTTTACGATAATGACTCTGCTGGAATAACTCACATGAATAAGTTTAGAAAACAATTTCCAGATGTTTATGTGTTATGAATCCCCCGTCATTTTGGCGCGAAAGATATTTCTGACTATTATAAGAAGTATGGTAGGGAAAAAACACTGAACTTAATCGAACAAGCTAAACTTAAGATTAATGCCGAAGAAAGAAGAAGAAGAAAGTCCAAAGAAGAAGAGGTCTAAATCATACTCTAGAACTAAAGGACATTCATATGAAACTAAAATAGCTAAGGAACTTAGGGAATTAGGATATGAAGGAATTGTTACCTCCAGATCTGAATCTAAATCTACTGATGATAAGAAAGTAGATTTGATTGATACTCAAAACCAGTTTCCTTACTATGTTCAGTTAAAGTGTACCCAGACTACTCCAGCATATCATCAAATAAGTGCAGAGTGTCCATTAAAGGATAAACCATTTATTTTAATCTGAAATAAACAAGTTAAAAAGCAGACTAATATTTGCTCAGCTGGAGAAGTTGTTATTATTCCTAAAGAAGAATTTTATAAATTAATTAAATTGAAAGAGTAGAAGAGGGATCTTCTACTCTTTTTTGTTATATGAAAACATTATTTGTATTTCAAATTCAATCATTTACTGATGTGGTTACAAATAGTTCTAGTGAGCTGTTTGTATTTACTGGAACCACTGGAGTTGTAAGTGATATACTAGATTCTAATGTTCCAGGATGGGAGCACGAATATGATGACCCACAGTCAGTACAGGATTTAAGCCCCAACTCTTTAGAAACTTATCTTTCTTATGCTTACGACAATTATGATTGGAACTGGGACAATAAGCGAATAACTAGAGAGACAAGTAGACAAACTCGTTGGGCTAGAGAATTTAATATTGACCCAAATGAACTTTACAAAAACTATAAAGAATGGGATCCAAATTCTGAAAAATGGGAAATTTCTCAATTACAACTTAAAGAAGGTTGGGATAAACTCATTAAACAAAAACTTAATCCAAACTTAGTTTTTGTTTTCTCAAAGGGGGAAAATCCAGATTGGGAGCGACAAGAAAAGATGATGACCTTTGGTTCCCGCTATCATTTAGGATAATATGAAAATAAAAATAAATATACAATCTGAATCGGATTTAATTACAAATTCATCTAGTGAGATCTTTTGTGCTATATCTTCTTTATCTGAAGATTCAATAAAGATGGTTCAGGAATATCTTAATTCATTCCTTCCTGATGGTGTTAAGTATTCAAGTCCTTCTGATATCTTTACAATGGATGAATCTAGATATGTTATTACGTTTCAGATTAGTTACTCAGAAGACCATGAAAAGACTGGAAGACAGATGTACACTTTAATAAAACAATTATTAAAGGAGCATTTTCCAGGGGATAATTCATTTACTGTTGAAGATGGAGAGAATTATAATTAAAATACAATCTGTTTCTGATGTAATTACAAACAGCAGTACAGAGATTTATACGGTTTGTACAGAATATACTTTAGATAGATTAAAAGATATTGTTAATAGTATCTTAAAAATCGCTGATTCTGCACTTACAGCAGATGACTTATTTACCTTTGAGTTAGAGGAAGAACCTGATGAGTACTATAACTATTATGATAGAGGTTATAAAGTTATCCCAAAAAAAGAAAACTACACTGAAGCTGCCAAATATTTATCTAATATAATGGATATATTTGAACAAAATGCTTCTTTTGATTCTTAATAAAAATGAAAGATTGGAAAGCATGGGGAATTAAGAAAAGAGTATTCCCAGATAAGAATTATAATGCAATTTGGCATGATTTAAAGACTGTTCGATTAGGTTCTGGGCAAGCTAAAGAATTAGATTACCCAGAATTCTACGATGTTGGAATTAATACTCTTTGTAATCTAGGATGCCCATTTTGTTATGTTGGAGCCACATCTAAAGGAGTAAATCATGATCATATATGTGAAAAGGCTAAATTTTTCTTTGGCAACATGACTGAGAATGAGAAACCTTTTCAGATTGCAATTGGTTCTACAGGAGAACCTACAATTCATCCTGAGTTTTGTGAGTTTCTCAAAACAATATATAGTTTGGGGATCGTTCCTAACTATACAACTAATGGAATCTCAATAGCCAAATATGATGGTAATGCAGAAGAAATTTTAGCAGCTACTTCCAAATATGTAGGAGGAGTTGCTGTTTCAGCAAATACATGGAATCCAGAAATAGATTCTGCTTGGAGAAGTGCTGTAGTACTTCTGCATGAATTTGGGAACACTAATATCAATATTCATTATATAATTAGTGATAAAAAGTCTGTTGATGACTTTATTAAAATTTATAATCAATATAAAGATATTGTTCTATACTTTGTACTACTTCCTTTGATGCCTTCTGGTCGGTCATCAAATAAATACTCGCAAGAAGCATTTGAATATCTTCTTGAACAAGATATAGACTTTAAACAAATTGCATTTGGAGCACATTTCTATGACTCTTTATGTAATCAAAATAAGTTAGGATGCTATTTATATCCTCCTGAAAGTCTATCTAAAAACCTTATTTTAGGAGAGAAGATTATGGTTACTCCAAGTTCCTTTAATCTTACTCCTATTAAGGAAATTAATTTCAATTATGAAAACTTGTAAAGTAATTTTTAGAGATGAAACTTTAGCACAAGACACTATCGTGGATTGTTGATTAAACGATGTTGGAGATTTAGAGTTTAAATTGTACTTTGATCCTCCAGTAACAGAAACTTCTGACCTTGGTTCATTAGCTGGACAGTTATGCTATAGTTTCTGTAAAGCTTTAAAGGATGAATAAAATCATATTGTTAAATGCAATTGTTGGAAGTCAGGCGTATGGAACAAATACGCCTGACTCTGACATTGATACAAAGGGGGTATATCTTCAGGATCCTATGGAAGTCTTAGGGATGGAATATAAGGAACAGATTAACCTGGATAAGGATGCCTGCTTATATGAAGTTAGAAGATTTTTGCAACTACTTTGTAGTGGAAATCCTACAATGTTGGAACTTTTGTATATTCCTGAAGATTGTATTTTAGAAAAGCACCCTTTGTGGGATATTATATCGAAACATAGAAGTGCATTTCTAACTAAACAATGCTACTTTAGTTTTGCTGGTTATGCATACCAACAAGTAGAAAAGGCTAAAGGGCTAAATAAGAAAATGAATTGGGAGGCTGATAAAGTAAAAAGAAAAAGGCCAATTGATTTTCTAAAAGTTATTGATAACTGTAAAACATATCCTCTTGCTGAATGGCTAAAGCGTAATAAGATGCATGAGGATTGCTGTGGACTTGCTAAAGTCAATGATTCGGAGAATCTTTATGCTTTGTGGTATGATGACATTAAAGAAATGTCTAAGACCAAAGACTTGTCTAATCCTAGATATAAAGATTGGAAAGATTTTGGATATAAAGGAGTTTGTAATGATGTTGAACTACTACTTTCAGAGATTCCAGAATGGCAAATTCCTATGTGTAGGTGTAACCTTTACTACAATAGGAATGGTTGGGGAGAGCATTGTAAAGACTATAATTCCTACCAAACTTGGCTGAAAGAAAGAAACACACAAAGATATGTAGATATTCAAAATCATGGACAAAAGATCGATGGCAAAAATATGTTACATTGTATAAGATTATTACAATGTGCTAATGATATCTTAGATCTTAAAACTATTAATGTTAGAGTTAAGAACCCTGAATATTTACTATCTATTAGACATGGAAAAGTATCCTTAGAAGAATTACTTGAATCAGCAAGAAATCAAATTAAAGGGTTGAAGCAAAAATTTGAAGACAGTGATTTACCACATTCAGTAGATCCAGATTTAGTCAAATCAATATTGAATGAAATAAGAAAAGAATCATTAAGTTTGTTTTAAATGAAATCGGAATTTATTACATTACAATTACTCTCAGAAAGTTTTGAGGATAAATTGGCATGACTAGTTGCAAATAATGAAGATAAAGTGTCTAAGTATCTTCTGGAAGCTAATCAATTAATTAAAATTTATACTAAGACAAAAGCAGAGAACTCTGAAAGTTTGTTTCCAATTCCCGATACTGTTTTAGAAGGGTTTATAAATGCAATTAAGGAAAAATTGTCAGACTATGGACGGCAACTAACTCTTAAAACTGATGCTTTCGAAGTTTCATTTCTTCCTAAAGGCTGTACTCCTGAATATACTAAAAGTGGTAGATGGGCAAAAAAGAACAGACAATCAGGAAAGCCTGGTAAAATTATACAAAAAGTAATTGGAACTGGTGTCTTTTCTAACTCTGATTATGAAAAATTTGTATATGCTCTTAAAGCACTCTGGTCTTATGGTGGGTATGAAATTAAATTGGTAGAAGGAGAAGACATTAGATACTGGTATGATTCGGAAAATTATTATGCCATTACTAATACTTTGGGTAATTCATGTATGTCTCATAAAGAATGTAGGGGTTATTTTGATCTCTATTGTACACAACCAGAGTGTCGAATGCTGGTCGCATTAAAGGAGGACAAATTAGCAGCGAGAGCTTTAGTATGGACTATTGGGGATAAAACCTTTATGGATCGTGTTTATTACATAGAAGATTCTTTATATAATATCTTTATTAACTATGCTAAAGAAAATAAATGGTATATCCGAGAGAGTAATTGCCTTCTTAGTGATGGTGACGATCAAGTATTTTTATCTCCAAAGGATAACTATACTGAACCTGTAACTGAACACTTTGTTTTGAACTTAGTTAAGATTTATCCTGAATGGCCTTATATTGATAGTTTTAGATATTTAGATCTTGAGAAGAAGGTCTTAACAACATATCGAAGACGTAATACCTACACATGCTCGTTTACAGATGGAAATTACGAAGATTCAGAGGATTGGGATGAAGAATATCAATGTGAGAATTGTGGATGCCAATATAGTAACGAGGATGAGTTAGTATATTCAGAATACTTTGATACACCAGGATGTACTTCTTGTATGTCATGGTCAGAAATTATGCAAGATTGGATTCCAGACAGCAAAGTTGTCTACGTTAAAACTGACAATGGTGAGGTTTGTTGTAGTGAATATCTAGCATCGTGTCCAGAAGAATATGTCTATATTGAAGGTTCCTGGTACTCAACAGAATTCAAAGGGATTTGTAAAAATCAGGATGGGGATTGGGTAGTTATACATCTGGATAAAGCATCCACTTCATCAGATATGTTTAGTGTGACTTCGTCTATTTCTGCAGCATCTGGAACTATATTATTTGATCCTAGAACATATTAAACAATGAAAGAAAAAATTAGATATGATTTAGTTCCAGCACATGGGATTAAAGAAATATCTCGTGTCCTAACTAGAAAGTTGGACACATATGAAGAAAATCAGTGGAAAAAAGGGATGAAATGGACAGAAGTTCTTTCATCTCTTAAGAAGCATCTCAACGAATTTGAGATGGGAAATGATTACACTGAAGAAGGACTGCTCAATATAGCAGAGGTAGCCAATAATGCATTAATTCTATGCGAATTCTATCATATTTATCCCCAAGGGGATGATAGAATTATGGCTCCCACAACAAAACCAATAGTTGCCTTAGACTTAGATAATGTCATCTTTGATTTCAATGGTGCATATGAAGCTAAGTTTGGCACTAAAATGAATCCTTATTGGAAAGCTAATTATGAAATGTCAGAGCATTTAAAGCAGTTAGAAAAAGATAAGGATTTTTGGGTAAATATCCCAATTCTACATAAACCTTGTTTTGAAGTAGATTATTATATAACTGCTCGGAATATTCCAGTTGAATGGATTGAAGAAAGTTTACAAAAGAATGGCCTTCCATGTGCTCCAGTTCATGTTGTCCCTTGGGATCAAAGTAAATTGGCACATTTACGTGATTTAAAAATTGATATATTTATCGACGATAAATATGAAAATTATAAGGAAGCAACTGATGCTGGAATCTTTTGCTACTTAATGGATGCTCCTCATAATCAATACTATAATGTTGGTCATAGGAGAATTTATAACCTTGATATACCAATTAAATAGATGGAAGAATTTTTATTAGACATCCTTGGGTGGGATCGCTCTGAAGCAACTTGGTTGCTTAGGTTATTTACTAGATTTAATTCCAATGGGGATAGTTTTCCTATTATGTGTGAAGCAGCTGAATTAGATCCTTCTGATTGCATCTATGATGATAGAGTTGAACCAGAGGCTCTAGAAACGATATTCTTACAGAATTTATTTGCAAGGAAATTAGATAGAGAGGATTTTAAACTTTCTGATAACATTCTTACTGTTAAGGATGTTATAGTAAAAACGAATCATGGTGAGAATGTAGAAAATATATACAATGACTATTATTGTACATTGTCATTTGCAGAACTTACTGTGATAAAGCCACTTATTTTAGAACTTGAAGAGTTTTATACTAAGGAACATTCAGAGATTACACATAAACAGACCAGTATTCCTGAAAGTTCTACTCCTATTGCAAAATCTATATTTGAAAGAATCTATGGAAGTAAGACTAGCCGACGTTAAACTTACTCCATTACTACACACTGTTCAGAGATTAAAGATTTCTGACGAGGAGTATTTTTCAAGTAAGTATAGAGAGTACATCTCTAACTCTAGATTAAAATACATCAACCCTGACCAAGATGGTAGTCCTTCGAAGTATAAAAATGGTATACAACAAGAAACTACACGATCTTTAGCTCTAGGAAGTGCTATTCATGAGGTTTTCTTACAACCAGAATCCTTCTCATTAGAGGAGGATCTGGGAAGGCCTTCTGCTAAACTTGGTGATGTATGTGATTATGCAATGAAGCAAAGAGCTGAAGGAAAGGGCATATATGATTCAATAGTTTTAGCTTGCAATGAAATTGGTTACTATGCAAATAGTTTAACAGCTAATAGAGTTAAACAAATTATCTCTAAAGGATTTCCTTACTATGTAAAGAGTAAGATTGCTGGAAATACAGATAAGATTGTATTATCCAGTAAAGATAGAGAAGTTTGTGTTAACTGCCTAAACTCTTTAAATTCCCATAGAGGAGCAATGAAACTTATACGTCCAACTGATATATTTGGTGATGCTATTGCTTCTTATAATGAAGATGCAATTTTTATGGATGTCAAGTGTGAATATAATGGGAAAAGTACAATTCTCAAGTTAAAGATGAAAGCAGACAATTGGACTATAGATGAGGATTCTAAAAAGTTAGTTTTGAATGATCTCAAGACAACTGGAAAACCAATAGGATTTTTTATGCAAGATTATGGTTCATTTGTGCATTATCATTATGCCCGTCAGATGGGTATGTATATGTGGATGTTGTTTCATCTATGTAAGAAGGAGTTTAACGTGGACAAAACCTGGAATATTTCGTCTAATATCATTGCTGTAGAAACAGTGGGTGAGAATAGAGCTGGAGTATTTAGAGTATCCAAAAGTCAGCTTACTGCTGGCAAAAAAGAATTCCAACGTCTATTGAAGATGGTTGGTGTCTGCCAGATTGAAGGATTTGACGATAATATAAAATTTAGTTAATCTGCAAATATTTTTAAGAGTAAATTTAGAATTTATTTTCTTAAAATTTTATGGAGAATTTGCAGATTCATAATTTTAGTATTATCTTTGTATCACAATCGGAAGAATAATATGAACTAATGTTTAATTTTAATGTTTTTAAGAATGAAAAAGTATGAAGTTTCGGCTTATAGCCTTGAGGAAGCAAAAGCAACTGCACTGAGTGAGTATGGTCTCAAAGTAACGCAGAATGTATCACAGTCATGGAAGAATGCAGGTTCGCCTGTTTCAGGTAAAGAATTTGAAGGATTCTGCATTGACATGCTGGATAAGAAACGTCTGACTGGCGTAGAGGGTGTTGGTCTGGTAATTGCAATTACCCCAGGATCAAAGGATACTCGCGAGCGTCCTTACAAGTACAAGAATGTAACCAATGAGGGTAAACGTCAGATGGAGCGTGTTGTTGAGATTCGTCTGAAGGCAACTGATGAAGTAGTTGGTACTGCTAAGAACAAGGGTGAAGCTGAGAAGCTTGCTAAGAAACTTATGCTTACCTATAAGCAGGATATGGTAGCAGTTATTGTCTATCATGTTAAGGATGGTAAGGAAACAGCTTTTGAGCTGGATTATGCACCTTCGCAGTCCGCACAAAAGGGTCGTTACATTGTCTTTGGTAACGAAAAGAGTGGTTTTTAATTAAACTATATTTAGAGAAAGCAGGGTTGGATTAAATTCCAATCCTGCTTATTTTTTAAGATTTATGACAGTAGATATATTCAAGCATCCATTATTCACATCTTGTGGATTCTTAGGAGTATGACCAGGAGATAATTCCTCTTTTATTGATCAATTCCATTTAGGAGGAGAATATTGTGTTTATGTATTACTAGATTCATGATGTAAACATGATACAACCCTTTGTGGATGATCCTTTCCCTATGCTATTAAGTATATAGGAATGGGCCCCTACCCAGTAGGGTGAGGAAAAACAGGTAAGCGTCCACTAAATCATAAAAATGACTTATTTAGTGACCATCTTAAATTAGACCCAAATCGTTATATATTGACCTTTCCATCAACATGCTTAGACAAACAGTCTGCCTTTGATTTAGAATCAATATTAATAGATGCTGCATTGAAGGATTCTTATACATTATCCCCTAGAGGTTTAAGAAATGTTAGAACTCCAGATTTTCAGTTAATAAACAAAATAAGAGGTCATAAGATTAATGGAAGTTACCTTAGACAAGCTGCTTAGTGGCAAATCAACACGAATTAATTCAAAAGATTTTCTTTCAACAGAAGACTATGTAAAGCCTTTTATTGAAGAAATGAGTAAATTCACTTCTACTTATAGAATAGAAGCTATCCCTCCCTCTCAAGTTACTACAGATAAAGAAGGAGAGGATATTACCTATAACAGGGTATTAGTGCAGGCAATCATGCCTACTCAAATAGATGAGTATAATGAAATATATACTTTGGCATATTCTTTAGACATAAGAAGACCTATTTATAAAGTATATAAAGCAATGTTTAATAATACTACTAATTCAATAATTGCATTTGATCCAAATTGATTGGTAGTTAATGAAATTAAACCAGCAGAGACCTTTACACTTCCAATTCAAAACTTAATGAGTTTTACAAGTGACTTTGAAGTTAAACTCAAGAAATATAAAAACGATACTTTATCTACTAAAGAAAATGATCGTTATGTAAGACTAGGTTCTTGGATTGAAAAATGTCAGTTTGCAGTATGGCAAAATGACTTTGGAGGAAAGGTTAAATGGTCTCCAACAAATGTTGTTAAGGCTTATAATAACATTTATATAAATACATCAAGTGATTATTATGTTGGTGATAAGGACTCATCTGTAATTAATACATATAATTCATTTGCACAGCTAATTGCAGATGATAAAAAAGATATTTGCAATAAGTTTGAGAAAACTATGCTAATTAATTTATTATTAGGATTAAAGTAATGACAGTTGAGCAATGGTTAAATAATGACGAATTGGCTATTACTATCTGGAAGAATAAATATAGGTTTGAAGATGAATCGCTAGACGATTGGTTCAAAAGAGTTTCTGGAGGTAATGAAATCGTAGAAGAACAGATTAGAGCTAAAAAATTTATTTTTGGAGGCAGAATCCTTGCTAATAGAGGGTTATCTGATAAAAATAGAAAAATAACATATTCAAACTGTTATGTAGTTGCTCCTCCTGAAGATAATCTTGAATCTATTTTTGAGTGTGGGACAAAGTTAGCAAGAACATTCAGCTACGGGGGAGGTTGTGGAATTGATATTTCTAATTTGAGACCTTCTGGAGCAAAAGTTAATAATGCTGCAAAAACTACTTCTGGAGCTGTAAGCTTTATGGATTTCTATTCATATATTACTGGATTGATTGGACAATCTGGAAGACGTAAATAAAGATAATTTTGATTATTGAAAATGATAGAGTAAATAATGGATAAACAATTTTTAATACAATGTTTACAAAAAGGAATGAGTACAAGGGAAATTGAAGCTCTTCCTAATGTGACTATGAAACGAAGTACTATTTCATATTGAATCAAAAAATGAGATTTAGATAATTATATGAAATATAGAAAACCAATATATATTAATAATTATTTTAATACTATTGACACTAAAGAGAAAGCCTATATTTTAGGTTACACGTTAGCAGATGGATATATAAATAATTCCACTATAGAATATGGTTGTGAAATTGCAGATAAAGAAATTTTGGATTTTATTAGCTCAGAAATAGGAGCTAAAGTTCAAGAAGACTTAGTTTGTAATCCTAAGCAGAGAAGATTTCCTAGAGCTAGAATTACTATTGGAAATAAATTTTTAGTTAATGATATAAATAAGTTATCAGGTGGAACAAAGGAGAACAAAACTTTTCCTAGAATTAAAAAAGAATTAGAACGTTATATGCTTCTAGGTTTTTTTGATGGGGATGGTTGTTTAACTTGAGGATATAGAAAGGATCGAAATAGAATATGGCAGAAAGTAAATTTTACTGGAAGTTATAAACTATTGTTTGCAATTCAAAAACATTTAACTAAACTAGGGATAGTTTCTGCTTTACGTCCAAAAAGTAATGAAAATTGTTTTGTATTAGAATTATCTTCTAAAAAAGATGTTTTACAAGTTTTATCTTATATGTATGGAAAAGAAGATCTAATTGTATTACGTCGAAAATATAATAAATATAATGCACTGCGTCTTGAATTAGGTGAATTCGAAGAAACTATTAGAAATACAACTTCGAGCCAAGCTACAGATCATTCTGTAGAAGGTGTAGAGACTACTGGAGGGAAAATGAGTTTCCTTAATAACCAGCACGAGCGCCTAAGCCTAGAGATAGGTAAGAAATAGTCCAAATAGGGTGCATTAATGATCTCAATATCTTGCGATCATCCAGATCTTGAAGAGTTTATTGAGATTAAGTCTGACTTAGATAAAGTTACAAAAGCTAATATCTCTGTTAGAGTTAGTGACAAATTTATGGAAGCAGTTATTAAAGGTGAAACTTTAATATTGAAATTCGTAACTGATACTGGTGAAACAATTACTAAAGAGGTAGAAGCATATCCTATTTTTAGGAAGCTTGCTCAAATGAACTGGGATTATGCTGAACCTGGTATATTGTTTTGGGATAGAATAACTAGCTGGAACTTACTATCAAATAATAAAGAATTTTCTTATGCAGGAGTAAATCCCTGTGCTGAAGAACCTCTGCCAGCTGGAGGGAGCTGTCTTCTTGGAAGCATAAACCTTGCAGAATTTGTTACAAAAGAAAGAAAACTTGATCTTATCTCCTTAAGAGAAACTATTCGAGTTGCAGTTATTGCTTTGAATGAAGTTCTTGATGAGGGTCTTCCTTTACATCCCTTACAAGAACAAAGGGATTCCGTAGCAGAGTGGAGACAAATTGGTCTTGGTGTTATGGGTTTGGCTGATATGCTTATCAAATTAAGAGTCAAATACGGTAGTGCTACTTCTAGATCCGTTTTAGAGTCAATTGGACATGAATTAATCATGACTGCTCTGGAAACTTCTTCTATGTTAGCTGCTAACTATGGACCATATCCTAAATTTAATCGCGATTGTGTTATACAAACTCCTTTCTTTAAGAATTTAGATTCTGGGGATATGAATGATTTGCGTTTCCAAAGTTTGCACGATGTTATATGTAAGTATGGTTTACGCAATTCTCAATTACTTACTTGTGCTCCAACTGGCAGTATTGCAACCATGCTAGGAGTGTCTACAGGTTGTGAACCAATTTTTGCAACCTCTTATACACGTAAAACTGAATCTTTGGTAAATGAGGAAAAGTATTATAAAGTATATACCCCAATTATAAAGAAGCTTATTGATGAAGGATTTTCTGAAGAAGCTTTACCCGAGTATGTGGTTACATCAGAACAGATTCCATATAGAGAAAGAATTAAGGTTCAAGCAACTTTACAGGAGTTTATTGATGCTTCTATTTCTTCTACTATAAATCTTCCAGAGTCAGCTACTGTTGATGATGTAGAAACTATTTATAGATTAGCTTGAGAGGAAGGTTTAAAGGGTGTTACAGTTTATCGTTCTGGATGCAAAAGGGGTGCAGTCTTATCAAAGAATCCCGTAATTAAAGAATGCCTAAAACGTCCTGAATCTGTTGAAGCTAAACTAATTAGATTTAAGAATGGTTCTGAAAATTGGATTGCATTTGTAGGCCTCATTGACGGAAGGCCTTATGAAATTTTTACTGGTATTAACAATATAGAAGATTTTCCAATTCCCACCTCAATCACTGAGGGAGAAATTATTAAAGTAAAAGACTCTTTAGGCAAACGGTATGATTTTCAATATACTGATAAATACGGGTATACTAATCGTTTAGGAGGATTGTCTCGTATCTTTAATCAAGAATACTGGAATTACGCTAAATTAATATCTGCTTTATTAAGAGGTGGTATTGAATTAGATAAGGTAGTTAAGATTATTGATGGAATGCATTTTGAGTCAGATACTCTAAATACTTGGAAGAATGGCGTAAAGCGTGCTATTAAAACTTTTATAGTTGATGGAGTTGCTTCACATGAAGTTTGCCCAGATTGTGGTGAGCATTTGATATACGAAGGGGGATGTACTATATGTAAAAATTGTGGGTTTAGTAAATGTGGATAGATCCGTACTTTAGACAACAGGGTATTGCCAAGTATAAAGAATTAAAAGATGATGGCAAGTTCGAAGGGCTAACCAGAGTACAAATTATTAAATTACTACGTAATGAAACTGGACTTGGTTTAGCAGAATGTTCATCTATCTATAGAGAATTAAATACTATGACTATTCTATTAGATAAACTAACTGATGATAAAACTGTTATAGGTAATATTCTCACTGGGCTTAAAAAGAAAGGCGGCTATTGCCCATGTAAAACTGGGAAAGAAGACGAAAATCTCTGCCCTTGTAAAGAATATCGTGATACAGGACATTGTCATTGTACATTATACAAGAATGCCTAAATATACATTACACGTTCCTGTTTATGGATCATTAGATCTTGTAATTACAGCAGAGAACGAACAAGAAGTACTAGAGAGGTACTTAGAAGAAAGAGATAACTTATTAAAGTTTAATGATGGAAAACTGCAAGATGACTTAGATATATCATATGTAGTTCAAATTAATGATAAGACACAATGTTAAAAATTATTATCCTTATCTTTTTAGGGTTGGAAATTCTTTCACGTGCAATGGCGTTAGGGAATGATGACCTCAGAAATAAAATGGCAACGATGCTGGAAGATACTGCAAAAGATTTCAGACTGAATGGTTCTAAAACCAAAATGAGCCTTGCAGTATGGATATTATTCTTTATTGCAGTTTTTTTATGCTAGTAAATATAAAGAAATTAGTTCCTGAGGCTGTACTTCCACTATATGCTAAAGTGGGGGATGCTGGGATGGATTTAGTTGCTACTTCAGTTGATCATAGTAATGAGCACTATATTGAATATGGAACTGGATTAGCTGTTGAAATCCCTGAAGGCTATGTTGGTTTGATCTTTCCTAGAAGTTCTAATAGTAAAAAAGATTTACAGCTTTGTAATTCAGTGGGTGTAATAGACTCTGGTTATAGAGGAGAAATCAAATTACGTTATCGGAGAATTATTAACCCTACTCCTAAAAGAAATTTTGTAGTAACTGACGTACAATGACAAGAAGAACTAGATAGTAATACGCCTATACAACGTATAAAAGCGGATTTCTCTTGTTATGGCATCGGAGATAAGGTAGGACAAATTATAATTATGCCAATTCCATTTATTACCTTTATAGAAGTTCAGGAATTATCCGAGACTGTTAGAGGTGATGGTGGGTTTGGTTCAACAGGAAAATAATGACCTCAGAAGAAATAACACAAACTCTACGAGACGATTTAGTGCAAACTATCTATAATTTACAAGATAAATTTCTTAATTTTGAACTTGGAGATGAACAAGTAGATGTACTAGTTTCAATCTTTATCTTTTTACGTAAGAAAGGATTTGACGAGTTAGTTCTTTCTGGTCCTGGAGGAAGTGGAAAATCTGCTATAACCAAATTAATCGTTCTATACCTTGAGAAGCAATGTATTCCTTACATTTTAGCAACTCCAACAAATAAAGCTTGCGGAGTACTTCATAATTATACAGAACGTGACGTTGTAACACTTCATAAACTTCTAACTTTAAAACCTACTATTGATATAATTAATCTTGATTTTAAAGACCTTCAATGGAATGCTAATTCAATCTCTTCAGGCATTCCATTGAATGGGGTTTTAATTATTGATGAGTGTTCTATGATTAACTCCGATTTATATGAGTTTATCAAAGAGAGAGCTAAGATTAAGCAATGTAAAGTAATTTATACTGGAGATGATAAACAACTATACCCAGTTAAAGAAAAGGAACTATCTAAACCTTTTCAATGCAATCATCAATATTATTTAAGTAAAGTTTATAGACAGCAGGAAAATAATCCTCTATTGGATATTTTAAACACACTTAGAGATCATTCAATTAAACAATTTTATGAAATTCGTTCTCCTGAAGGTAATCTTGTAATATTCCATCATTGGAGAAAGTTTGTGTCTTCTGCCTCACATCTATTTAAAAAATCAGTAGATTTAGGTAATCCAGGGATTGTGAAATTACTTGCTTACACAAATAAGCGAGTAGAAGCTTTTAATCATATTCTTCGAGATGCTATATTTCAGAATGAATCTGAATATAATGTTGGAGAAATTTTAATGGGTTATGATACTTGTAGTTACAAAGATAAACGAGTATTCAAATCTATGGAATTTGAGATTATAAACTCTGCAGAATACATCGTGACGAATATAGTTCCTGGACATTGTCAATTAGGATACATTACATATAAAGGATATTACTTAACCCTTCGTCCAATTAACACAGAATATTCAGAGGATGAAATATTTATTATTTCAAGAGATACTAATGAGAAAGACTTAACTGCTTTAGCTGCATATATAGAACTAATGCGTTTAGATGCAATTCAAGCGCGTTCAAAAATAGCAGCATCAAAATTATGGAAAGAGTATTTTCGAGTTATGGAATCTTTTACTACCCCTGTTGATTTAGTCTATGGAAATAGAACCGTAAGAAAGAAAACTCTTGACTATGGTTACTGTTTATCTGTCCATAAATCTCAGGGTTCAAATTATGATAACATATTAATAGATATGGGTAATTTATTTACCTGTAAAAATAAAGAAGAGTTAAGGCAGCTACAATATGTAGCTTTATCCAGAACTCGTAATAATATTAGTATGCTTATTTAAATGCATGATATATTAATTTCTAGAGATTCTAGAGGAAAAGTTAGAGTTGTTGATATTTCTTACGAATGAAATGATACAACTCATAGCTTTCTAATTATTAGGAAAACATCTCAATGAGGAGGCAAAGTAACTAATCAGCCTATTATTGAAGTTAAAAGAGGAAAGGCACAGCGTACAGCTGCAGAACAAGTTAAGTTGGAATATAACAGTAATGTTAAAAAATATCTTGATAAAGGATATAAAAATATTCGAGATTTTAAAATCGAATCACTGGATGATATAGATGATCCAGGAAAACTACTTGGAGATATAACCACAGACCAATCTGGTGCTCCCAAACCAATGTTGGCTAAAAGCTTTGATGGTGTAGCCACCTCAACATTTGAGCATGAATTTTATGGCTCAACAAAAATAGACGGAACACGATGCCTTATGCATTGGAATGGTTCTGAAGTTGTGACTTCTTCAAGGGGAGGAAATAACTATGATGTCGCAGCTAACTATATTAGGAAGGATCCAAAAGTGATGAAGTGACTTAAAGAGAATCCAAATATATGATTAGATGGAGAATTATATGTGCATGGATTGCCCTTATCATATATTTCTGGTATTGTCAGACTTCAAACCCTGGATGATAAACACAAACAATTAAAATATTATGTTTACGATTTGGCTATCCCTGATGTAAAATTTAAGGATAGATTAAAGATTTTAGAGGATTTTGAGAAAGCTGTCTCTGATTCTGACAAAATTGTAATGGTTAAACATGTAAAAGTATCTGGATGGTTAAATATGAAAGCTCTTCATGATCAATATGTTAATGATGGTTGAGAAGGTTTAGTAATTAGAAATCCTGATAAAGAATATAAGTTTGGAACACGAGACAATCGTATGATCAAACTTAAAATGTTTGAAGATCATGAATATAAAATTCTAGATTTAGTAGATGGCCTCAGAGATGAGGATTTATGTTTCTTAATGGAAACTAAAGAAGGATATCAATTCAAGGCTAAGCCTATGGGAGATAGAGCTTTAAAACAATGATATCGTGATCACATTGAAGAATTAAAAGGTCAAATGGGTACTGTAAAACATTTTGGAATGACTAAAACAAATACTCCAGTACCTAATCTCCCTGTATTTAAAGCAGTTCGAAATTATGAATAAAAATTTAGAAAACATTATTAATCAACTAATTGATTATTACAAGGAAGTAAATGATCTAAAAGAATCAGGAATAGATATATCTAAATTAGCTGCTCACAAAGTATTATATAATTTATATACTCAAATGCTAATTGATTCTGTTGGATTAAGTAGAGCTTTAGCAATTCAAAGATATGCAGAATATCCTACATGTTCTATAGAAGACTTTAATATTTATCTTGATGATCAATATCCAGAAAGGAAAATAGTAGATCGTCCTGATGTAAAAGAGTTTGAAGAGGATGCTAAAGAAAAGTTTGTCAGAGAACGAATTGAATCTGGAGATTATATACGTGAATCAGGCTCGGGACAGGTTGTTAATTCCGTTACAGGAAATATCATGGAGTCTGATATACTGGAGAAACTATCTGAAGCAACAAAGGATGAGAAAGTTGTTAAAGATGTATGTCAAAAACTTCCTGAATATTATATAAATGGGAAGAAAGTAGCTAAAGAAGCATATGATGAAGCTATGCTTAAAGTAGATAAAATTATTGAAAAATTATTTAAAATAATCGATGAATAACATTTCTTTTATTGATTTTGTAAATTCAAATATTGAAAAGTATATGAAAGAACAAAATCACAAAATGCTTATTGCATTTAGAAACATCAAATCTGAGTATATTTATATGAAGGAGAAATCTGGAGAAACTGATACTGAGATTATTAAAAAGATGTTTAATAAACGAAAGGAAACTTGTGAGATTTACAAGGATAAGAACCTGGAACTCTTTGAAGCTGAAAATCGAGAGATGGTTATTCTTCATCCCTTCCTTCCTGTAAGTGTTCCTAAGAATGTCGTTCTACAATACCTTAATAGGCTTTCTATTACAAAAGACAAGAAAAACTTTAAAGCTTTTCAAGATGCTTGTATGGAAGAATTTGGAGAAAAAGTTGAGTCTTCGATTATCTTAGAACACATAAATTCGTAATTTTCATGCCTCAAATTTTGATTAAATTATTATTTTGAAGAGGTAGTTCCAATTAAAATTATAATCGAAATTTGAGGCTTATTTTTAATATTATGTCACTATATACAGATTTACAAAGTTGTAAGGTAGAATCAGATGTAGCTATCGTTTACAATAATTTATTCAAGTCACAGTTTGGAATTACTCCTGAACAGAAAAATAACTGTGATTCATACTTCTATTTGGGGGGGGGGATCCCTGTTTTAGTGGAATTCAAATATAATGAAAACTTTAATAATAGAGTTAGCTTAGTTAAGGTTTTTATTCAAGTTTTATTTTACTTAAAATCTTTTAAGGAACCACCTTTGGTTACAATTATTGCTGATTTAAATGAATTTATTATAATTAATAATTCAGTATTGTTTGACTATCTAGAAGAAGATCTAGATTGGAGCGTAAATCCCTCTATTGCTCCTAAATGTAATCAGGGTTTAATAGATAAGATGCTATTAGATTCTAATCTAATGAAAACGATTGTATACCCAATTAAAGAGACTACTGCTGATGAAGAACTTTCCTCTTTAATTTTGGCAAAAAGTAAGGAATCAATTATCTATTATATTTATGATTGTGTAAACAAATTTAAAAGTTCTAAAGCTAAAGGGCTCGATAAACAGATCTCAAAGCTATTTAAGAATCTAAGTATATATTGTAAGTAAATTATGTTAAAAATAATATTTAATAAGGAGGATTTAGGGTGTCGCAAGGTGTTTTTCACCAGCGACACTCATTAGTTACTTTCGTCATGGTAACATAATTAAGTATTGTGATCGTCCATTTAACAGTATTCAAGAAATGGATCATGCATTGATTCAAAACTGGAATAAAGTGGTTAGTGAGGATGATATAGTTTTTCATTTGGGCGATTTTGCTTTTGCAGATAAAAGTAAATGGCGCCAAATAGCTAATGCTCTTAAAGGTAGAAAATATCTTATTCAAGGCAATCATGATAGAAGTGATGATATTCCTACTGAGTGTTTTGAAGCTGTAGGAGACATGATGCAAGTATCTATTTATGATACAGAATTAGAAGACTACTCAACTTTTATCATGACTCATTATCCTTTAGCTACATGGGCAGGAATCAACAGAAGTATTTGTAACTTGCATGGGCATATTCATAGCACTCCTGATTTAAAAGGAACAGGATTTGACATTGTAATTGCTAAAAATGCACCATGGAATCAGTACGATGTAGGAGTAGACAGAAATAATTTTACTCCAGTTAGCTATGAAGATTTGAAAACTATCTTTACAAAACGAATGCTTTATGGAAATAAATCAATTAAGGGTTCACGAAAGAGTGATTAACTTTCTTTATAGAAATTTTGAACAGGGAGTGTTCAGAGTTGATGAAGAAGGGTACGAATATGTGGATGAAAAATATATTAATTTATATGATTCATTAGCATCTAAAATTTGGGCAACCGAATCTCTAATATGGATTTAAATATTTATGTAGAGAAATTGTATCAGGCTTGGATTAAATATAAAGGAGTTAGAATTCTTGTAGACTATGATGATACAATTAAACCGTATAATACAGCTTCTGAAGCTCTTTGTAAAGACATAATTAATACTTTAATTGAAGCCCAAGAACTAGGAGCTACGGTAGTCCTATGGACCTGTAGATCTGGGTCCCGTTTAAAGGAAGCTGTAAATTATTGTAAATCTGTAGGATTAGAATTTACTGATGTCAATCCTGTGGAACCTTTCTTACCAGGATATTCTATGAAAGCCTATGGTAATATACTACTTGATGACAAAGCTGGATTAGAACAAGCTTTAACTACATTAAAATTAGCATTATACAAATATAAAAAGTTCGTTTATGAAATTAACGAGAAGCAAAGATTGCAATCCTAACTACCTTGCTAAGATTGTGCAAATTGATTCATTTAGACCTCACCCTAATGCTGAGCGTTTAAAGTTAGCAACTGTTGATGGATATATAATTTCCACATCAATTGATTCTGCAGGGGGAATCTATGTATATTTTCCTGTTGAATGTGTTATCAATTCCGACTTTTTGAAGGTTAATAATCTTTACAGAAAAGCAGACCTTAATCTTGATCCTACTAAACAAGGATTTTTTGAAGAGTCTGGTCGAGTAAAATGTATTAAATTAAGAGGACTTGCATCAGAAGGGCTTATCATGCCTATCTATGAGTTGTGTAAATTTGCTGGAGAAGGAATTGCAGAACCTATAGATTCTGTTGAAATGTCAAAATTAGTAGGAACAGAATTTGATACTGTAAATGATAAATTGTTTGTCTGGAAGTATGTAATTCCTACTAAAACTTCTGGTGGAGGAATTAATGGCTCAGCTAAAGAAAAGAAGAAAGTTCTTAATATAGTTGACGATCAATTCCATTTTCACATTGATACAGAACAGCTACAGAAAAATATTCATAAGGTTCAGCCAACTGACATCATTAATATCTCTTGGAAAGAGCATGGAACAAGTTTGATCCTATGTAACCTACTTACTAAGAAAAATCTTTCTCTGAAGGAAAAGATTGCTAAATTCTTTGGAGTTCCTGTATCTGAAAGTGAATATAAGAAGTTCTGTTCATCTAGAAAGGTTATCAAAAACCCTGAACTAAATCCTGGAATGACCAAAGGATATTATGATTGTGACATTTGGAACCTTGCTTTCGAAGTATTAAAGGATTACTTATCTAAGGGGCTTTCTATCTACGCAGAAATTGTAGGATATATGCCTACAGGATCTATGATTCAATCTGGATATGATTATCAATGTATTTATGATCCTAAAACTTATGAGTATTCAAAAATGACTCCTAAACAAATGTATGATGCAAAACTGTTTGACATTATTGTTTACAGAATTACATACACTAATGTAGAGGGAAGAGTTTTTGAATTCTCTACTCAACAAATGAAGACCTTCTGTGAAAAGTATGGAATTCATTGTATTAAAGAGCTCTACTATGGAACAGCACAACAACTATTCCCTGAGTTGAATCCCAATGAGCATTGGCATGAAAATTTCTTGCAAGCATTGAGAGATAAATATTTAGAGAGAGAGTCTGTTCTTTGTAACAACAAAGTTCCCGAAGAGGGAATTGTACTTCGTAGAGAAGTAAGTGAAATTGATGTTTATAAACTTAAGTCAGTAGCATTCCTTGAGAGAGAAACTAAGATGCTCGATAAGGGGGAAGCTGACATTGAATCAGGACAAGAATAATGAGGTCGTTTTCTAAAGAAGAAATTCAGGCACTCAAAGAAAACAAGGAAGTTTTATATTTTTATAAGCTTCCTTGTTCTTTATTTGATTCTGGATTTCAATATATTATTGTTACTGATGCTCTAGAACCTCCTGAAAAATATGATAATGTAAAATATCTTTCTTCTCAGTGTTGGTTTCAAAGAATGCAAAATGGGAGTTTACTCCCAATAGTTTGCACATCACTTGGAAAATCCTATAAGATAAAAGAATATGTATCTGTCTATGTAAAGCCAGATATTATAAAGCTTAGAAAATTACTGGAAAACAGTTTATTAGGAGCTTGTAAATATCCTTGAAGTTTATCTGATGATGAAATTATACAAGAATCTTTATGGGGAATCCAAGTAATTAAAGAGGGAAGAGTGAATAGAATTGATGTATTTAAATCAATTTATAAGGTGACTGAAGCTTTTAGTGAATTTTTAGAAGTATCTGCACCAATGTATCAAATGTGGAGGGAGAATAATGAGTAAGATGATCGTACTTCAAGGCTGTCCTGCTTCAGGTAAAAGTACCTGGGCTAAAGAGTTTATAAAGGATAAGCCTAACTGGGTAATTGTATCCAGAGATGAAATTAGAGAGGGAACTGGTAAATATTGGGTTCCATCTCGTGAAAATTATATTTCTGATATTGAAGAATTTTCTATTAGAGCAGCTATTAATCATAACTTAAACGTTATTGTAGATGCCACTAATCTTAATCAGAAAACTATTGATAAGTTAACTAAACTCGCTACTGAACTAAAGGTAGACATAGAGTTTAAAAAGTTTGTTATTTCATTCAATGAAGCTTACTGGCGTGATACGAAAAGAACTCGTAAAGTAGGACTGGCAGTATTACGTAGGTTCTTTAATACATATTTTCCTGATATGTCTCAGGAAATTGTAAACCAAGAAAAGGAATCTCCAGCTAAAGAAAGATTTATTCTTAAACAAGATGAAACTCTTCCTCATGCTATTATTTGTGATATTGATGGAACTTTATCATTAATGAATGGAAGAGGTCCGTTTGAGTATCATCGAGTAAATGAGGATCTTCCAAATAATCCTGTCATTGATTTAGTTAACTCTTTATCAAAGATGTATCAAATTATTATTGTTACAGGTCGTGAAGATACCGAAGTATGTAGGAAAGAAACTCTTAAATGGCTGAATAGATATTTAACATGTAGCGATTTTTTATTCTATATGAGAAAAGAAAAAGATTATAGAAAGGATGCTATTGTTAAGACTGAAATTTATAACGAACATATTAAAGATAAATATTGTGTAACTGCAGTATTTGATGACCGTACACAAGTTGTTGAAGGTGCCTGGAGAAAGCTAGGATTACTATGCAATCAGGTTTGGAAAGGAGATTTTTAATATGACTGTTGATGAATTTAATGATAAATGGAAGAACCATTTAGAAGAAGGATTTGAAGGATTGGAGTTTAGTGATGCTGAAGGGAAGGTTGTGGATTGGTTAGATAAACATTTTGTTTTATTTGAATTAATAAATCCAGAGTTTACTTATGCGCAAATTAAACTCAAATTTGGAATGGCCAGAGTATATCTTCAAGGGCTTCCTAGTACATGTGCACAAATAGCAGAAGATGCAATAAATAAAATTATGAAATGCGAACTTTAATTAAATTATATCAGATGCTTTATATAGGAGTATGTAGGATGAATTACTGCATTACTCCTATATATGAGCCTATTCTATTATTTATTAGTTCTTATGTCTAAGAATATTCCTGATAGCTGTTGAGATAATGATCCTTCAGCACCTTGGAATGATATACAAGTAACTTATAATTATAGGTTATATGTAAATCTCGATGGTATTCTATTTGCTTCCGAAATTATAAGAGAAGTAACTACATTTGGCCACTTTGAAATCAAATCTCCAGATGATTGGTCTTTTCTTGAAAATGATATCTATCAAGTTATAGAAGATAATCTTGGGGATGAAATTAAGGAATGTAACTACAAGATTGACTTACTAAACTGAAGCTATAATGAATAAATATGTAATTGTAGAATGACCAGATATTCAATTTTTAATGACTGAATCTGGTTTTAACGAACATGCCTGTCTCATTAATGATGATGAATGAGTGTCTAAATATGGTTCTTCTGCATACTTTGTTGAAGAAGAATGATTAAATAGAATATCATATGAAAGCTAAAGTTAAAGGATTTGATCTTGAAGTTGAACCAATGACAAAATATGATTATAATGATCGTATTTTGAAACTTCAAGTACAACATAGAGAAAATAAGAGAATCAATGGATTCTATTGCAACTGGAATGGTTATAAGTTCTGAATAGATGAAATTGATTTTAACAAGATATATACTATTGAAGAATAATGATATACTTAGTCACTAACGCTCCAGCCTTAATAAAATCCACTAAATATACTTGTATTTCTGTTAAAGAAGCTTTAAGTATGTTGGAAAGGTTAAAGATTGTTGGTGTGGATACTGAAACTGAGGGTTTCGATGTCTATACTAAGAAACTGTTATCTCTTCAGCTAGGATGCTTTGATTTTCAGGTAGTTATTGATTGTACAACAGTTAATGTTTTGTTATTTAAAGATTATCTTGAATCTGAGCGATTATTTCTTTTTTGAAATGCAAAATTTGACTTAAAGTTTTTGTACTACTATGGAATTATTCCAAGATATGTATGGGATGGATATCTTGCAGAGAAGCTTATGTGGCTCGGATATCCTTCTGGTATGCATGGAATGGGTCTTAAAGATGCAGGAATAAATTATCTTGGAGTAGAACTGGATAAGACTGTTCGGGGTCAAATTATAAATAAGGGTTTAACAGAAGATGTTATAGTTTATGCTGGAACAGATGTTAAATACCTAGAACCTATAATGGAGAAGCAAAAAGAAAAACTTAAAGAACAAGGTCTTCTTGATGCTATCCGTGTTGAAAACGCATTTGTTAGATGTTTAGCTTATATTGAATTCTGTGGAGCTAAAATTGATCCAGAGAAATGGAAAAAGAAACTGGAGAATGATTCTAACTTATGTGAAGATTTAATCTGTCAACTCAATAAATGAGTTGAAGATAATATGGGAGGTAAGTATACAACTGTAAATAGACAAGGTGATCTGTTTGATGGATTTGATACTCGTCCCAGGTGTCATATTAATTGAAAGAGTGCACAACAAGTAATTCCTCTTTTTGAAGATCTTGGTTTAAATCTTTCAGTAATTGATCCTAAGACCAAACGTCCGAAAAAGTCTACTGATATTAAAGTTATAGGACCACAAGCTTCTAAAAGTCCATTGATTTCTATATTTATGGAGTATAAGAAAGCTGCGATTTTAGTAGATACCTTCGGAGAAAAGTTTTTAGATCTTATAAATCCAAAGACTAAACGCATTCATGCTAATTTTAACCAGTTAGGCACTGATACAGGCCGATTGAGTTCAACTAATCCGAACCTTCAAAATCTTCCAAGTGATGCTTTAACACGTTCTTGTTTCATTGCAGAGCCAGGCAATAAATGGATTTCAGCCGACTATTCTGGCCAAGAAAGTTTTTTAATGGCATCCATTGCCAATGATAAAGCTATGCTTGACGAATTAGTGAATGGTTCAGGAGACTTACATAGCCTAACTGCTAAAATGGTATTCCTTGAAATTCCAAGAGACACTCCCCTTAAAGCAATTAAAACAGAGTATCATCATCTAAGAAAAGAAGCAAAAGGCTATGAATTCTGTTTTAATTATGGAGGAATGGATAATACTCTTGTTAGAAATTATGGAATTTCTGAAGAGCGGGCCAAAGAAATCTACACTAACTATATGGAGGGTTTCTCAGGACTGAGAGACTATCAAAAGTTTAGAAGAAAGGATGTAATGGAAAAAGGATATATACTTTTAAGTCCAATTACTGGGCATAAAGCATATATCTATGACTTTGCTGAACTTAAACGCCTTTGGAAAAAACAATGTGAGAAAGGATTCTGGGAGTATTATAGAGAAATGAAACGAGATGCCCCAGATTGTGAAACTGTACAAAATGTTAGAAAATTAGCAAAAAGACGTGCAGAATCTGAAAAGCAGAGTATTAATTATCCAATACAAGCTGCAGGAGCATTGTGTTTTAAATATGCATCTATCTTTTTATTCAAATATCTACAAGAGCATGATCTGCTATTTAAAGTAAAATATTGTATACCTGTACATGATGAGATTAATCTTGAGGCTCCTGCGGAGATTGCAGAAGAGATAGGAAAAGTTCTTGTACAATGTATGGAGAAGGCTGGTGCAGTATTTTGTAAAAGAGCTAAGCTTAGTGCTGATTTAACTATTGGAGATTATTGGATACATGAATAAAATATATGAACTAGTCTTCTATTGAGAAGATATATACAATGGTTGTGAAATTACTGAAACTATATTAACAACCAGTCGTGAACGTGTTGAAGCGGAAATAGAAGGTTTTAGAAACCGTAATTTAAAAAATAGAGGTGAGGAAATTAAACCTTCGCACAATCATTACATCTATGCGTATAAAAATAACAATGTTAAAACATTTATAGACGGTTGGTCAAATCTTAAAATATTTGAGCATGATAAAATTAATTAAATTTATTTAGTGTATTTTGATGTTGTGAGTAAAAATAGTATATTTACAACATCAAAATACACTAAATAAATTTAACTATGAAAAATAATAAATGATGTCTTTATAAACATACTAGTCCTTCTGGAGGAGTATATATAGGAATTACTCAACAAAATCCTATAGTTAGATGGAGCAATGGCTTAGGGTATAAGAGAAATCCTTATTTTTATAGTGCAATAAGAAAATACGGATGAAATAATTTTACCCATGAGATTATTTTCTCCAATTTAAAAAAGGAGGAGGCAGAACAATATGAGAAAGAGTATATTCTGAAATATAAGAATGGAGGAAAATGTTATAATATTTTGGATGGAGGACTAACTTCGTTAGCTAACACCTCTAAAAAAGTATATCAATATACTTTAAAAGGTACCTTCTTAAAAGAATGAAATTCGGCCGTTGAAGTTGCCAATTACTATAATGTATCACAAAGTACAATTACAAACTGTTGTAACCCTAACTATAGAACTAAAACAGCTTGCGGATTTCTTTTTAGTTATAATAAAAGTAGTAGTATAACTCCGATTGAAATACCTACATTAAAACCAGTAAATCAATTTGATTTACAAATGAATTTAATAAAAACATGATCCTCTAGAAAAGAGGCTCAGAAAAACTATCCTGGATGAAGAATAGGAGCATGTCTAAATGGGAGAGTAAAATCATGTAATGGATACATATTTAAGTATGTTGAGGAATCTAAATTAGAACCTCCCGTTCACAAAGGAAAATCAGTTACCATTAATGGAATTACATATAATTCTTTAAAACATGCTTCCCAATCTTTAGGGATAACTATATATAAAGTAAAAAAATTACTATGCTAAAATTATTGAAATTTGGAGCTTCCTATTGTGCACCTTGCCGTGCCATGGTGCCCATCCTTGAAGAACTCAAGAATAAGATAGAAATAGAAGATATTGATGTGGATGAAGTGGATCCTATTGTGTTAACTAACTATAAAATTAGAAATATTCCTGTACTTATTTTACTACAGGATAATAAGGAAGTTTGGAGGCATGTAGGAAGTATTTCTAAAGTAGAATTAGAAGATAAAATTAAAGAATATGAGGCTAATTAAATCATCTTTTGAAATACTTGAACAGGAACCAGGTATTCAAGGAATATATAAACAAATTGAACGAGCAGGGAGAACGTGCTACAAATCAGAGGATCGTATTACAGAGGATTCTGCAGAGAAGTTTGTTAATATGATTAAGGATAGACAGCACACAGCTATGCTAGAACATGGTACTGTATATCTGAAGGGTACATATGATGTATCTGCAATGGGAAGTTGACGACACAGTATCGGTTATAAATATGATATTAACAAATACTCAAAAGTTGTCACTGATGAGTCTGCAGATTTTAGAAATATTTATATAACTACGAATCTGCGTGTGTTATATGAAAATAACTGACTTGACGACCTAAAATATCTTTGTGAACCTACAGAATACCATGAAAAACGAATTACAGTAAAGTTCCTTTGTGATCGGGGTGTATCTCATGAATTTGTAAGACATAGAGTGTTTAGCTTTGCTCAAGAGAGTACAAGATACTGTAATTACAGTAAGGATAAGTTTGGTAAGGAACTTACTTTTATTGAACCATGTTGGTTAGAAGATTACAACTATGATGACAATACTTATAATCAGTTATTTATAGATAGTTTAAGATGGGCAGAAGCTCATTATTTGGACTTGCTTAAAAAACGGGAAGATAAGATACCTGGTGAGAGATATAAGACAGGGTTTAGAAATAATCCTTGGACTCCCCAACAAGCAAGAGCAGTTCTTCCTAATGCTCTTAAAACAGAATTAGTAATGACTGGATTTATTTCTGATTGGGAGCATTTCTTTGATCTTAGATGTGATAAAGCTGCACATCCCCAAGCTCGCGAACTAGCTGTTCCTTTAAAAGAGGAATTCATAAAAAGAAACTTAATAAATAGTTAATATATGGAAGGAATTTGTGGAGATAATAGGTTCGAAATAATTGCTAAAGCTAAAGAAGATATAATGTCAAGTACTAATATTAAATCATCTTCAGATGAGATGAAAGTACTTGATAATTTTCTATTTAGATGTTGGCAAATGGGATGGTTAAATAAATATGAATAATGACTAGATTAGAATTTTCAGAAATGTATCCCTACGCTGTAGATGGTTCCAGAAGAAGTGCAATTTTTGGAGAAAAGAGAGCACTTCTTGTTAAAATTTTACAGCAAGGATCCCCAATATATCAAGATACTTTTTATTATGGTCATGCAGAAAAATCAGACCATTTTAAGGAAGTAACAGTTGATGATATTGATAGTATAGCTGGATGGAGAGATTGCCATTATTACACTCTATATACAGATAGACAAGGTAATAGTGCTTGGATTTTATCAGGAGGAAGATACGATTAATATGGAGATAAATAAATATGGATCTGATTAAAGCTTGTAAACAACTTGTAGTTAAAGATCCTTTTTATGGTTTATTTCTATTATCTTTAAATAAATATTATTCTAAAGATGATGCAACAGCATGAGTTACAAGAAACGGGATTAACTATGAATTATGTGTTAATCCCGATTTTTGAAATACTTTAACTGATGACGAACAGTTAGGAATATTAAAACATGAGCTGTTGCATATTGCATTTAAACATTTGTTAATGCAAGAATCTTTTAATGATAAAGAAGTATTCAATATTGCCGCTGACGCAGAAGTAAATCAATATATTGATGTTCTTCCAAAAGATGCTATTGATATCAAAGATATTGATCCTATGCTTCCTCCGAAAGCAGGAACCAAATACTATTATGAATACCTTTATAAAGATAAGAAAGACTCTTCTGGGGGGCCGAAAAACCATAATCATTGAAAGGATTTTTCTGATTTATCAGACGCAGAAAAAACTTTAATTAACAATCAAACTGACCACATTGTAAAACAGGTTGCAACTCAAGTAATTAAATCTAGAGGAACTATTCCTTCCGAGCTAAAAGCATATGTGGATAAATTGTTTAAAATAAAACCTTCTATATTTAACTGGAAGGCCTATTTTAGACGACTTTTAGGATTTGCTATTGATGTCTTTGTAAAAAAGACACATCGTAAAGTATCTAAACGGTTTGAGGGAGCTGCAGGTATTAAACTAAAACATAAACATGATATTTTAGTTGCTATTGATACTTCTGGTTCCGTTAGTACTAAGGAGTTAAAAGATTTTATTAGCGAGATTTATCACATCTGGAAAGCTGGGGCAGGTGTTGATGTAATTGAGTGCGACGCTAGAATACATAGGATATATCCATTCAAAGGGACTTTTGATGGTACATTCACTGGTAGAGGAGGTACAGACTTCAAACCTGTTATTGATTACTACAATCAATGTAGAAAACAATATTCTACTTTAGTATTCTTTACAGATGGCTATGCACCTACAGATACTTTTAAAGTAATGAAGCAGATGATCTGGGTAATTACCTCTAATGGTAATAGAAATAATCATTATCCAGGTTACAGTATGTTTATCCCATCTGATAATGGAGCTGAATAAAGTTAATTTAGAAGAATTTAAAACTATATTTCAATATATTATTGAGAATAACAAACGTTTAGTGGAAGTTGGAAAAATTCCCACTGCAATCTCATTGGAAGCCGATTCAGGAATTGGAAAGACTTCTACAATTTTACAAATAGCTGAAGAACTGAATATGGGATTCATCAAATTGAATCTTTCTCAGTGTGAAGAATTAGGTGACCTAATTGGATTCCCCATAAAAGAGTATTATGTATGTTCTGATGAAGGTGAATGTCAATGAGTTTCAAGTGATTTGCTGGCATACTATCTTCAAAATGGATACAAGGTTCAGAACTTAACTCGAATGTCTTATGCGCCTCCTACGTGGATGCCAAAAGAAGATAATGAAAATGGATGTATACTTCTTCTTGATGACTATTCAAGAGCACTTCCTATGTTCTTGCAGGCGACTATGGAGCTTATTGATAGAGGTGAATATATTTCTTGGAAACTTCCAAAGAACTGTACTATAGTATTAACTTCTAATCCTGATAATGGAGACTATAATGTTAGTACTATGGATAATGCTCAGAAAACTCGATATATTAACTTTGAAATTGATTTTGATGTTAATGTGTGGGCACGTTGGGCTGAAACTGACAAATTAGATTCCCGAGCTATTAACTTTGCATTATTATATCCTGAAATATTTGAAAAAGAGGGAAATGTGCAGAAAATTAATCCAAGAAGTTATGTTACCTTCTGTAATGCTATTTCTGGTTTAAAGGATTGGAGCACCTCAGCAAATCTAGCAATGATTCTTAATATTGCTAAAGGATGTTTTACATCTAAAGAAAATATTGTTGGAAACTTATTTACTACGTTTATTGCTAATAAACTGGATAAGCTAATTGCTCCTAAAGATATGCTGTTTGAACCTTGGGATACTGTAAAAACTAAAATTAAAAGTTGTGTATATGATAGTAATGGATATCGTCCAGATATAGCTTCTGTATTATCTACACGATTACTTAATTATAGTCTTTTATATTTCGGAGAAAAGGGAGCTAAAACGGAAGTAGTTCAAGATCGATTACTTGAATTTATCAATTCTCCTGAACCTTTACTAACTGAAGACTTATTGTTTCATTTAATTAAAACGATTACTACAAAGTTTTCAGGAAGAGCAAATAAGTTAATTATGAATCCTAAAATCAGAGCTAAAATTTTATAATATGAAATTAAACGGAATTGATATTGCATTTCTCGTTCCTTATAGGAGAAATAGTGGGTCAGCAAATTTATGTAAATGGTCTTCATATCATTCAGAAAATATACATTTTTCAGTTAGAACTTCAATGGTGCTACATACCCCTGAAGAAGTAAATACTGCGCTAACTAATAAACTTACAGATCTATCGGATGTAACTAAGCTATATTTTGACTCTAGTTCAACCTATCCACGGTTCAAAATTAGGGATACAAAATTTCAAAGAGTTATTAAGGTAGCAAGATGTGATGCTGCTATAATTCCAGATTCTCTTAACTATTATCCTAGTAGTGGAGAGTATTATTTATTTGAATATGTTAAAGAGGATCAAACTAAAATAATTTATAGTATTTGTCCAAAATTGTTTAAAGATAGTGATTCATTTATTTATAATGATGTTTGCTCTCAGGGAACAGACTTTATAGATGGCGTCAAAACTATAAATACCTTACCTAAAGGTTCCACTTTGATTTACAGTGGAAAGTTAGTATTTTGTGATGAAACCTATGTAGAAACAATTAATAACATAGTTTCTGTATATCCAAAATATGCAAAAGAAAGTACTCTAGATAAACTAGTTAATGGCACATTGGAAAAGATTACCGAAGAAAGTATCTTGTCATTAAATGATATGCTAGCATCAACCGATAATACTACTGTGGAACTGGGATTAAAAATTTTACAAGGAATGAATGTTACAGAAAGCCCTGCTGCAGTAACATGTTTATTATATGGGAATTTCGATAATATATCTAAGAATAAAGCCATGGGAACAACAGGAGTATCTCAAGTTTTTAAGTCCTTAAATGTAAATACAAGATATGCTCCTTATGATCCCATTACTGGAATAGCTAAAGCGTTAGAGTCAAACACTTGGAAAAATGCAACATCTGAGGATAAATCTTTAACATATACTTTATGTAGGGGTATCCTTTCTAATTTTTATAGAGAAAAAGATAGACAAGTTATGGATACTCTTCATAACCTCCCATTTAAAATCAAAACATATGTCGACTAGGAATATTTTATGTATAGCTGGTTTAAAGGGGAGTGGTAAGGATGAGAGTGCTAAAATGCTTCAATTTTGTTTGAATTCTCCAAGATGAATGCAAACATATTGAATGTATAAACATTGTAATATCTTTACAGAGGGAAAGTTTAAGATTTGTAGATTTGCTGATACTTTAAAATGTCTTCTTTCAATACTCCTTAATGTTAGTGTTGAAAGATTTGAAGATAGACAATTTAAAGAGGACTATTACGTAGATTTCAGTACTTTAACAATTCATCATAAGAATTTTGTAGAAAGAGAAAAAATTCTAGTAGATAATAAGTTTTCAAAGTTAGCCAAGGATCTTAATCCTTCTTTAACTGAAGATTACTGACTTTCTATTAGGCAGGTTTTGCAATACTTTGGAACTGAAATAATGAGATATTATTTTGGGGATAAATTATGGATTTTAACTACATATGAGCAAGAGTGCAAAAATATGATTATCTCAGATCTGCGATTCCAGATTGAATTTGAAGAATCAAAGAAACGAGGAGGGAAAGTTATTTATATCCATAGACCAGAGTGTAAGGCAGGCTCCCATGCCTCAGAAAGAGAGCTTTTAACGTTATATGGAAATGGAGACTATGACTATCTGATTAATAATGATGGTTCATTGTCAGATTTATTTTGTAAAATAAAAAATATTAGTAAATTATGCCTACAGAAATAAAACGATGTGGATATTGCGAAAGCAATAAGATTGAACATGAATTCCAGGATAATAAATATGGAAAGTATATTCGAGTTTTTAATCTTAAAGAATCAGGAAAAGGTTCTAGTTGCACTGTGTGCAATGGAGGATTAAAAAGTAAAAAATAAAAAAAATAACCCCTACTTGCTATATGCAGGTAGGGGTTATTTTTTTTACTCCTCTAATCATTTATTTACAGAAGGACGGATAGGTTTAAACATTCCAACAGAGTTTACTGTTCCAGATAGAGCAGCTTCTGCAACATTTAAATCATCATCTCCAGCTGCTCTAAAGAAATTTCTAGCAGCATTTTGAATAATATTAAACGAAGGGGGCTCCCATGTAAATAAACTTTGATCTAAAAGTCGTAATACGGAAAAATCTTGAGTAGATTGATCTGCTATTCAGTATAGATTTTGGAACATAGAATCTGCATTTTGAAGTTGCTTTTTATAACTAATTCCTGTTACTTCTGGATCATCAAAAAACATCATTCGTATTAATGTAATAAATAATGTTGATAATAGAAGATCATATAAACCTTGAAGTACATTTGAATGTCTAATATCTCCCTTCTTACCATACTCCTTCCATAATTTTTTGTATACAGAAGTATCTCCGTTGCGAAGAGCTTCATATGTACCTATTCCCAGGTCCTTAAATAAATGAATATACGACTGGAAAATTCCTTCCATATATGCGCCAGTTCAGCCTAACTTTGGTTTTGCATCTGCTGCATATTGTTTATACTCACCTTCTAAATCCTTATCATTTACTATACGTACCTCTAACGGACTATTACTTATCGCTATAGACCATAGTTTATTTCCTGAAGAATCCGTTAGTTGTTCATAACTACCTCTAGCAGTTTGATCAGTTCTCACTTGGAAATACATCATTTTTTTAGCAGACATGAAAGCCATGAACTGCTTGAAGATTCCTCCAATAGCAGTTTTAAAGAATCATGCTTTCACTTCTTTGTCGTAGTAACCAAAGGACATATCAGCAAAAGACTTAAAGGAGTTACGTTGTAAATCTGTATATGCTTTAGGAAGATTAGGAACTTTACCTGGTTCTGGACTTGGAATCTGATTAGCCACTCCTAATTCCTTATTCATATCATTTCTCATAACCATATATAAAGATTCTTGTTCATTAAACTTTGTTTTTAATTCCTTAGGTACTTTACTATAGTCTCCTTTATATTTCACGTAGACATCAAATCTTTTGTCTTTTGCCATATTGTACTTTAATTCCCTTACTCCATCCTTAGATTCTACTAATTCATGAGCATCCCAACAACCATCATGGATCATTTGGGCGATGAACATTGACATTCGATTTCAATAATCAGGAGCCGTTAAAGACCATGACATAAACCTATTAAATGTTGCAAACACACCAGTCTTGTTAGAAGTTACCTGCTCTGGAATCTCAGTAATTGACATATTAGCCATTCCATAGAACTCATTAAGAAGCTCTACTTTAGTAACATTCATAATGAAATTAGGAACATCTCCAGTTAAAATGCCCAAAGCTTTGGTATATTCTCCCACTCCAAAAGTATCCTTACCATAAGATGCAAACATAGCTTTACTTATATTTGTCCAAAAGCCCATTATAACCTCTCTTGGGACATTCATTATGTTCCAACCAAGAGCTACTGCCGATGCGGCAGCACGAACTGGAGCAATTACTTTATAAGCAGTCTGAACTTCAGGAGCCATAATACTATCGTTATATATAGCACTTTTTACATACTTTTTAACAAATTCTTCGAAGTTAGGAAGTTCTTTACCAGTTATATAAGATTGGAATTGTATAGAATAAAGTGCTCCTTTTATTGCGGGTATAACTTCCATGTCAAAAACTTTTTGAGACTCCATAGCTATTGTAAAGGTATCGAGTATTGTCTCTAAGTCCATGGAAAAGTTTTTAATTCCACCATTCTTCTCAATGATGTCTCTACGAACATTTGGATTTTTTCTAGATTCAAATTCATTATAAACACCTTGGAATAAATCAGAAACTTTTTTACGCTCTTCTATTTGTCCCTCCAAAGTGTCTTTCATTTGAACCGCTTTATTTCTAATCTCATCGTACCAGGAACGAACAGAAGGGAAGTTAATTCCACCCTTTGGATCTCTGAATTTGTCTAAACCATTTGCTCTAAGTAATGGAATAAAGTAATCCTCCCTATTAAATTGTTCCTCCTTAACATCCCTTCAAGACTTTCATTTATATTTCTTCTTATCATAGGAATATTTATTTAACTCATAAAGAGTATATTTAATAAAATCCCTTTGAGTTGGAGTTAAGCTTGTAGAAGTTCACGGATTTTTGAGGATATAATCATCATCTTCCAACTCATTATCACTATTCCTTCTAAATAGATTAAAGTAATTAGAGGAACTATCTCCAATGATTATATGTCGCATTAATCCGTAATCATTTCCTTTTTTAAGTTTGGCTACTTGTGCTCTATTTATTGCTTTATAGTCAGAGAAAGTTTCCCTAATTTTTCCAAATGCAGCATCTACAATAGTTCTAATTATTTGGACATTCTCACTAGGGATTAAGTCCATAGAAGCCCACATTGCTCCAGAATTCCATCCATACATTGAAATATCAGACTCACAAACCATCTCTCTATTCTGATAGATTGCTAAAGCCTTCTCAATTTGATCCATTAATGTGGTTTCTGGACAGATAATATTAATCTTTCCAGGATTCTCAAATAATGCTGGGAAACTATCTTTGAGCTGTTGCCTAATTACTTTTAGTAGTTCTACTTTTGTTGAATCTATTAAATCAGAAGATGCAGTTTTTATTTTATCTAGCCCTGTTCTTTTTGTAAGAACCTCCTTTAAGAGATTAAACTTATCCCCGTCCAAAAGATTACCCATTTTTGAAGGTTTGATATTTTCTCCTACTTGAGAAAGTTGCCTTGTGGAATCTATGAATTGATTAAACATATATAGTACATTCACTAAAGGATCAACAAATCTATCTTTAGATAGATTATTATTAATTCCTAGGAATCTGGTAGCTATCTCCATGTTATTAATCATATTAGCAGTAGTCATCATATATCCAACAGGGGCACCTAATTGTAAGCAGGCAACTGTTCCAAGTTTCTTACCACTTCCCTTTAATAAATCATTAGCAATCAGTAAAGATTTTACTATTTCTATATTACCAATGGTTTTTAAATTTCTATCTCCTACAACATTAGGAACATTTTCAAATAACTTAGCCTTTTTGTTTGTGGAATCCCAAGGAATATTTGGATTCAATGATAAGCAATTTATAATATCGATTCCAATAGGAGTTTCTATCAAAATCATATTATATTGTTTCGCAAGGTCTGAATTTATTATTTTTGCTCCAGAGCCCTTATACTTTAATAAGACTGCAGATAATTGGTTTATGATATCTCCACTATTAGCCGCACTAGCAAATGAAGAAATATCTTTGTCACTTCTATTTAGAAATTCCCTTATGTCACTAACTAAAGTTTCATACTGGTTATCAAATCTATTACCAGAGCGCTCAACAATCTCCTGAGCAACTTTATCTATTACAGAGTCCAAGTTTTCCTTAGAAATTCCTCTAATAGTTTTTCTTTCAAGTTTGGCCCCAGTTTCACTTCATATATTATATGATAAATTATGCTTACCTTTATATACAGAGTTCTCAGCATTTTTCCTTAGCTGTGTCTTTATATACTCAATGTTGGCTTTTTTCTGACCTCTAGCTGATCCTTTTCCAAATAAAGATTCTATATTAGAAGTCATTAACTCCAATTGTTTTGGATTTACTTCCAATCTTTGAATAGCTCTAGAAAATATTGGATCTAAGTTTGCATTAATATTACTATCTGTCTTTACGCTAGTTGAAAAAGATTTTAGAATTCCATTAGTAGCAGTCTTATCTTTTCCCAAAGTAATATTATATATATCAAGACCACTATCATTTACTGGGAGTCCTAATTTTCCCAGTAGTCTTCAGTACATGGCTAATTGATATTTCGTCTTCAAAGTTTTTTCTGATGCCCATTCAGAAATATCATTCCTTGAAACTTTTAAATCAATTATGTTAGGAACCCCATTAACAACTAAAATTGCATCCAGCTTACCCCTAATTTTCTTTCTCCCATTAACTTCAGAGTCTAAGTCAGCCGTTATACGTTGCTCTGCCAGCCAGGTTACAGTAGGAGATTCTCCTCTATCTCTATATGTCTTTGTATAAACATCTTCAATATCCTGCTTTGCTTTTATAACTCTTTTATAATAAGAGTCGAAAACTTGTTCAAGAGGTGGAGAAGTTTCTGTACCTTCAATCAAATTTTGAATAACAGTAAGTGAATCAGGCACCTCATCATAATCCTCTCCGTATTTTACCCTGAAAGTATCTAGCAAATCCGTTATTGCGTTCCAAACCTTAGTTTTACGAGTTGCTGTTTCTACAGGATTTTTAATAATCATCTCAAAAATCTTGTGAATAATCTCTCCTCGTAACATAGTATCTAGATTATTTCTATTTTCCTCCTGAGCATCTAAATCAAATTGAGTTAGTGTCTCTTCATCAAGTGTGAATTCAGAATCTTTAATCTGCTTCTTAAAATGCATAAACCACTCTTTAGCAGGTCTTAGTTTAGCATCTTCTCTTCATTCCGAGGGTAGGGTATTATCAAAATAAGTAGTTCTAATTAAGTTTATTGCTTCAACGTTATTTTCAGCTTCTCCTTTAAACATAGCATAAGCTCTAGCTATAGAAGTCTGAATAAGCACATTTAAATAGTTGTTAGTTATAAACTCAGGAAATAATCTCTTGTACTCTTCCCCTTTCAAAACTCTTATATCCGCTAGAGCAACACTAAGAGATATAGCATCACTTCTTTTACCGTACTCCTCAGTATCCCAATCGTTTAGTTTAGTTTGAGTAAGTAGTTCTTTGGTAGCTTCCCAGGATATTTGATTTGCAGCTCTAATTACATTAACTGTGGCACTATGAGTATCCTGTACATTTACATATAATTCACTTTCTTTAGTAACAGGATTTATCATTTCCTCTATTACTACATTTGTATCCTTTAGATACTCTCTAGCATCAGCCTCAGTATCAAATACCTTAAACTCCTCTTTTCCTTTAATTTTAACTATACATGCCATTATAACTCACAACTAATGATATATAAACCTTTATCTATTAACTCCTGAATAAAAGTATCTACCTGTTCTTCTGTTTTACCGTATTTTTCAAATAATTCTGCCCTATTTCTTTCAAGAGTATTTACAAAAATATCCCCATTTGTAGAATCCAGTATATCGGAACTTAATTGTTCTACTATAGATTGAGCTTGCTCTGAAATTTCTGGGTTTTCCTGATTGATAACAATATCTTTTAAGGTTCTCCAGAAAACTTTTGGATTTGCTACTTCTGATGGTTTTTCCGCAGACCCATCATTCAAATACATGTAGTAATTAAGTGCTAATTTAAGCTGTCTATATGTATCAGAGGTAGCTGTAACCTTTCTCTTCATTCCTATTTGTAATGTTGGGACTACATCTCCATTAATGGTTGCTGTATTTACTTTAGCTAATTCCTCTTGGTCATAATTAAAAAATATAGTATCAAAATTAGTAACTCCAAATAAATCATGTAGGATTATTCTTAAATCAGATGTACTTAATATTTGATCCTCATTTTCCACTACTTTTAGGGTTAACAACAAATCTTTTAGCTCTTTATTTCCTTTGGTGAATGTAATAGTATTTATTTTTTCAATAGGATCTAATGTATAATCTCCATTTACAAACTCCTCTCCTTGCTTAACATATATTCCAGAGGAGGTACGTATTATACTCCCTTCTGGAAGAATAGAAGTTAATTCTTGTCCATTTACAAGAGTGTTGCTAAATATAGGTTCCTGGTTATTTCAGTATCTTAATTTCTTTTTATCAGAACTTTTATTACTATAAAAATCTATGGTTTCTGTAGTATCTGAAGTAACCCCAAACCATTTTCTGAACAAATCCTCAGAATCTTTAGGGTCCACCTTAATGTATTTTCCATTAATTATATTATACCAAGTCTTCCCAGCTAACAAATAAGATTTTCCTGAATCGCTAAGAGTAAATGGAATATATAGTTTATTTATCCTACTAATATCTAAAGTCTCTTCAGTTCCAGCATTCAGATTTAAAACTTTTATTGTGTTTTTCTCATCTCTTGACTGAACTATATAATCCACTCCTTTAGATTTAACCAAATACCCAACAACTTTTTTTGTATCTGTTTTTAGGATATCCTTAACTTCTTCTGCAGTCATATTTGCTGCAGATTCATAAGGAACGTATAGAGCAGCAACAAGTTCTGGAAGGCGATTATTGGCTAACCAAGTTAATTGTTTATAAATGTCCTCTATTGAAGCATCTCCCTCTTTGGAATATAGGTTGTTAATAATTTCAGAAACCCTTGAAGACCCCTCTTGTAACTCTAAATACGACTTATAAATAATTTTAATTTTAGGTTCCTTATAAAAGAAATTATTACCTGTTAATAGAAGAGCCCTTTGTTTAGTAAAGCCGTACCAATTTTTTGTATCCCCTCAACTTGGAACTACTAAAGCATTTCTTTGAAACTGGTTAGCATCATATGATTCAAAATCATTAAGTGCTCAGTTTAATTCAGAATTTCCAACAAACTTATTTATAAATTCATCTTGAGATAAACTAGAGGTTAGTCCTCCAATATATAGCTCTTGATTAGTTTTCTCGTTAGATAAGGAATTCAATATAGTATCAAATAATGTGTACCTATCTACATTATCACCTTCAACTCAGTATCCAACTGGAAGAGTCCCTCGGGTAATAAAGTTATAGATAAGTTCCCAATCTGAACCTTGTACAGACTCAGATTGGGGCTCATCATTCATTATCTTAAATATATTATCTCTAACTTTAATTTCAATACATGCCATACTAACATAATTTTATAGTTACAATACCTTTAGCAAAAGCACTTGATAATGCATTTCTATGTAATAACACTTGCATACCAAAGTTTTTAACGGATACAAATAGAGGTAAATATGTTGGGTTCACAGCCCAAGATGGTCTCTTTGATCCCATAGAACCTATTAATGGATCAAACGAATCCTCGTATATATCATATCCAGGAAGCTCCTTATTTCTTCCAAAAATATCTTTTAAATCTGGAATTTTATTTACTTCCTCTAAATTTGCATATGTTGAAACTGCTTTATCATATTTATTAACATATCTAACCCATTTTGAGACAATACTATCTGGGTCTTCGATATTAAGATTCCCATCTAAAAGCATTGTGATGGAATTTCCTCCTGCTGCATGCTTATTTACTAATAAATCATAGATATACATCCATTCATATATAGAATGTCCATTTATAATATCATTCTGAATACCATAAAAATTATTTTTTATAATCTCTATAGTATCTTCATATTGAGGATCTGATAAATTAACTCTAGATCCAATAAATGTAACCCTTTCTCCAAACAGTGGATTATGAATGGAATTAGCTATAAGATTAGAAGCAAAGCTATTATTAGGATATCGTCTTTTTAACTCTGGAATAATAACTCTTTCTATATAAGGTTTTAAAGAAATTAATCCATCAAATGTATCTGTAGATAACATTATTGGGGCATCTGTCACAACTTCCTCAACAGAATTATTATTATTAATTCTTTTCCAATATCTATTAGATTCAAATTCAAAAGGTTCACTTATAAAGAAGTCAAATATCTTTCTATCATTAACTAATCTAAGAAGAGATCTCAATACAGTGTCGTCAACCTGATAATCTCTTGAAAGATCTTTATAAGCGATTGTATATGTGTTATCAATATCCTTGGATAGTAATTGCATATTACGCTTAAACTGAATTGGGACAGAAAACATCTCTCTATAATGAGGGACTGAATTAATAATATCTAACAAATTAAAGTTGATCTTAGATTGATCGTAGATGTTAATCCACTCTTTAGCATAGACTGGGTCATTTAAGAACTTCTCAAAAGAAAATGATCTTTTAGTTGCCGCCTTTATAGTGTTCTCAATCTTTAATTGGAACAAAAGAGGTGAACCAAATTCAACTTGAATTCCCCCATTAATACCAAGAAGCTGACCAAGACTGGTTAATTCCTCCGCTCCTGCAAATAACTTTTCAAGAACTTTTATTTTAGAGGAAAATTCTGAATTATTTACAGGTTTACCTAAATATTCACTATATAAAGTTTTTACTCTTGCCAGGGTTTTCTTTGTAGAAAGGATTTTGCTGATTTTACTTATAGAAACTTCCTTATTAAACAGGTCTCCTCTGCTAATAGTTATTAAAACGTTAATCAGAGGATCTGTAAAAATAGCAGCTGCTTGATCTAAATTCACCCCTAAAGATAAGCAAAATTCATAAGCTGGCAAAATCTCAGGAGTAGCATTTAGTAAGTCCATTTTCATTTCCTTAGCATTATCCGTAGATGAACTAATAACGCTAGAATTTATAGTTGTTGGGATAAAATCTCCTATTTTAGAACCTATAGGAACTAATTGCAACTTTTCTGGACTTTCTCCTATGAAGAAAGAATGAATTTCCTTATCTCCAATAGTTTCTGATACTGTTTTTACATAAATTCCATTATTAAGGTGAAGAGCTTCTGTTCTCTCATCTGTAATCTTAGTGTCTATTGTATCTCAACTTTCAAACAGATTATAAAGATATTCATAAGATGCTGAGTTTAAGGTTTGTCCTGGATAACCGAAACTTACAATATTTTTACTGCCAGTTCTTCAATCTGAGGGCAAAGGTATTTGAATGTAGTTAGCAACATTATCTCCAGCTTCCTGTTTCAAATTATAGTAATAAGTCAAAGCATAAAAAGCTTTTTGGGCTACTGCAGAAATACCAATATCTTTTTTACCAACAGATGTAGTCTGATTAACAAAAATATCAGTCAAAGGATTAAGGTGATTTCTTTTAGCTGCTTCAAGATTTCTATCTTTAACAGTATCGTTAACTGGGTCCATAGTAGTTGGATCAGTAGATGCCATTAGTGTTCTAGGATCTCTATAAATTCCTTTAATTGATTCTAGAATATAATTTTGCATTGCTTGAATCTGATCTGAATTAGAGTTCTCTAATCCAGAACGTGCAACTAATTCATCCTTAATTATTGAAAATGCCCTTTCAACTCTTCTTCCAATTTCTTTAGGATCTAACCTTCCCCATGCTCTAATAGTGTCCTCATCAGCTGCTATATTTACTCTGGCTAAATTATTTATATCCAGTAAATATTCTTTATTTAATCTAATATCGGTTGTATCTAAGTAACTGGATATTTTTGAAATTAAATTTGGAAGTTCTTCAAAAGTATTATTTAAAATAATATTTCCAAGTTCTACATTTATTTCTAATTCTTCATTAGATAAGTTTACTCCCAAATCAGAGGTAGAGTCAATAATTGTTAATTCTCCCTCCTTCATTTCCTTATATATTCCATTTCTATCCAAAGCTGCCATTATAGCATATGCCTTATCAATGTCATAGTCACTACCCTCTAAGAACACATTCATATTTGGAACCATAGTAACATTGTTACCCCAAGGTAGATACCCTGCAGTTTTTATAACCATAGCAAATGCAAGTGCCTGTGCAGGAATACGAGACATTACAGCATCATTAGACTTTAGCCATGAATCATATTGTTTTCTAGCTACTCTATCAAATATCCGATCTACGTTATCCAAATTAAGATTATATAAATGTTTTCTAGATAATGTGTTATCACTTCTATAAAAAACGAAAGGATTAGAATCTAAAATAGTATTAAGATCTTCCTCATTAGTATAAATCATTTCTACTGTGATTTTACCCTCAGTATATTTATATAGTTTAGCATTATCAGGTCATTTGTATAGTTTATTTCCTGAAGCATCTAATCTAAATCCATCCTCATCCACAACTGGAATAGTTGATTTATATACACTGAGATCTAACAACGAGGGATCTGTAATTACCGCAGTAGGCTTTCCATTAGAAGCATACATTAAGTAGTTATATGGAACTACTATATTTTGAAATTTATCCTGTAGCTTTTCTTTAAAATAAGTCTCTTTCTTTTGTAAGATTTCAGATACATTCATTCCATCAATTCCAAAAGCATTTCTATAATTATTAGTAGTTAATCGCTCTTCTTCTTTAATAACATATTCAAAAGTATCCATTGGGGTAACTCCTTCTGGAAGCTCTTTATTTATAATTTCAGTGTTTTTTGAAGATATAGCATTAAGCACAACATCACTAAAATACTTTTGTAAAGACTTCTTTAAATTAAATAATTCTTGGAAAGTATATGATTGTCCATTATAGTCAATAGTATCACTTTTTCCCATAGAGTCTAAAATATTGGAAATAGTTGCGATTTGCTGCATCGTTTTAAAATGATACATACCAATAACCTCTGAACCATTAGTAATGAAGGCTTGTTTAGAACGTAAATTTCTGGGCAAATCAAGGGCTCTTACATAAGTGAATCCTTTAAGAATATTATCTCTTACAGTATTTAATTTTTCCCAAGTATCAATAACTACTGGTTGACCACCTCTTGTTACAGGATTTACTAAATAATAAACATCTACAGGCATCACTTCATATGGAGATACTTTTTGAGCTTCTATATAATCTTCTCTAATTAAAGATTTGGACTCATCTTCCCAGACTAAAGAGCGTAAATAATCTTTGATGTTCATTTCTGTGCCATCTGGAAGATATTTAATATCATCTTTAAAATAAGTAATTCCAGATTCATCCTCATATAACATACACATATTATGTGATGGTACTAAAACGTCACCTCTACCTGACCATAATCTTGCTATGAACTTATTAAAATAAGAACCTACAGTAGTATGTAGTTTTCCAAGCATTTGGTGGTCACTATAAGGAGCTTTGTATGGAGATGGTAATTTGGGGTTTAGATGTTGAATTTCCCTCATTAATTCATTAGCCAACCCCATAACATCCAATGTAGGATCAGCAAAGATTCTTTCAATCTTTTTCCCAAATAAATTATCCAGCTTTTCCTGAGCTATACGCCTAGCATTCTCATCCACCATTGACATAGGATCTATAAAAGTCTTTTCCTTTAAAATAGAAACCATTTTACTAAGATTCTGATAGATTCGCTTAACCTTTTCTGGAACATAGTTATTCTCAGTAATAAATGATATTAACTGAGTGATCTCATGAATTTCTCCATCTTCTGCACTATGGTCGGGATCCAATTGAATACCAAAGTTCTCAATATTCATTTTCATTGTATATCTCTTACTTAGATCCTTCTCAGCTACTCTGAGATCAACAACAGGTGTCTTTGCAGATTTTTGAGATGATGAGGTTGGGAAATAATGAACAATAGTCTTTTTAGCGTATTGGTCAATATTGTTTTGAGAGTCTATACTATCAGTATTGTTAAGCCTCGTACCTAATCTATTCAATAATATAGTCATGGTATCCATAGATTGCTCTCCATAAACTCCATTTTCATCACAGCTATACTCACCTCCCAGAATATCTTTCCATATAGAATATAAGTTATTATTGGTAGATAGTACATCAGTAGCTCCAGTTACAGAATTATACTTCTCATATTTTAGGGTGTCAGAACTTTTATCATAAGTAACATTGGAAATTAAGTAAAGTACTCCATTTTCTTTTACAAAGATATCATCTAGCTCCTCAATTGTATTTCCATCATAATCAACAATTTCATTATCCTCATTAACAGAATATAAGGGATTTATTTTAGTTCCTTCTAAAGATAGTCTAACAAATAATAGAGGGTCAATTCCTCCTACAGCTGTAATATTGTCATCAGAGAACTTTCTAAGCCATGCATTATCGATGCTGAAGTCTGCCAGCTTAGAAAGGTACGCAAATCCTTTTTCAGGATCTAAAGAGTGCATTAGTAACTTTAAATCATTTCCTTTTGGTTTTACATCAGTTAATGATTGTTTAAGAAGATTATCACTAAATCTACATGAAAACATAGCACCGTCTGCTACTTCTAAAGAAGTTCTGAATCCTTTTCCAGAAGATGCATTACCAGAATATGCAAACATTTCTGCAACATCATTTGCTATAGTCATAGTATTAATCTGATTCGACAATCCGCTCAATACATTAGGCATACAGGAATGCATAGTTGCAGTTAGTGCAACCATACGCTTTACCATAGTTAAATGGGAACCAGAATCCATGCTAATATAATCCTTTCCTTTATTTTTGTGTGATAAGGGAACTCCAACAGTATTAGCTAGAATATTCTCACTTAGAACATTTTTTACTAAGAAATAGGTATATAAAGGAGATTTCTTAGCATCCTCTGTTAAATTTCCATCAGTAGTTAGAAGACTTCTTACATTAATTGTAGTTTTATCATCTAACTTGATTGTGGGCAAAATTACTGATAATTGAGATAAGAACTCTTTATATATAGAATCAAGAGGTGTTTTTTGATTAAAGAGCTCAACAGAAGCTACCATATAAGGAGAAATTTTAGCTACTCCTTTGTTTAAAACATAATCATGAACCATTGCTATGTTTTTATTTGTCCCGTATTGGTTATTAAACGCAAACAAAGCATCATTTATGGCACTCTCTCCAATACTATTTTTTTGTAGATATGTATTTATACTGTCGGATGCAGATAAAAGATCTTCTAAAGAGTTTTCTTTAGCATTAGCTTTAATATCTATTGTAAGAGGGATATTAAAAAGTAATACAAAATCCCTAATAGTGTTTGTTAGATTTTGCGCATAAATATTTCTAAGCTCACTCAATACTTTAGGTTCAATTTCGGAGTTATTTTTTCCAAAATAGTTCTTAATAGCTGTTGAGCTAAATTCAAATAAAGGAATCCTTGGTTTATCTGAAGGTGTAATTGCCTGTATTCTTATAATAGAATCTGAAGAATTTTTCCAACTATTCCAGAAGTCCTCTATAAAAGCTAATTTAAAAGCTTCTGGGTTACTTAAATTACCAACATCCTTAATTACTTCCTCCCCATTAATAGTAGTTCTTACAGTTGAACGATAAATTGTTCTTAAAAATAGATTCTCTTCAGAATTCTTTTTATGTTTGAATAATATAGTTTGTTCAAATGGGGATATTGGAGCTTCTATCCCAGCTTTCTGATACTGTTGATTAACTTTTTCTTTTCTTAGCCTATTTCTATAAATCTGCTCCTGTACTGTTCCAGCAACACTTGATAATCCAATCATTGGGAGGGCTTTTCCTAAAACATTTTTAGAAGAACCTTTAATTGAGTACGGGTTATAAGCATTAATTTTGTTTAATACTACTAAGATTTTCCTAGCTCTTTTATCTTTACCTTGATAACGCTGTAGGAAATCAGAAAAGTGAGCATCAACTGTTTGGTTTTTAAAATCAACAATTTGCTGAATTGCTTCTTTAAATGCCCCAGCAGATGCAGCGTCAATGTCAACAGACTCTCCAAATATTTGTTGGGAAACACTACTTAGAGTATCCTCAGAAACATTTGCATCCAGAATATACTTTCCACTATCAGTTCTAATGAAGACACCTTTGAACACTGGGTTATCTAAGTCAAATAATCCAGAACTAACATAATCACTTAATTTTCCGTATGCAGTAGAATTCTCATCTATTGAAAGACTTAAAACATTAGCCGTTCCAGATAGATTATAATCTATATATGTATTAGTTCTATATTTATCGAAGCTTTTTAAGAAAATATCCATAGGATTAAACCCTGTAAACTCTGTTAACTGTTTCTTGGAATTTTCATAAAAATCGGTAGCTTCTCCATCAGAATAAATCCATCTATCAAGAAAACTATGAAGAACATTTTGATAAAGCTCAGAATGAGCTCCAGTATTACTATATTTTCCTACTAAATAATCAATTAAAGAGTAGGGATTTTCCAGATACCCTATATACGCATCCTCAGGCATAGCATTAATCTCTTCAGAAATAGATGCAAAAAGAGTATTTCTATTTAAGGTTCTATTATTGAGCCTGTCTTCTACCTCTCCATCAGCGTTAAACTTACATAATGGGGTTGCTTTTAGCATGATTTCAAGCATAGCATTAAGCTCAGCCTCTTTATCATCAGTATCTTTCCAATCATTTCTAATATCATGCTTAACATTAAACTCATATAATCCAGAATCAGTATTGTAATGAATTATGTCTTTAAACCAACTTTGAACAATAGTAGGAAGGTGATTTATAATTAGGTAGTTAGCTAATAGATTTGGACTCTTAAAATATTCTTCTTTCTTTAATTCTATAGTTAAGTAGTTAACCAAAGGTGAAATAATATCATCCGTATAACCTGCATATCTTTTTGTTGTCTTAATTAATGCCTTTAATGAATTATTTAATTCAGAATCACTTCTGACAAGATATCCTGGCCCGCTCAATATACGTTCTAATATAATATTTCTAACTAGTTTTTTAGTCTTATTGTATGCTATTCCATTTAAAAGCCCATCATTGGAAAAGAAAGACATTAAGTTTTCTAAGGCATTAGGCCCAGCTGTATTAGTTTCTTCTGCAAATAATTCATTTAGTCTGTTTTGTACAAATGAAACCTCCAGTCCGTTTTGTCTGGAGATTTCATTTGCAACAGAACTAATTATTTGCTCCTGCGAAAGTTCTGCTGAGATATTATTTCGTATTCCCTGCAGTATTTCTCGTTCACAAAAATTCATAATTAATTAACATATTTTAATAACATTGTTATCTTCTAATATTACTTCTATTTGATCCAAACTTTGTTGTTCTGCATTTGATAAGTTAGGAATTTCAAATTTAGAACGTTCTCCATTTAGAATTTCAAATAATTGTGTTAATGCCATATTTCCAGTTTCAGGAGAATTCTCCTGTAGAATTTCAATTATTAAATTTATATTCTCGAGGACTTTTGGTTTTAACGTTGGCTTTTTGATCTCTGAAGTTTTATTTTGTTCTTTATTGCTTTTGTTTAAAGCTACTAAGGATTTATAAGTAACTACTTTTTGTTCCTCTACTGGAGAAGCTGCTATAGCAGGACCTTCTATTTCAGGACTTTCAACTGTAGGTGATACTTCTGTTACTTGTGAAATTTCCTTAAAGTCATCAGCAGTAAAAGTATCTACAACATGAGCATAAATCTGAGCTGGCTGAATTACTTTTGAATTAATATGGAAACTTGCTGCTTCTTGGATAGATAAGCTATCACCTTTGGCATGGATTGATAAACCATTATCTTTTAAAAGCTTTGGGAACACATGACCGCTAAATACTTCCAAGAATTTCTTGTTAGCATATTTAATTCCATTGGTCTTTTCTATGATCTTACTCCATCCAATTCCCATAGAATCAGTTACATAAATATCCCTTAGATAATTCATAAAGGCCTCACTCTGCAATAAGTTCTTATCATCAGTAATAAAATAATTATTACTAATTTTAAATTTATCTCCATATAAGGCAATTCTACTTAAATACTCTAAAAGGGTTTCCTCAGTTTGTTGTGCTCCAGTTCACACAGAGTATGCATTTACTAAGTCTTCTTTATATTTACTTCAATGCTTTCTAACATTTTCAGCATCCCTTTCATTAAAGTATCTTTCATTATTTCCCCATTTAGTTTTTGGATCGGAGATAATGGAACTTAGTCGTATTAATAATAATCCTAATTGATGTCCGATAGCAAGGTTATAAGCCCCTCTATTACGGCTTGTTGCTAGGATAGTATTTGTTTGAAGACCATTAAGAGTATAATCAAAATCCTTCTCAGATTCGATTACTTCATTATCATAAGTTAATACCGAAACAGTCCACTGGGTTTTATTGGCTAGTAATTCTGCAATTTTATTTTTCTTGTCCTCAGGTTTCAGAGAATCATCTTTAAGGACTACTAATATACTTTCAAGTTGTTTGTTTCTCTCAAGTATCTGATTTAAATATAAAGTAGACTTAGTTTTTAAGTCTGCAGAAATATTTTGAGAAGTATCCCCAATATTTAAAGATACAAAAGAACAAAATCTTCCCTCTAAATCTGGAACAGATCTTGCTTTCCATTGTTTCTTCGGATCCTCTGTATTTAGTTTGCTTCTATCTAATGATAGTAATTCAGTTATTGGTCCAAATTCCTCAGGACTACTATATAATCCACTTTGAACAGCTAAATTTTCAAAACTACTATAATTATTCTTTAAATTAGATAAAGCTTCCAAAATTTGGTTAACAGGAACAATAGACTCATCTCCCTTAGCAAAATAAAAAGCAGCAGTAGTAGAAGCAAAGTTATATGCATCAGTTTTTGAGGTTTCAGATACATTAAACTTTCCACCCTGATAAACTATATTAATATATCCAGGATCGTTAGTTTCCCTATTCTGAATAGCAATAGGATTAATAGCCCTTGAAAAAGTAATCTTAGATGGGTCAATAGAATAGTACTTTGGTTCAACTTTACCACTAACTGAAGATTTCGCTAACTCTCCTATAACTGAGGCTGCTTTTGATAAGGCTAATCCTCCAGTCGTAGAAGTTTCAGGATTATGGAACATCCCTAAAGTAATATCTATAGGTACCCCTTCCACATTTACACTATATACAATTCATGGATGAACCCCATTTAGATATTTATCATCTCTAAATTTATTTCCAAGATTATATAAGTCTTCTGTTCTATTATATTGGACTTTAATCCTAAATTCACCAGATCTCAAGTGTTCAGGTAGTAGTTTTTCATATATTCCTTTATTACTATGATCTGTAAGAATTTGATATAAAAGATTTCTCACTTTATAATATTCACCGAAGTCTATCCCTAATTGTTTAACATAGTCAGCAGTGAATTCGATACTTGGAACGAATCCAGGAGTAGCTTGAGCAATAGAAGTATTGACAGCAACCTTAACCGTTGGGATGGTAACTTTAGGAGCATCCTTTGCTTCATATGGAGCTACATCAAGTATTTCCATTCCATCAAGGACTTTCATTTTAAAATCCTTAAATGTTGCTATAGCTTCTTGGGTTAATCCGTTTACAATAGGTCTAAATTCAGACTTATTATTGTGCTGCTCAACGCTAGCTCTCCATACTTCTCCTCTTCCTTTAAGATTATCAAGAACAATAGGCTTTAAAGAAACAATTCCATGTCTATGTCTAGTAAATATAGTATATAAATCCTTTAATTTACTTAGAGTTTCTAAAGTTAACTGAACATTTTCTTTTCCGTTTTGAAAACTATTATCTACAATATTTAAGTCATAATCTGAAATAGTATAATCTCATTCGGATCCTTGGATTTCTCCTACATTAGAAGCAAAGGTTATTCCTGGATATTTGCTATTGAAATTATCTTTAGATAGTTCCTTAACATTATCGGATAATACTAAGACTCTAGTTTTAGGATCTAAGTTATGTGAAGCAAAGAATTTTTCAATATACTCTTGAGTTAAAAGAGCCTCATCAAATTTAATTCCTTCTAGTTCAGTATCGGATTCATAGTAAATGAAATCAGATAAATTATCAGTTCTTAACTCCTGAGAACCATAGGAATTAGCTTCAAATAATTTCTCAAAGTTTAAATTATTTCTTCTAGAAATATCAGTACTAGCTCGTTTGGATTCTGCCAATTGCAGAGTAGCATTTGCATAAATATAATCTATATTGTCGATGCTTCCATGTTGTTTGGTATCTCCAAAATATGCAATGTCTATATTATACTTTGAGCATAATTCATCTAAGCTAATTAAATCTGCAGACGAAATATTAGTTGCCTCATCAATGATAATAATGCTATTTTCATACTTGTTTCTAAAGGCATCTACGTTAGAAGAGTCATTTAGTAATTCAGAAATTAGAGTGAATTCCGAATTTTCTGGAAGAACTTCAGATAAATTTTTTACTTGCTCTGCATTGTTTGCTGCAAATATACAATTTTTTTCTGGATTAACCGCCTTCAGTATTGAGTAAATTGAAGGGATTATTGCAGAAGTTTTACCTGTTCCTCCAGAACATGTTGATTTAATTGCATTATAGATAACTTTTGGAGTTCCAGGCGTAGAATTTCAAGTTTTAGCTACAGTATCAATCCAAAGTTTTGCATCCTCTTTATCTGCTCTTAAAAAGAACTTTAATACATGAGTAATTACTTCTTCTTGAGAATCAAATGGACATTTAGAATCATTAGCTTTAACATATTCCTTATAAGCCTTATTCACTAAATCAGTATTTCCATATGAGGAATTCATTAAGTAAATAAAGAAATCCTGGTTAGCAAATGGGATTTTGTTATCTGTAGATATAATTGAAGTGTCTGTGTATAATTCTGTATCCGAAGTGTTTAAATTATCAACAATTCAATTAATTAACTCTAACTTACTTTCTGTATCTAAACTTTTATATAAGCCAGAAAAACGTCTTTCAAACTCAGATAACTGATTTCTATAATCTACCCCAACACTAATAAAAGCGTCATCACCCTTTAAATCGGAGATATCAGATAATGTAACAGAATATCCTGCAAATAAAGTATCCTTAACAAACTCTGGGGTATTTTCCCAGTTCATCATGGATTGAATACTTTGCAACTTTGCATGACTTAAAGCAATAGCTAACTGTTTCTCTTGATTAATTACAGCTCCTCTATTTACCTTATCCAATTCAATAAACTCATCTAATGTTCTATTAAGTCTTGCAATTTTTTCATTAATAAGGCCAATAATATTAGGATTTAATTGAAGCATTTCAATGTTTAATCCCTTTTCTTTAAATGCTTTATTAAGGAAATTATTTGCTCCAAATGGAGTTCCCATTAATAATGTTCTATAATTAACATCTGCTCCCATAGAAACAGACTTAAGAATATTTAATGCAGATTTTATATCCTCTATAGTAGAAGATAATTCTCCATCTAAAGTATATTGGTTTCCTAATTCCTTAGATCTTGTAGTCTCTCTATTGATAAAGTCATTTATCTTGATTTGTTTTGGATTAATATTTTCTAAAATTCCATCAACAATATTATTAACTCCATTAGTATCAATAGTTGGTAAAGCCTCAATTGATAGTTCCTGTCCTAAATTTTCTGTATTAGCTAAAGCTGAAAGTACTACTTGCCTAGCCTTATTAATAGCATCAATGCTGCTAAATCTATTTATAATAGTTCGTTCACTATCAGTAAGTTGTTTCCAAATACCTTCAAAATCAAGACTTCCTTGAGCCTTATCCTTTGCAGATTGAAATAGCTCTATATAATGATCAAATATACTATTTGTAATTATTTCTCCCTGATTTTCAATGGCTGACCTTAATTCCTCTGACATGCTGTCAAAAGTTAAAGATGGAATGGCTGTATTTCCTCAAAAATCAGGCATTGCAGAAGTTAATCCTAAAAGTCTGTATGCAATATTAATACTTTGTCCTAAAGATAATTTAAGATCAACAAGTTCTCCCTGTAATTGAGATGCCACCTTTGTCATGTCTAGTAGAACATCCTCTCCAGTAATCGTATCTGTTGAAGAAAGTTGTTTAGGCCAAACCTTTCCATTTTTTACAGTACTTTGTAGTATAGCATCATTATAATTTTGAAATTCCAGGGATAAATTCTGGAATTTAGTTTGAATACTTGGATTAGAAGCAATGTTCTTATAAACATTCCAAGCAGACATATAATTAAGCTCAGTTTTTCCAGAACTATCATTATTAGAGATAATTTCATTTACTTTCTCCTGTAGAGCTCTTGGGAGATCATCGTAGTCCTTTGCATATAAATTTTGGGCTCATGCATTCTTTGAAGTAGGAGTAAGACTATCTAATATTTCCTTATTAGTCTCTAACATTAAACGCCCAATATAACTATCATCTTTTCCTTGAACTAGATTTCTAACCTGATCAATTTTAAGATTTAGTATTTCTTGAAGGGTGCTAATTTGTTTATCAAGGTCTGCTTCTGATGAGGCTTCCATATTAGCAACTTTTTGACTTCTTAACCCTTCAAGATCAGCATATAATTGAGAGATTTCATTAGTCCTATTAATATAATCATTAAATAGCGAATCTTGTAAACCTTTCGAATTTATCCAAGCAGCTCGTAAACCTCTAATTAATTCAATATTTCCAAACTGTTCATAATCAATTTTTAAATTATTGTTGGACAAGAAAGAATCAAGATCAATTATGGCTTTCTTTAAAGAACTGAAAAGAACACTATTTTGTGACTCCTCAGAATTTGCAGCAACTACAGAATCATTAAATGCAGATAAATTAGAGCTAATTAAAGGAGTTTTTTGAAGCTTATCAATCTCAGAAAGAATTAAATCTTTTTTCCCTTGAGAAACATATGTTACTAACTCCTTAGAGATTTCGCTATTATTTCCCAGCATCTGTCTCCAGTTCTTATATGCAGCTTTATCAAATATAAAACGATCACTTAATTTAAATATAGCTCCACCAAGAGCACCACCAAAGAAGGCAGTTCCATAACGTGATAAAGGATCACTAGCTAAATATGTATAATCATGGTCATATTCTTTGCCTGTAAAAACAGATTTAAGATCACTTCACCCTTTACCTATTTGGAAAGCGACATCCTGTGCTACCTCCTCAGTAAACTCTTCAACACCTTCATGTAATGCTCCTGCAGCAATTCCGAAACGGCCAGATTTTACATCATAAACATGGTTTTTAAGGAATGTTGAAATACTATTACCCCACTTTTTAAAGAGATTTTTCTTAGCTTCCCCTGTTGCATTTTCAACTAATTCTTTAGACATTACTTTAGCATTATTTCTCAAGTAATTGTCTACTAATAGTTTTATATCTCTCTTTAACTCATAGTCAGGAGTATTATACAGCATACCTCTAAAATAGTCAGTTTGAAATAATGCTCCTATACCTATATAGGTTCCTAAAGAAATCATGGATGAAGTTTGGGTATCAAATCCATAACTACGTGCAAGATTATAAGTATCTTCAGTAGAAGTGGCTATTAGATAAGCACGGCTAATTGCTGTGCTTACTTTAGTTGCATTATTAATAACTTTTTCTGCATTCCTATATATAGGACTGGCCTTAACTAAAGCATTTAATACTTCGGGATTACTTTTTAAGTATGCGATTCTTTCAGAATCTCCTGATAATAATGTTGTTAAAGCAGCTTTTTCTGCAGACTCTTCTGCTTTCTTTAGCATTCCCAATCTTTTTGGGATTTCAGCAATTAATCTTTGTTGTCTTAATTGCATAAATGAATCTACTGCTAGATCCATAATATTTTCAAAGCTAAAGAAATGATCTTGAGCATAATCGGAAGTAGATCTTCCAAATTTTCTCATGTTATTGTCTCACCTATTTAAAGTATCAAACTGTACATCTTCCGAAAAGAAAGAAGTAAAGGTCTTTAATATTTGAGGCATTACTCTAGTAAGATTTACTGCTGCTGAAGTGTATGCAATAGTGGGACCTACATATGGAATTAATAAAGAACCCCCGATAACTGCAGCACGTAAAATTGTTCTTGGAATATTTGAATCAAGACTATCAGAATCAAAAATATCAATTTTGTTCCATGCGCTATTGTCATCTGTAAGAACCTCAGACCAAGTAACAAATTGTTTGTTTAAGTTTTCTTTATTTCCTGCTTTTTCAGCGTAGAAATTACCAAATTCATCGGTTTTCCATTCTCCAGCTTTATGTAGAACTTTTTGCTTGGTCATTGGATCTATATGTTCTCCATCTTCATCCCATGTAGCATATACTAGACCTTCTTCATTTAATAATCCGAACGCACCTAACTCATTTAATGTCTTTGAGGACCATGTATTCGTTTCTGGATCAAAATACTGATTAGTTTGTGCTGCTTCCCTATTACTAATAGTTGGGTCAGACCATTTATTCCATACCGTTAAACCTCTGGATTGCTTTAATGGATTTGGAGTAATTGAAGCAATAATATGTTGATCTTTTACTTTACCAAAGTTAGTAGTAAAATTAGAACTTGATTTTTCATAACTATCTAATACAAAGTTCTCAGAATCAATTGCACTTAAGTATTCAAACTCCTTTGATATCGCAGTATAAAATTTGTTGAAGGTGTCCTCATCAAAATCTCCATTATCCTTTGTAAACCTTTCTTTAACCTTAGTTTTGTTTTTATAAAACTCTGGAGTTTCCATTTTTGAATTTAATGGAGTAATTCCTTCAGTTAAAAGAAAAGCTGGGTCTTTGTCATCATTTAATAATCTTGACGCAAACCAATCATTTGTTTTTGCATTATTTTCCATATTCTAGTCTAAATCTCCAGCAGTTGTTCCCACTAAATTTCTATTATATAAACCTGTTCCATAATCATATCCTCCTCCTAATCTAACTGCATCTTGTCTTGCTTTTATTACATCAGTGTTTGGTTTAGGCATGTATGCAGCACCTCCTGCGACTAATACCTCATTTTGATTATCTTGCATTGGGATAAATAACATACCCTGATAAGATTTTCCAAACCATCCTGCAGTTAAATCAACTTTAGATTTATTCTTATTATTTGGATTAAGATTATACGCGCTTCCTAAATTTTCAATAACTGAATCATCTACAGGACTCAGCATAGACGAATATTTCAAATCCTTATTCTTAAAGGAATTAGCAGCAGTTGAAGTGTAAGCAACTTGAGTCCAATATCTTCCAAGAGTTTCATTTACAGGAACTCCCACATCTAAAGCCTCATTATAAGTAAATCCATTGTCCTCCCAGATTTTTTTCTTAGCTTCTGTGTTAGTAATTCTACTTTTTATAATCTGATCTTGAATTTCACTCATTTGCTTCATCATACTAAGATCTAGTTCTCCATCCTGTTTAATTGGGAGATACATTACTGTTCCGCCATGGGTGTTATCAACAATTATGTCTTTTCCAGCAAATGCCATATTATCTATAGGCAAATCTCCAATGTAAGAAGTTCTTCTTGTATCAATAAGTCCTTTGGAAATTAAATTGTTAAATGACTCATCTCCTAAAGTTACATTATCAATGGCAGTATTTTCTTTACCTTCAATAAAATTATAGTGTTTAGCTGGAACGTTAAAGCTAACATTACCTCCTGGCATTATTATATTTGTATTCCTATACGAACCTCCATCTTTGGTCACAAAATCTCCCCAAACTTCTTTAATTTGCGAACCTGCAGAATCACCGCTTCCAGAACCACTACCTTTAGTTGGATCTTTAATAGCATTAACTTTAATAGAAGTATCTGTATGCTCAAATAAAGCTTCTTTTAAAATACGTGTAACATCATTCACATCACTTGGATTTAAACCTTCTGCAGCTGTTGTAGCACGTAATACATTTTTTGCATTAGTGTTTAAGTTTTTGTATAAATAAACTATTGCAGAATTGATATCTTGGGCAGCTTTTGAATCAGAAGTTTCTATTTCATAAAGTCCATCAGGGCCTAAACTCATCAATGCTTCTAGTCCTCTTTGAACCTGACCTCCAGCCTTAACTGTGTATCCTTTTTGAGTACTTGTTCCAAACTTTTTAATTGCTCCTATTACTTGTTCCATAATAGACTTCATCCCTATTGAATTTGATAAATCATGTAGAATTGACTCATCAAATTTTAAATTAGGATCCCTTTCCCTTAGATGTATTAGTTCTGCGTTAGTTAAAACTTGATACTCTTCTGGATTCTTACTATAATCTGTTGGGGTAACCTTTTTTACTGATTCCCCATCATATACATATAAATTTCCATCATTGGAAATAGCAACATCAGAACCAGTATTTTCTACCTTAATTCTATCTGTTGCATTTTTATATAGTGCATTATTATGTTGTAATCTATTTGCTAATGATCTGAGTCTAATTAATTGACTCATTGTATTTGTCTTTTTTCCAGAGAAGATATTAGTTGAATCTTGCAAGAAAGATTGTGCTTGGCTTAGAAAATAATCAACATCAGTAGGAATTCCATTCTCTCCTAATACTTTAATGATCTCTTGTTCTATTAGTTTATCGTCTTTCTTTTCAGAAGAAGGAGAAGTCGCAGGTTCTCCCTGCGACTGTCCCATTACTTCTCTTGAAATTGGAGTATATGAAGCTCCATATTGATATTTTTGAATTTTCATTACGAAAGCATTTTTAATAATAACTTTATTAAATTATCATCCATTTTCTGAACAGCTTTTCTATAATCTTTTGCTTTATCTAAAATTGCCTGCTCATCAAAATCACTATATCGCTGAGTTTTAGTTATAGTTCCTCCTTTTTTCTTAATTACAGGAATTGTTCTATAAAAAGAAGGATTTCTATAGTAATTTCCTATTGTACTTTGAGGCATGTCAATAGTTCTACGTCTTCCAGTGAATCTACTACGACTATTCAAATAACTATTTAACTGTGATCTCATCATCATGTCATTTTGAAGATTTTGAATAGAGCCAGAGTAATAGTTCTTTAAGAATTTTTGGCGTCCTGCCTCAGAGTCACCATAATCAGACTTCCAGTTTGGATTAGTAAGTTGCTCATTCTCCCAAGCCTTTTGAGCTTCTGCAGAATTAAATAACTCTAAATACGTTTTTTGAGCATTCTGCTGTAAAGCAATGTTATCCCTAACTGTAGCAGCCAATTGTTCATCCTGCTGGTCTCTTACTAAATCCATTCTCTTTTGATCAATGAAAGGATTTATAATCTGATTCCAAGCTGTAAATTGTTTAGCTGCTTTGTTTTGAGCTAACATATTTTCCATTTGGCCAAGAACTGCCTTATTATAATCTGCTATTTGAGTACGTTGATTAGCATATTCTCTTCTTGCAGCAAGATCCTTATCATTAAATTCACTAATAGTTTGAGATAATCTAGTATCTCTTTCATTAGCCAATTGATCAGCTTGCTGATCTCTCATAAATCTTTCAGCCATTACCTGATTAGGATCACTTGTGACAGTTTTAAACTGGCGAATATCCTTTATTCTATCCCCATACATACGAGCAATTCCCATATCTGTGTATGGAGCATAGATTTCTGTTGGCATAGATCTTAATTGACCTTGAGCTGCTGCTCTGATTCCTCTTGCTAACTCACGTCTCTGACGAGCATTTGAAATTAATCCTCCTGCTAATGAACCTAAATCTAATAGATTTTTAGGATTGAACGAAAAGCCTCTTCCATCAGAAGCACTTCCAGTAGAAACTACATTATTAGATGTAGTGTTATTAGAAGATTCAGGCTTTGATACCTCCTCTTTAAGACTGGAAATACTAATATTTCTATATGGATTTTTTAAATCTAAATAGGCATTTTCTCTCTGAGTCCTATTATACTGAACATTAAGAGGGACTTGATTTTCTATTGGCTTGAATTGATTCCTTCCTAAGAAAAATTGAGGAGATGGAGAAGCTTTAAACATCGTTTTTGGATCAATCCCTGTTATTTTCTCTGCCATTAATCTCTGTCTTGCCTCTTTTTGTGCTTGCCATGGTGTGATTACTCCTGTTTCCCATGCTGATACTATAGCAGGCTCTGAATCAAAAGAACCATAAGCTCCTTGATTATCCATAGGTTTACCAAAGAATTTTGATCCCCCTTGAGCTTTAAGAATTTTACCTCCCTTTTTAAACAGTTTTTGAGGTCTATAAACTAATCCTCCATTATTAGGTAATTCCTCCCATACTCCTGCAAATTTTGGAAGTAATATCCTAGATTTTGGAGGAGTAAATGTAGGAGTTCTAGTAAACACAGGGGAACGATAGAACCAGTCTCCTCCATGATTAGAATTCCAACGTAATTGTTCTGGTAACACCCAACCTTTACTCTGCACCTCTTTTGCAATATTAGGATTCTCCTCAATAAGTCTGCCTAGTGTTCTTAATTTAGATGTATTTCCATTAAGTTCAGATAATTTAAAATCTTTAGGTAAACTTCTGTTGGACATTCTTCATCTAAAATTCTTACTGAAAGGATTATAACTTCCAGAAAAGGTATTAGAGTTTATATCCTCTATTACACCTTTTGCTTTATTAGTTAGCTTTCCTAATTTCCCAGTAGATTCGGTCTCAGCTTTAGTAACTTTAGGGGCCTTGCCCTTATATTCTGTCATTAACCTACCTTGAACCTCATTCTTGATTCCCTTAATGGCAAATAATCCTATGCTTAGAGATTTTCAATCATCTAAAGTTCCATTACCAGAAGCAATATTAGTAACAGCTTTAGCAGCATTGTAAGCTCCTGCACTTAATAAAACAGGTTTAAGAAGCTTAGCTGATTTTTTAACTGCCTTAGCTAGCTTTGCTGTTTTACCTGCAATCCCAATTCCAGGAAGAAGTGATACAGTATCTAACCCAAGACCAAGAAGTAAATTGCCAACATCCCGTCCATCAAAGCCATCACGGCTAACATCTGACCCAAATTGGGCTAACGTAGAGGCATATCCAAGTCCTCCAGCAATAGGGTTTCCTCCAGTAGGAATTGCCGCAATTAGAGAAGCAACATCACCAGCAATACTAGCGATTTGTAATTTATCAGCTTTAGTTAAATCCCCACTGGCAACTTCAGCATTACTAGCAGCCTTCGATGGATCTCCAACTTTATTTGCCTTTATAGAACTATCAATATTTTTATTTTCTACCTTTCCATAATTAATTCTACCTCCAGATTGGTGCTTAGGAATAAAGATATTCTTAGGAGTTCTGTTCCATGGTTGGCCATTTACCTCTGGAGTTTTAGTTGTATATATTCTTCTAATTAATGAAGATATTCCTCCAAATAATGAGAGATAATCAATTGTTTTCCCCCACCCAGTTTGGCCTCTATAATTTGGCCTATTTGACTGCAATTCATCAACTAAATCTCTATTAAGAGATCCTCCAAAGACATTATTAAATAGTTGTGCATTTTCTGGTATTAGTCCCTGAGAAATTAACTCATCAACTTCTTGAGGAGCTAACTTATAAGGATGATTCATTCCCTCTTTAAAGAACCAAACATCCTTATTATCATAAGGATTCCTATACAAAGTAATTGAGTTTCCATCATTATCTGATACAACAGATTCATAATATCCAGGGGCTCTTTCAGAATATTCTTTAATATAGTTTTGAATAGGCTCATAATTAGAGCTTATTCCAGTTAACGGATCTAATTTAGTGGTTTCTCCAGTTTTAGTGTTATATTGGATTCTATTGATTCCTTCTGGAGTTACAAACCCATGAATATCTCTAGCAGAATCTTTATTATAATATTCAAATATTAAATTATCAGGATCTTCTGGGTTTCTTATAGTTCTAAATCTTATGTTAGATTTATCATCACGCAATCCAGGGATAAAAAACTTAGAGGAATCATAAGTCGTAAAAGGATCTGAACTATTGCCCCAAATACCTATATTTTCGGTTCCATAATTATTATTTGCATTATTATATCTTCATGCTGCTAGATTCTTATAAAATACAGAATTAGTATCCTCAGCAATAGATTTAGGAACTAACCTATTATTATACCAAAACCATCCTTTTAAAGGTTCATATTCATGGTGAGAGTCTAACCAGTTATCATTAATGTAAAGATTTCCAGAACCAAATAAACTACTTGCATCAACACCTTCCCCTAAAGAATACGTACCATCAGCGTTCATTTTTAGATTCAGACCTTTAAGATATGGATTCTTAGGATCTAATCCTGCTTTTGTATATACTTCTTCAGTAACAGTATCTTCAGATTTTGCTTCTGGAGTACTAGTCTTGTCAAGAATACCTAATTTAGATAATGTATTAATATCACTATCTGTAATACTTCCATCTTTAATTCTTTGATATAAACCATCCCAATCTGTGTATTCTTTAACAAACCTTGAATACACATCTTTAGTTTGATTATTATACCCTTTCCAGTCTACAATATTTTCCTCCTTTTCAAGATTTCTTAAAAAGTCTAATCTATCAAAAATGCTTGTATTATCAGTGTCAGTATTATATATTCTTCTCCCGTTATCATCAAGTACTAAGTTTCCATCCTTATCTCTTTTATATGAAAGAAATAATTTTCTAGAAACATCGACACTTTTATTTTTATTCGCTTGTGGAGTAACTTGGTTATAATTAAACCCACGTAAAGCGTTTGTTGCACTTTTAACTTGATTTACTCTTCCATTAAAAGTACTATCTAATGCTTCTCCAGTTTTTGAGGTACGTCTTGCAGCACGTCTTCTTTGGCGGGCATTCATGTTGTCAAACGTTACATCTCCTCTTAACTCGTTAGTATTAGAATCATATGATAAATCGGCACCAGATCTAAGAGCATTAACAATAGCTCCATAATCAGCTCTAGCTCTATCATCTGTGATTGAACTACCGTGTGCCGCCATAGCCTGTAGAAAGTCGTCGTCAACTTGATATGTCACACCATCCTTAGTAAAGGTGCCGTATTTTTTTACAGCTCCTCCACCCTGGAGTTTTTGTATATTTACCTGTGCCATTTTATCAATGTATTATACTTAAAAAGGGAGATTGACTACTTACAATCCCCCTTCTATCTCTATTAATCATTAGTTAGATTTATTTCTTCTTAATGATATTTAAGTCTCCGCCTTTCTCTTTCTTCCCGCATTTCTTACGTCCAGCGATTTTTCCGCCTTTCTTAAAGACGGGCTCTCCTTCTGGAGCTTGTCCTACTGGAGCTTGTCCACCTCCCATAGCTTGCTGAATTAAGGCAACAAAGCCTTCACATACTTGCATAGCCATCTGGCAGTCCTGTCCCTGTAAAGCTTGCATAGCCATTTCTGCTAACATCTGAATAGGATCTTGCTCACCACCTGTAGGAGCACCAGCGGGAGCAGCTGTAGGAGCGGCTCCACCTTCTTGGAATTTCTTAATATAAGCCATATTACTTATTGTTATTTTATTAATATAATTTAGTTTTTACTCTTTATAAGACATATTGTCATATACTCTTTTTACTTCCCAAAATTACATATATTATTTAAATAATCCAAATAATTTAAATTTAATTTGGGGATTCTACATATTCTGGTTCACGGCTATCCTGTTTAGATAATATTCCAAACATGTATTTGCCCAACTTCTTATAGTCTGCGTCTTTTTTAGATTTACTAGCTTTCTTAGCTTTACGGATTAGTTCTCGTGTCTCTTTTCTACTAACAATTCGTTCTCCCCCAACTAAATCCATTTGAGGTTTTCCATCAGATCCAAGAATGTACATTTTATCAATATCATCCTCACTAATATCGTCTTCATCGTCCTCAAAATCTAATTCATCTCCTATTTGAATACCAGAATTAGCATTAACTTCAAGTACATATTTTGTTCTGCCATCCTCTTCATCAGGAGTAGAAGTAATTAAATCAGAACTATGAGCTTTACCTAATACAACATTATAAACTTCATCATCTTGATCTATGAAAACTAAATCAATATCGAATTCCATTTCCTCTGTATTAAATACAACCTGACCCTGATCTTCAGGCATAACAAATAACATACCTTCATCATCATCCATAGATTCTACATTAGAGAGACCTTGAGTTCTTTCCTCTTCCGTTTCTGCAACTAATACTTTATATTTCTTATCTGCTATTTCAATTATTGTTTCTTTCATTATCATAATGATTGTTTAAGATCTTTATAACCCATTTTTCAACTTCTGTTTTTATAAGGTCCTCTTCAATGACCTTTGTAAAAATTATCTGAGTAGTCAATATAAGTATTTAAGGTAAATGGTTTGCCACCTAAAATCTTACCAACTTCATAATGAGACAACTTTTTAGGTAATAGAATAGATAATATTTTAGATGTACTATTATTCTTATCTTTGAAAGGATGCAGATCTCAAATATTTTTCATATGATATTTACCATATTTTCTAATTCCATCAATTACAGTAAAATTATCGTTTCCATTAGATGAAACTATATCTGAATAATCTTTTAATTCTTGAGGAGATAAATATTCATAACGAAAATATGGTTTTCTATCTGGTAATAATGCTTCCCTCGATATATTTTTTAATGTACTATTATTTAATCTATCTATTCCAATATTTTGATCAACTCCTCCAAATGCTCCAGTTATAAAATCTCTTTTAATACCATCCTCAAATGTTTTAATTTGAAAATCCGTAGGTAACTTTGTATTTTCTGGTTTTAATAAAGATCTTAAATAAGGCATATTATAAGATACTGATCCATCTTGATTAGAAATAAAAACAGGATGTTTAGATTCTATACCAAGATATTTTCTTCAGGCTTCATCTCTTCCTATTTTTGCAATATGAACTTTAGATTCATTAGTAGCATTTTTAGCGCTTACAAAACCACCTAACTTATCTGGAAGTGTGTATTTTGGATTTAAATTTGTTTTATTAAAAACAAAATCTTTAAATCATGGCAATATTTCTTTTTTATGATCTGAAAATTTATAACTTGCAGGGGAAATATTATTATAAGTATAGATATTCCTATTTCTTATTCTGGTTATTAATCCATTTCCAACACGTTTAGTAAGAGATATACCGCCAACTATATCTAAAATATCTCCTATTCCAGATAAAATAGCTTTTTCATAATTTCCTGCTTTAGTTTCTCTATAAGTTTTCTGTATACCATCCTCACTAAATAAATTTCTAGCTCCATCAGCAGTTAATCCAATATCAATTCCAGTTTTGATTCACTTTGGCAATTGACTATATATTCAAGATGCACTTGGAGCTGCTAAAGCTCCTGCTCCAATTATGGCTGGAGCATAAATAGCTTTATTTAATCCTTCATACCCTCTTCTTTGTCTAGCTGCATCCTCTCCTACTTTTCCTAATAACTCTCTAGCTTTTTCATTTCCATTATTTGCAGAAGTTGTTAATGTAGAAATATAGTCTCTATATTTACTAGGATTAGCTTCTTTTAAATCGTTAATTCTTGTTTCTAAAGGAGTGGTAGGTTTTGGAGGAGTATACAGCTCTGGATTTTTATTAATATTACCCAGAGCTGTAACAACTTGTGGTCTTATATCTAATGGCATGTTACTTTATACTTTTAATTAAACCACTTCTATCATCAGTATTTTTTAATAATTCATAACAGATAAGTTTACCAGCTTCTATAGCAACATCATCAGATGAATCTTCTTGGTATTGTTTATATAGACTCTCTAATTTATCAGTAAACTCTTTACGGAAGATAACTTCTTCCTTTTCAATTTCTGCCTGCTGAATTACTCCTCCTTCTCCCTGAGCAACAACTGGAATACCTTTGCTAGTAATTTGTCCTTCTAATTCAGGATTTACTTTTTCTAAATTGTGTTTCCTAGCATGTAAAGCTCCTTCTGGTATTAGATTCATTTTTCCTCCAAGTTGAAACTTTTTGGGTTCCTCTGTGGATTTAACTGTCCATGAGTTAATAATACTTCTGGCTACATCTAATTCTGGGAATTTCATTCCTTTTTTAGATAATAATAACTGTGGAGTATAACCAGCATACTTATTTTGATTTTGTGATAAATAAGTATCACCAGCACTATTAGATTTTCTAAGTTTACTTTCTAAACTAATATCAGTTATTAGATTATTAACTCTATTTTGCTCTCTAATAAACTTATTAGCTTTACCAGTTCCTAACATTCTCTTACCACTTAATGCTTGAGCGGCATTAATATCTGCAACTAATCCTCCATAGGCATTTGTCATTTGATCAATTTCTGCAGATTTATAAGACTTCGCAGTTCTACCTCCAAACATACCCACAAGCATGGATACACCAGGAAGACTATTAATAAAACCTTGAGTGGCAGCTTTGCCACCAATACCTGCTCTTTTTGCAGCGTCTGCATCAATATTATCTAAATTTAATCCTGTTGCAGAACCGATTGCATCTACTACTCCTGAAGCAGCTCCAATAATAGCTCCAATAGGGCCCGCAGAGCTGATTGCACTGCGGATGCCCTCTCTTGTTGAAGCTTGTTCTTGAGTTAGTCCTGAAGTAGATAATCCTCCAAGCATGGAACTTGCTGCTCCTAAACCTGCTTGTAATCCTCCAGACATTCCCATTTTATTACCAGTAGATGCAATATTAGCTGCACTCTTGGCATTTTTTTGAGCTGCTTTAGTAAATTCTTTAGATGGTCCTGTAGGTATAATTGAGCCTGATGACGCTTTTACTATTTTATTATGCATAACTTAACCGTAATAATGATTGAATAGCATTAATTACTACTAGTTTCTCACCAGTATATTTAATCCTAATTTTAATCCATTTGTCTCTGATTCGTGTACTTTTTAATCCAGTAGAACTGTCAGTACCTACAATTCTATCTTTATAATATATAGGAGTAATTGTAGTAAACCATCGATCTTCTTTGTATTCAATATTACCAAGTCTTCTGCCATAAGTTTTTATATTCTTAATTGGCTGTTTAACTTTTAGTATATACTGATTCAGAACATGGTCTTTTTCAATTTCTACCTGTTGCTTATCAAAAATTTGAGAGTATTTGCCATCCTTTGCAGTTGCCTTTTCTAAATCTAATTTCTTTTTGGCATACCCTACACTATCAAAATTGCCATCAATATCCCAAAATTCATCTGAATTAGCATGCTCTGATTTATAAAGCCCTGCTTTATTAAAATCATACACATCTCCGATAATCTCAAATTCTAGAGTTTCTGGCTCTACGTTATTAGAAATCATAACAAGGTTATCAAAGATTTTATGGACTCCAGCTGGGATATTTACAACAAATTCAAACTCAAAAGGCTCTTGTTTATTGTACCATTTAGTTGGAAGGATTTCATTATCAGGATTTTCATCAAAGTAATTAATCTCATTAAAGATGCCTGCTCTGCCATGAACATAAAAACCATTTCTTAAAAGCTTTTCATAAGCTTCTTGAGATTCCTTGGGAAGTTCAGTAATATCTCGTATTAGTACTATAGATTCCTCTATTGTATTACTTAAGGCTTTAACTTTATTTTCTCCATCCTGCTCTGAAATATTCTCCTCATTTACATAAGGATTATCAGTATTTTCTATTGTTGTGTCAATAAATGGAGTAACTTCAAAGTTAATTTTTAGGTATAGAAGTTTAGACACTTCCTCAAAATTTCTTACTACTAGTTTTAAATTTTTCCCATCCTGAATTATTCCTATTTTCTTTCCTAAACGTTCTTGATCAATATCTCCAATTCAATATTGAGAAAAACTGAGATCTTTAGCATTAGAAATCTTACACTTAATATCATATTCATTCTCAGGAACTTCAACAAATCTAACTGTATGTTCTACATCATTTTCATCTAAAACAGATGAAGTAATAGATGTAATTCTAACATTAAATTTATCAAAGAATTCATAACCCTTCATTACAATAGTTCTTGTAATGTCATTATACTCCCAAAGATTTCCACAAGTTCTATCATAGCCTACTCTATCCTCAATATGAGGTCCAGATTCAGTATTTATATTATCATAAATAATACCATAAATAGAAGCTCTTTTTCTATCTAAAGATAAGAAGATGTTATTAATATTTTCAGAAGCAAGAGGTGTCCAGCTGTATTTAGTTATCCATTTTTCAAGTCTTTCGTTGTAGCATAGATTCCAAACTTTATCCCCATTATAGAAAGTAAACATCACATCTCCTTTATAGTTATTGAAGTGTGTTTTAACATTCTTTAAAGAGATAATTGGATATTTATCACTTTCCTGAAGAATTATATTGTCATGTAAGAACCTTTGAACAGACATATCAGAAATTATCTGAAATCCATTTGCATTATATCTCCAAATCTTTTTAGCATAGGTATCTACACCATAAATTCCATTTGGAGTACGTATAATAGATTCTTGCCAAATACTTCCATAGTCTGGAGATATAGGAGTTACTTGATTTTGCAGTACTCCAGATCCATACATATGAATAGCTTGACCTGTACTTGTTGCGATTAATGCTTTTTCATTAATAGGAATAATAGCACAACCATGCTCAAATACACAGAAAAGATTTGCACCTAATGAAAGTAATTTAACAATTGCTCCATATTGACGTTCAATGTCCTTATAAGATAATCCTTGGAATATTCTATATGCATTTCTAAAGTCATCTTCAATCTGTACATTACTAAACATAACTCTAGTATCAAAGATGTCTTTAACATAAGGAACATTTGGCTGAGTAAAGTATTTCTTAAATGGTAATGAAGTTGAGTATCCTGCATTTAGTAATTGTGATTCAGGAATCTTACTTACTGGGGCAACAGTCATTCCTTGTAAAGGATAAAAGCTTCTTGCATTTCCCATCAAAGCCATTTCCTCTACATTTTGTCTATTTTCTGAACGCAATCCAAGATTATAATTAGAAAGACATTTATATGTAAACCACTGCCCCATAGGAACAGTATTAATATCAGCTCTATTTATATCTTTCCAATCTTCAGTAGATGTTTGACTATATCCCTTATAGCCATCTTTCCATGTATTTGGATTAACAATCATATCATTAGTAGGAACCTCAGAATCAATAAAGTTAGTATTGATTCTAATCGTTACTGTAGCTGTAAAACAATCTCCCCTGAATACTGTTGGAACTTCATATTTAACAATACTGCCGTTCTCATTTAAAACTTTATTTAGATCTTTGTCCTCTAACTCATATCTTGGACTAATTGCCATAAATGGGGATAAATCATTTCCTCTAATCTTAAAATACTGCGTTTCATATGCTTGAGAGTAATTATTTACTCGTATTGTGTAAATAGCATTATCCTTTAAATCCTGATTAGTTCCTACAAAAGGACAGTAAACTCCTCTAACAATATTATTATTGTTTTTCTCATAGTTTTTGCTTGAGAAGAATCTAAAATCCTTTGCATCCTCTGAGGAACCTGCTCGTGTAGAAAAGCCATAATCATCTACATATTTTAGAGGAATATCAGTTGGAATATAAATTAATTTACTTTGGGTATTAAGTATAGTTTTATTCCAGTTAGATTCTCCTTCAGGAACCCCTATTTGATAAGTTCTTTCAAATGAAGATGTATGAGCTAATTCAAAATCAAATTCTTTAGTAAGTAAGAATTCTGAGTTATCTAACATTGACTGAATTTGAGGATTAACCATAGCATCAACACAAAGTAACCCTGAAGATTGTTTAGAACCTGTTTTAATTATTCTATCTTTATAAGAAGTGGAAAGTACTCTTTTACTATTAATAAAAGACTCTGTAAAATACATTCCATCTTGATATTTTTCATCATTTAGTTTCTGATCAAATAACATTGGAATATATGATACTTTATCAACTCCTATAGAATATCCTTGAGCAATAACATTAGGAATTCTCTTTTGTCTAACAAAGAAAAATCCTTTTACTTTATATTTTTTAGATAATTCTGTAATTAAATCAGAATTTAATGTGAATTTAAGGCCAATAGGTTCTGTAGTTTTCGCTATATGGTTTTGAATGTTAATCCTTGGAAATTTAAATACGCCTTTAGTATTAGCTAAGAAACTACCTCCTGCTAAGAAGAAGTCCTCTTTACTAATAACATTAACTTCTCCAGTGTTTCTATCTTTGTATAATGTTGTAAAACTATTATTAGAGTCCTCAGAAGCTCCATATTTAAAGTTAGTTAAATGATTCTTATCAGGATTAAATGCATCTTCATAATACTCGATAGTGAATTTACAGCCTCTTAAATTATAAACAGGAGAGATAGAATCATCTAAGAAAATATAAACAATTCCAAGTCTATATAATTCCTCTGGCCAATATCCTAATGAATAATATATAGAAACAGGATTATAGTATTCAATTTTTCCTACATTATCTGCAGTGCTCTTTCTAGTATACGAATCAGGTCTAACATATCCAATATCTTTACCTTTAACACATTCCGCTTCTATAAAGTAGGAAATATTCTGCAAATCGTCGTTAGCTACTACTGTCTGTTGAACATTTCCAAAGAAAAGCATATTTTGTACCTGAGCCTGTGTTTTTACTCCAGTACAAATATTATATTTTATATTTAACTCTTCTTCGTTTATTGATAATGTTTCTTCAAACCCATCTAAAGTTAGCAGCAGAGAAGAACCAACAATTTTATATGGTTCTTTTATTTGGAAAGTCTCTGTTTTTAATATTCCATTTAAATCAGAATATTCTCTTCTTACATAAACGAACACCTTAGAAAATGAAGTATCAATATTATTAATTTGCAAATTAATAGCTTTATCTGTTCGTTCATCTTCCAATGTTCCAGATATAGAATATATTTTTTCTAGAGTTCCTTTAAATACACTGATAATGCCTGATTCAGCAATGACATCTGTTTTATTGTAATCATTATCCGCTAATTTCAAATAAATAGTGTAGTTTCCTCCTTTTAATTGCCCATGATACGCAATATTTAAAAGTTCTATTTTAGGAATTTTGTTTATATTTCTAAATAATCTGGTCTGAGCATCCATCAAACCTTCTTTGTATAAGTTTGTTTGCTCAGTTTGGTTTCTAAGTATTCGTCTATACTTATTATCCTCAATCACAGAATATGTTGTGTTTATAATTCTGGGGGGATTCAAATCATCGTTAATAATTAAATTAACGGTGCCATCATAAGAGGGCTGGCACTCTATATCCACTGGTTTATTTAAATCAAACTGAAGTTCATCAGTTTCGAAGTCTTCTATAACTCCTCCTTTAGTTAATTTATTATGTAGTGGATTATATTCATGTGCCAGATCCCCTTCTGATTTATATTTTTTAACGGTTAGTTTTATTTTCCCCATTATTTGTTATATTTAATTCACGTTTTTTAAATTCTGGCGAAGGTACTAATATACTACTAACATTATTTCATATAATGGCATTTCCCCAATCAATTCCTCTAACAAATCCACTTCTAGTTTCATCATTTTTTCTGCTAAACCAAACTGCTTCTGGAAAATTAGCATAATAGAAATTTCCTCTATCATTATTGTATTCAAACCTTAATGAGTTTCCTATAAATTTTACAAAATCAATATTTACTGTTGTGGATTCTAAATCACAATAAACTTTATTTTCTGAATAGTTTCGAGTTGCTAATCAATTATTTATCTCTTTTTGTAATAAAGCATTTAATTGTGAAATAAATGATGTAAAAGTTGTAGAGTACATTGGTGCATTAACTGCATCTATATATTGATAATTATTTGTTTTTGAAGAAATAGTAACATGTGCAAAAGTTCCATTACTCAAGTTTGTAGTACTATAAAACTTAGGATTTATATTTATACTAGAAAATAATTGATCTAAATTAAGATTAGAAAGATCCTTTTTAATATTTATCCCTTTATAAAAAATAGAATTCAAAGTATCTGTTCTTTTATAATTTACGGTAAACAAATTTTCAGAATATACCCTTATGTTTGAATCTGTGTGTTTTAGAAAATTCTTATAATCTATATGTAAATCATAAACACCGTATAATTGTATTCCTAATCCAAATAATAATGCACCAACACATTGATGCATATATTGGTTTCCTGTATACTCATCATTAACTTTAAAAATATCTGCTGCGGATATTTTATTTGAAGCTACTAACCATTTAGATTCCTTATTAACTTTATTGTTTACTCCAAATCTATCGTTTCTTCCAGTAAATGCCCCTTTAAAAGAAGTTAACTCAACTGGCATAAAATTTATTACAGCTACAGTTTTAGAACCTCCTACAGAAGCTTTACAAATAATTCCAATTCCACTACAAAAATCTCCTTTTCCAGAAGTACAATCTGCACTTACATCTCCAAAATATCATCCTCTTGAAGTCTTAGTTGTATTTACAGTAGTAGTAGGGGATACAGGCACAAAAGTTCAACCAAAATCATTATTAGTAACATAATCGTCTACTAATTGCATTAATTTACTACCATCATCTTGTCTACCTTGGTTATATCGTTTATCCTTATTTTGTAATTGTAGAGTATTAAAATCAAAATTCTCTTCAGGATCAGTTTCAATAAGTCCTGCTAAAGTATGGTTATTAGAAGAATCAGTTCATGTAGTGATTCTATAAGCTCTACGTAGTAATCCTCCTGCCACTAAGGTCTTTTTTTCAAGCTCTTTTAGATTTTCTTCAGTTCAAAAAGTTTCAGGAATATTAGTAATTAATTCTTTGATTTTTCATTCTTCTGAAAATTTAATAAATAAATTTTTATATAAATATCATCTTGAGCCATCTTTTCCCTCGTATTTATCGCTTATATAACTTGCTAACTCTGATTTTGTGTAAATCGTATAAACAGAAGTATCTACTGGATTATCTTCATTTTTTAATAATTTAGTTTTTAACAAATATGGAATTTCATTTGTAGGATTATAATATGTAACTTGTTTTCCATTCTCAGATAATATAACAGATGATGATACAACGCTATCTCAGGTTACGTCAGCCCACATGCCCTTATTAGTATTTAATATTAAAGGTGCAGGTATATGATATTTAAGGTTAGTAATATGAGTGGACATACATCCATAATAAGCATTTTTTGATAAATCTGCCCTATTGATCACCTTTGTTGCTGCAGTTACTTCTGATTGACTTAAATCCAAAATAAAATTATTCTTTGGAAAGTTGTCTTCTGTTAACATATTTCCTTCTTCATCCATATAAAAGGCAATATTTAATAACTCATTTGGATTTAAACAACTTATATATTTATTGTATATATATTTAGAATCATCATTAATAAAGTTTTCAATATTTTTATTTACGGTAATATTACTCTTAATCCTAGATGTCCATTCTGTTAACTTAATGTCTTGATATCTTGATTCTTCTGAATAAAATGTATTAAACAATTCAGATGTAATCAAAAATTCAGCCGCACAATGAATTGGTTTAATTGTAGGTTTATCAGGATATTTATCTGGATAATTTATGTGATTTTCTAAAGCTTTTATATAAACCTCTCAGTCTTTAATATTAAAGAAACCTAGTTCAAATATATAAATTTCTTCTTTTTGAAATCAATCGTTTTTATTTTCAGTTCCATAATTAATCGTTAATATATTTTGCCCCAATAAATTCAAGCTATCAATGTCTTGATAATCTGTATTTTTTCCGAGCTGTTTAAATTCGTTTCCAATTTCATGAATCCTATATTTACAAGTAATCTGACTTAGATTAGATGTTGGACTAATTATACTAAAATTGATTGTAACTCCTTCATCATCTGATAAGTATTTATAAATAGAAAATGTTTCTATTTCATTAATGCTATACAATTCCCCTAAATTAATAGTGTATGTTACAGCTAAATTATCATAGACAATTCCATAAGTATCATCAATGATATAAGGAGTGGCTCTAATAACAACTGTTTTATTATTTTCAATAGCCTCTTTTGAAATATCTAAACTTTTCTGATTATTAAAAGTTAAAATATCAATAGTATTTCCATAATTAGTAGGAATTCCATTCTCCTCACTATTAACATGTGATCCATTATCTCAATCATTCTCTCAGCTACCCCCAGCATAGCTATAATCAAAATAAACTTTAAGATTATCATAATAATCTTTTCAGTCTCCTGTAGTATTAATTGTTAACTGTCCTTGAACATTAAAAGATAATTTTCCAGTTCCTTCTCCTGTTTGCCTTGTAGAAGTACTGGTTAGGAAACTTGGAATTTTTATATCAGTTAAGTATAAATCAAAAGAAGCTGGCTCTATAAGAGAAGGTTTATATGCTAACCATCCTGGAGTCTCCCAGGTTACGTTTCTTAACTTTTCTGAAGCATAATCATCAGGATCCGAAATTACTAAACCCTCTTCAATTGGCAGGGCTTCTTTAGATTCCGTTAATGTATAATATTCACAACGTTGAAATTTTCAATGAGAATCTTCTCCCTCTTCTTTTTTTAAATAATACTTATCACCAGGATTTAAAAAAGTGTCTTTCAAATCTAAACTATCAGCAGGAAAGAAAACTCTTAAATTCTGATTAGGTTTAGTATTAGTAAATAGTACATCCGTTGCAGGGTTTTCACTTGTACCTTTTAAGTTTACAATACCATCACTTATTAAACTATTAGGATCTGTTGGTCACGTCCAATCAGGGTCTAATGTATAAGTTGGAACTCCTTGATAATTTTCGTTTTTAGAACCATATTCAGAATTATCAAATAGCGTTTGTGGAGAAGGGTATGAGCCAATTTGGCATTTTTTATCAATTGGATTATATGAAACTATGTATATAATATTTCCATACTCCTTAATTCCAATGGGAATATAATCTGCATATAATTTAGCTTTATCCAACTTATAATTACCCATATCATTCTGCAGAATATATTCATTACCATTATATGTTATAACTGTACCGTTAATACAGTCTGTTAAAATATCATTAGGTGTTGTTAATGGATGTAAATCAGTATTCAAACCACCTGTAAAAGTATTTATTGCTTGTTGTTTAGTATTATTTGCCATACTTAAATCATTTGTATATTTCCATTGTCATCTCTATAAGCAAAATATCTTGCTCTTCGAGTGGTTCAATTTTCTTTGTAAAACATCCATCCTACATCTTCTGGATAGTCAACTATAAAGAAATATTTACGACCTCGATCAGCAAAAGCTTCTTCTTTTATTTTGTAAGCAAACATATAGGGGTAGTGAAAGACTTGTCGTCTAGTGCCTCTATTTTTCTTCTGAGATTGATAGTACTCAAATTCCTTTTCAGTCATCCCAAAATAGTAATGACCATCATAGATAGTTTTTTGTCGTCTATAAAGAAATCTCAGCTTTCTTTTGTACTTTAGTCTTCAATAATGATAATGCGTAAAATCATCGTTGAATAATTTACCTGTGTACATAGTATAATATGATGTCATATTAATGGTATCTAACCCATTCCTATGACAAGTATTAAACATCTTCAATCCATAATTTAATATCTGTTTTATCTCATGTTTGCTTAAAGAAGGAAACTTCTCATTAACTTCATCAATATAATCTGTATAGTACTTAATAATATCCATTAGAAGTAGCTTTTTCCTGTGTTCGTATTATCACTAATAATATCTTTTAACTTCTTATTGACATAGATGGGTTTTTCTTTCACTCCAGATTTAGTTTCAAAAGTATAAAATAACTGATGGCCTTTAAATCCAGATAATACAAAGTCAATGTCTCTAAATTTACCTTTTTTTCACATTTCTTTGAATTCATCTCCCTGAAATGTTTTCATAGCAATTTCAGAATTAAATCCAAATGTATCAGGTAATGCAAAAATAACATTATTATTTATGATATCCAAAACTACTAAATACAAACAATAGTTAAGTACTTTAGCAGCTAACTCTTGCCTTGTATCAGCTTTATATTCCTTTAAATACTGTTTTTTCGGAAGTTTTATTTTATCCTTCTTAAATTTTCTAAATAATTCAGTAGAAGTTACACAATGGTTGGTAAAATAATGCATTTACAAAATAGGTTTAAATGACTTTCCATATTGCTTACGATCCCAACGAGTCTTGACATCAAGAATTGCGTCCATATCATTTTGTGTAAACATATCTGGAATTCTAGCTGCCGTACAGGCTTTCATCCAATCCGCCTTAGCCACTTGTGCAAGTTGAACAAGATTTCCATCCTTCCTCATTAATGCTTGTTTATATGTATCCGAATACACAACATATGCAGCTAAAGCTCTAACTTCTTTATCATTAAGTAGTGGTAATCCATCTTCATCAGCAATAATTCCATGATAAAGAATGATAACTTTAGGAAAATCTCTATCAAAAACAATCTCGTCCCCTTCCTCTCTATATTTAATCATTTTTCCAGCTTCATATAAAGTGGACTCATCTCACTTTCAAGCTTCAATATATTTTTCAACATATTGATTATATACTTGAGGATAAGTGGTTTGATTGGATGTCATTTGAGCATCCATATAAGGAATTGTGACTGATTCTATCTCCACTAAATTGCAAGGCAATTGAATACGTTTGTTAACTGTATTTGTAATATACTTATGCAGCTTTGTGTGCCTATTTCCTATTAATTCCCATCCTAACATTGCAACATCTTCAAAGTTAGTTGGGTCTACTGTGATTCCATAGACAATACTTGCCATGGAATAAACTGAGTTAAAATTATGTAGTTTCATTATAATGGAGTTTGAGTATTAGGCTGAGAAGGCAGCATAAGTTGACGATAATATCTAATCTTCTTCTCAGTTAGTCTGTGAATAATATCATTAGAGATAATTCCACATTCTGTTATAGCTTCTGGATCATTACAGCAATCAAATTCTAATAGTTTTCTTGGATCTAAAAAAATTGCAATTACTGAAATATATTTTACAAAAGGAACATTAAAGATATAACCATCAATGTTGCCATTAGAGTTTATTGTAGGATCTATATAAACAAATGGTTTATCAGCTCCTCTCTTTCTAAAGAAATGAAATTTATAACTTACATCAGTATAAACACTATATTGTTCTTGTCTATCTATACTTCCTACAAATTGAATTGTGGAAATTCCATTCATAAGAAGAACAGGAGGAATTTCAAAGTGAAGGGCTTTCTTCCCAACTGGAAGATCACAACATTTTGACATAAAATCACAATTAACTTCAACACAGTTTACTGCATTATAAAGTTCTTGTAAAGTCATAACTCCTTTTAAAAGATATTCTTTTGCAATATTATTTCTTTCTGCAACAACCTCATCAGTTAATTGTTCTAATGACATTGCTGGGTTACTTACAGTTCCTTTTAGGCCGTCGTAGACATTGTTCCATACGGCACTAGCTATGGCTTCTATTGTCATAGGTTGTAATATTAAAAATTAATGGCAGGCAGGAAAAAGACTCCCACCTGCCATTACTGTGTAAATTATATATTTATTCAACAATTACTTTAATTGTTGTAAATGCATCCTTATATGATGCTGATATAATTCCTTCATTTCCAGAAACTACATCATCAACATCTTTACTAAGAGTCCATGCTTTTGTATCAGAATCTTTGTTTACCTTAAATGGCCCTGATACATGCTTAAACTCAACTCCATCATCAACTTCCATTCCAACTACTTCAGAATCACTATAAGTAGCCTTTAAAGAAACGGTTCCTGCATTTACATCTGCAGCAGAAACAACCATTGTCCCTGGTTCTCCTTTACCTGCATTTAAAATGGTTAACTCAGGAGTAACTGGATATACTACATCCTCACCAAATGCTTTTTTAATTTCAGCTTCAAACTGTGATGCAAGTTCATTAAGAACATAAAAGACATGATGAGTTACAGAAACCAGAGCTTGGCCAACAGTGCCTTGACCATGTAAACCTCTACGAGGTGATACATACTCAAATGCAAACTGTGTATATAAAGCACCTGCAACAGGCTTCTCATCATCATTAACTCCTGCGTAACGTAGATTAGGATATGTTGGGAAACGTAAGTTCTCAACTAACCACTCACCAGTTCCAAAAGGCGCAATATTTTTTGTAATATCATCTTTTGATGCAACAATCACATCTTCATATTTTACACCAGAACATCCATTAAGACATCCATCTTCCTCTACTTTCTGGATTTTAGCAGCTTTAATAATCTGATAAGGATCAGACATTACTAGTTTTACTACACCATCTTTACTTGTAACTACAGCATACTTATAATCAGAAGGAATATACGATTTTAAAGCCTTCACAGCTGCATTTACCATAGCTGCTAAATCCATTCCAGAAACTATTTCAAATTCTGCCATAATTGGTTTATGGAATTCTGACCAAGGATATTTATAATCACTATAGTAGCGCCCTTCAAGACTAATATCAACTAGAATGCGATATTGCCCAATCTGATTAACTAGAGGATTTAGGTTAAATGCAACTTCAGCTACCTTTCCTCTGCGTCCTGCAGTTTTATATACTTTTGGTCCTTTAACACCTGATTTGGTGTAATCTGCACAACGTAAAACACGGAATACCCCTTCTTTAGGGGCACGATAATGTGCAGGATCTGAGCCGATATCTTCAGCTGCGGTATCTGGGATAAATGCATAGAAACGCTTAAATGCATTACCAGCAGCATCAATACCTTCCTCTCTAGGAAGAGTATCTGAGTTGATTATTACCTCTTTAAAAAAATCAAACATACTTGTGTATTTATTTAAAATTAGTACTATTAATTCCTAGATTGTGCTTCTGGAATAGTTTGATTAATTGGAATGTTTGTTTGTAATCTAGGATCACTTGCATTTTCCATAATTAATCTGACGAAAATATTCAAAATTTCGTAACACATATAATCTGGGAATTCTAAAATTTGGGATGAGTCAACAATATCATCAATTTGTTCTTGACTCAATCTAATGTACATAGGAGCTTTGATATACTCAATATACACTTCTGTAGGCGTATATAAAGTATCGTCTCCGAATCTTAATTCCAGTCGTACATTAGAGGGATTTGCTAAACGATTGCCAGGTTCTCCTTCAATACCAGATAAATTTTTATCATTAAGATAATGAGTATTAATTAAAGCTCCATCTTTATCATATTCTCCTTCTGAATATTTTAATAAAGGAGTATCAGTAGTTTGGTTTGTAATTATACTATCCTTTATGTTAATATTATTTAAATAGTAATAGGGCCTTTTATATGAAGGTTTTTGATAATAATTATTAATTACTCCTCCATACATATCTGCAGTAAGTCGTTTAGCAGTAAAATAAACTTTGGTTCCAGCCTCATTATCACAATGAGTTTTCTTATTAGGATTTTCTGTTCTTGTAAAACCTACAATACAATTAAGCATATGCATATAGTCTTTTGGAAGATCCACATAATAAGTTGATGATAGAATTCCAGAGTTTATTTTTTCTTGAATAGATGCCAAATCATCAGCAGTTTCTAACTTTTTTGGGTTTTGTAATAACGCTGTGGTTTTTAGAACTCGTAAATCGTCAGTAGATTGCTGATTAGTATCGTATCTATTATAGGTTAAATTTATACATTGTTGAACCGCTTTATTTAAAAAATAAACATAGTCTTCAGTTAAGAGACTTGGCGCTTCTAACTTATTCAGTTCTATTAAACCATATTCATATAAATTTCTAGCGGTCATAATATTCTAATTTATTATTTTTTGGGTGCCTTGGGTTTTACTACAACATCCTCTGTCTTCATATCCCCAAATACCTCATAAACAATTGAGTCATAAATAGCCTTATTCTTAGGATCCTTTAGGAATAGAATAGCGGCCTCATCTGTAACTCCAAGAGCTGTATCAGAATACATTAAAACACCACTTTGTACTCTAATAATATTTTTTTGTTTGCCATCAATTAGCAGAAGTTTCAGACTTTGATCTGCACTGGTATAAATATCAATAATGAGTTCTGGGTTTTTTTCTGCTTTTTGATATAAATAATCCTGAATATCCGTATCAGGAGCATTTCTCATTGTCTTTCCTAGAAGTTTGCAAATAACCTTTCTATGTTCTGAACTATCCTGTTCAATAAAAGTATATGCTTTTGTTACTTGCTTAATACGAGACACACGTTTCTTAGATTCAACTCCAGGACGCTCTACATATAATTCTGCTAATCCGTAACGTCTAATATCGCCATCAATAAGAAAATTTCCATGCTCATCTTTTGCACCTCTTTCTGGGGCAATTAAATGTGAATCTTTAATACATTCCCAAAGATTTGCTTGGTATTGATCATTTAAATTAAATGTTGTTCCATCAGTTACAATAATTTCAAGATCTTCAGGGATAAAATAGTTTCTTTGCTCACTATTTAAGTCTTGTTCACTTAAAATCATCTCTGTATCACGTCCATCAGCACTGACTCTAACTCTTTTTACAAAAGGAGGATACATTCCATTCTTACCTCTCATTGGGTTAAAGTAGTAGGTTTTTACTTTTCCATATACACTACGTAGTGTTATGATATTACTGGCATCATTAGTTTCCGTTACATTATTCATACTATTCATATTTTGTCTTATTCAAAATTTATCTATACATCATATAATCTATTAATGGTGATAAGATTCCCCTATTACAAGGGGAATCTCTCACACATTTCTTTTTAGTTCTCTGACATCAGGATGAACGATCTGTAAGGATTGAATACACCTACACCAGCGTATCCCCAGTTGATCAGTTTAGCTCCTGCTACAGGAGTCGAAACCTCACCACCTGATTTACCATCACGTCCGCCAGGACCAGTTAACCAGTTATGAACAATCTGCAGACCTTTAAATGTAAACATTGAAAGTGCAGGACGTCCAGTTTTTCCATCAGCAGTTAAGTCAAGGAAGATACCAAATCTACGAGGCGATGGGAACTCAATATCAAAGGAACGGTCAATCTTAAATGCGATGGTATTACCTGCAAACTCATAAGCATTGTAAGTAGCACCAAGATTAATATAACCATTAGTAGCCTTCGAATAAACGAATGCACCATTAGTCTTGTAGTCACGAATCCAATTTGACATTACTCTTTGTACATCATTCCACATTGCAGTGTTGCAAATGAAGATATACTGATTTCCAGTAGGCTTCTCTGATTTAGCAACCATTGCCTGCAGAGCAGTTTCAAAGATTCTGATGTTTAATTTCGTAAATACATATTTACCTGCAAAACGCTCGATCTGAGGAATAATACCATCACCAGAGATAATAGGCTGGCCAGTTTCAGGATCGAAGATCTTAGCTTTACCATACTTATCTACGTTAGTTTTACCCCAAAGTAATGAGTTGTTACGAGCTAACATGAAAGTATCCAAACAATCCTTAGCAGCAGGATTCATCTTATATGTTACATCATCTTTTCCATCACCCTTACCAATTGTGATAAACTGATCTTCCATTGCAGCATATTTAGCTGAGTAAGAAACATCACAACGGTGCATTGAGATGAAAGTTCTATGTTTCTCAGTATTGCTCTGATATTTCGTATAACCTTCCTCATGCAGCTCAGGCTGATAGTTTGTTAAGAAACGGGTATTCATACCAGGCTGGCAAGCTGAGAGATCTAGCGTTGCAGAATAGTCAGAATCCTGAATCTTACAAATCAGCTCAAAGTCAGCATCGCTTCTGCGAACTGGACGGCTAAGAACGATTAATTGCTGACGTGAACCTTCAATAATAAACACGTCATTTTTTTGATAGTAGTTCTCAGGGAAGTGAACTACGATGTCTGTTCCCTGTGCACCATCGCCTTCTGGCACTGATAAGAAAGGAACACGCTTGATGAAATTCACATCAATATCCCACTCAACCATGAATGAGTTAATTGATTGAAATGCATTCTTACGATCTTTCTCCATCGTATAAATGTTCATCAGCGATTCTGTAAGGTAAGTTGCCGTATACTGATCATATAATGACGATACGATACCTAGTCTAGCAGGATTAGTGCCTAAGAACTTAGAAAAGTCTTCATACGTTCTTGTAGAAGCCATTTCAGGGCGTATGGTAGTAAAACCTGTAATTTTCATATACTAAATTATTTATTTTATTTATAATAGTTCGTCCCATTTGGAACTAAGAGAGGTTCCCTGTGATTGGGGTTTAGTTTCTTTTTTTATAGTAACATTAGATTTTGGTTTTGAAGGAGTTGCTTTGCGATTTTTCTTCAACTCTTCTTTCCAATAATTACTAATGTCAGAAATTGTATCTTTACCAAATAATCTATACCAAGCTAGCTCAACAATTACCTCAGGTTTTGATAAATCTTCAACAAATTTAGTTACACCTTCTGGAGTTTGCTTAAATACATAATCATAAATTAGATTTTTATCTTTCTCTTCAAGAATTAAACTATCACTCTTAGGATCTTTATAATCTAAAGAAATATAGTTAAAATCATTTAATGTATCTACAAACATATTTTGGTATGCCTTCTGTTGCTCTTTTTCAGCCTCTTCCTGCTCCTTGATATGATTTTCTTCTTGTTCCTTATATTGTTTTCTAATTAAATCTACTTTCTTTTTAAAGAGATCTTCATTAGATTTAGCTACATCTAGTTCAATTTTTAATTCTTCCTCTGTCATTTCAGGGAATTTGGCTTTTTGATCTGCCAAATATAATTCCTCATCAGAATAACTATCAATGGTATAAGTTTCTTGGCTGTTGTTTTTAGCCTTATATTCATCGATAGCCTGCTGCTGATAATACGTAATTATATCTTGAAATGACGAATTTGTCTTACGAAGTAAATTGATAGTTTCAATTTCATCTTCTGAAAGACCTGGATCTGTTAAAGATTCAAGAATTGAAAGCTGCTCATCCTTACTTAGAGTTCCAAAATCAACCTCTTCAGTCTCTCCTGTTTCCTCGTTTTCATAAATGATAGTTTTTCCATCCCGAATTCCGCGACTCTTTAAGAAGGATGAAAATGCGTCCAGATCATCTTCTTCCTCTGTTTCTTCAGTTCCTTCTTCAGAAGATGAAGAATCTTCTTCCTCTTCCTCAGTAGAATTGCCTGCTGGTTCAATAACTTCCTCCTGAGTTTCAGTATTTAGATCCTCAGTAGTCTCATCATCCAGCAAATTGTCAAATTGATTATGTTCAAATTGCATATTTCTTATTTTTCCTTATTAGTTATAGATTATCTATTCGCTGCAAATATAACTACATTTATTTAAATGCCCAAATAAAATATTAGAATATTTTTTATTTTATAATACAGGCTTCTGGAATTTGAACTTTACCATCTGCAGTAATAGTAATTTGTGTTTCTCCACTACCAATTGTTGCTGAACCATCTTCTTCAACTCTTATAGGACCAAAACTGCAAAATGAGAGATGGTTGTTAATATTATACATCTTATCTCTTCTCATATCACATCCCCCATCAGTTTCAATAGTAATCCACTTTTCATTTTTCTTATTAATACCAATAAAGGATTGTTCCTTATTATAGAGCTTTAGATAATTTAAACCATCAGTATTGACTAATGCAATTCCAGGATTTACAAAGTAACAATTACCTTCAGATGTTAATCCATAGCCCTCTAAAGTGCCAAAGATAGAGTTCTCAGTCCCAGAGATATTTCCAATAATGTTTCCTGAAGAACCTGTAAATAAAATATCTCCAACTTTAGGATCTGCAGATATTGAAGAGCCTTTTTCAGCATCCTGCTCCTCTAAACAAGAAGTAATATTTTCATAGATGGTTTTATTTGGCTCAGTAACTGGAGGGGATTCAGCCCATTCATTATAAATATCTATTTTTGTAGTATTAGTAAAATAGCAATCACTTCCTGAAAGAATTACTCTAGCTGAAAACTCAGTACATCCAACAACCATAACATCAATTGTGCCATCATTATTCTTCCCTGAAAGAAAATCCCCTGCCTTTAATGAGTGCTTTTCTAATGTTAATTCAAAAGTTACTCCCTGATATTTTGAGGCAATATCTCCTGTATAATCAGTTATATTATATCATCTATTATAAATTCCTTCTAAACAAGTTCTATCTGAACCATATTTATATTGTTCATATACAGAACTTGAAACAGGTAAAAATTTATATTGTTTGTATGGATAGATGCCCTCTTCATTTAAGACAAAGTCAGTATCATTTAGTGTGTGAGGACCTCACTGATTATTTGAATTTAATTTTTGACATGAAGTTAAAGTGTTAGCGTAGTCAACAATAGACTCTAATTCTAACAGTAATCCATCATTAAAAGCAGTATAGATAAGATCAATGATACTATATCCTCCTACTAAGTAATTTTCATTAGAAAAATATTGAATATCTGGAAGATCTATGGAAGAGTCTAATTTATCAATTATATTAATTGCCTTTATAAGAATTCCATTACTAAAATATGTCTTTTTATTAATAATATCAAACTCAGATTCTGATAATGGTGGATTTTCTTCATTCCCTCCAGAATCATCCGATAAAATTAGATTTTTTACTCTAATAGTATCAATAGTTAACGAGCCATTCTTTAAATTTAAACTAGACTTCCCTTCTGAATCTCTAATAGAATCACTAATAAGTTCTGTTATAGTTCATCTAGAAATAGTTTCATTCAGATCTTTTCTGGCAAAACTAGATGATGAGATTCCATTTAAATATTCTGAATTAAGATTTTTAACTAAATTAGTGGAATTTATATTAAAGGGCGCTTCTAATGTAGTTATAGTTAAAGGAGTAGTAAAGGTAGTATTTATTTGAGAAGCAATAGCTACTGGAGTGTATCCTTCATTTTCAGTAATGAAGAACTTCCCATCTTTAGTTAATATAAGATAATTATCTCCAGGATACTGTAAATCAGTTAAGGAGTCCTCATTATCTACAAAAATAACCTGAGGAGTTTCTTCTTTTTCCTCATCTTTATCCTTTTCATCATCTCCTCTAAAGTTAATCTCATAGAACCTATCCTTTACCTGAACATATACTCTACCTGATGTTTGCAGAATTAAATCTTTACCTTTATCTCCAACTTTGGAGTTATTTGATAGTGTTCCCACTTAATTATAATCTGTATTATAAAAAAGAAAGGAATGATATAAAAAATACCATTCCTTTCCATCTTCTGATTTCTAATGCGAGAGCATGTCTTTTAATTCATTTAGATCTTGTTGATTCAAAACCAAAGATTTATTAACCATTGGGATATCCATCTTTATTTTTCCTGCACCTATTTCAAGTTGCCCAAGTAATCCAGTTTCCACTTTAAATGGTTTAGTGTTAATTATGTTATCTGACATTTCTGTTAGAATACCTTCAACATCAACTAATCCATCTTTGTCTGAAATCTGTTTTAGCAAAGCTTCAACTTTGTACATGTTATTATCAATTATTCTAGATGCTAGAGGCTTCATTAAAGCCATCATAGGATTACTTTGTGATAGTGAGGTTAATTTAACACTCACAAAGTTCCTTAAATTATTCATTATAACGTCTACGTGTTGCGCCATTGCTTACAGAATTCTTCATAGGTTAGACTTGGGTTATCCTTAGAAAATTCACGGAACTTATTAAAGATAGCCATCTCATTGTCAGTCTCTTGGACGATCTTATTCTTCAACTTCTTAACTACTGATAATTGCCTTTGTAATAACTCTCTACCTTCTTGAGTGCCTTCAATTTTAGCTTTAACTAAATTTAAAAGCTCTATTTGAACCATCTTTTGAAGTGATGTAGTGATTTCACTATATTCTTTATCTTCAAAAAATCGATTCTTTTGACTTTCAGTTAGAGCATTCATCTCATTATCAATAGAATCCCAAATAAGCTCCTTTGAAGCTGTTTTCTGTAATTGCATTAATTGAGATTCATAAGCTTTTACCCTTTGAAGTTGATCGGTAATGTCAGAAGCTAATAATGGATCTGGATTACCTAGGAAAACTTGATTCACAGGATACATCTTAAACTAAGATTTTAACTAAGCTGCAGGAGTTGTTGTAGTCTCAAATAGGATGTTATTTGAATATCCTGAGCAAGGGCATAAAGGATTATACAGTGAACGCTGTACTGTGTCAGTACCTACTTCAACAGCAGCTACACGAATAGGATAGAATGTATTATTTGCATAATTTACTATCTTATTGTCAGCACACATTCTGCGCTCAGCCTCAAGTCCTACCATGCCAGCTACACCAGCAATCTCCATCTTAGTTACTTTGCTTCTCCAAGGTTCTACAGCAGCTTGTACAGCAGCAGCAGTCTCAAGTTTTCCAATACGATCGGCTAATACGTCGAATTGGTCTCTCTGATTTTTGTACAGTCCGAAGTCTGCATCAATTTGGCTTTTGTATAAACCAAACATCTCTGAATTGATTGTTTGACGATCGTTGAAACGAGCGTTAGCTGACAGCAAAGCAAAGTCATAAAGAGCTTTTTGATTTGCTAATTCAGCGTTGCAAGAATGCTGCCAAGCTTGGAAAGTTGATGGGCCTGAAATAGCCTCAGCTGCTAAAGCACCTGCAGCGGCACAGCCTGCATTTCCAAACAGGTTTGATTTGCTAAGAGCCCAAAGGCCCAGAGCAGTTCCTGCGATACCAAGACCTAAGCCAGTACCAGCGACACCTTTTGATGCATACTCTTTGCGATCCTCGTCGTACTCATGTACAATCTGTTTTTCTACTACGTCTATAATTTGTTTAATTTTAAAGTTAATGAAAAATACTACACTGGATCCAGTGTGGTTATCAAATAACACGTTTTATAACATCATACATGGACATTTTGGGAACTCACTTGTCTAATTACGAATTTTCCTCAGTCTGATACTATATCACTACAAAACGCATTCTCGAATCCTTTTATGTATATATTCCTCAAAGAACTTGTTTTGCGTTATATGATATAACTTTAAAACTAAATATGTAGTAGAATAAACTTAATTTTGAATCAACTCTACAAAATCAAGAATATTATCTGTAATGACATGCTTCTGATCCATTATATTTATAACAGTTCGTAAGAACTCTGTCTCAGAATCATTAAATTCAATTTCAATATCCTCAACATTTGGAGTCCATGAAATTTTACCATCGGCTTCTTTTAAGTTAAGAGAAGCTATCTCCTCACTTGAGAAGTCTATTTTCTTGCGGATGTTTCTAGCAGAAATCATCTCAAGAACACTTCCTTGTTCTGGCAGATTAGTTAAAATAGCTAATCTGGTTGCAACATTCATTTTCATAACCATTAAAAATTCATTTTTTCTATCTCTACAAAATTAGAGATTATATTTATAAAATCAAAATTTTTAGTGCAAAAACATTAAAATTCTTGCACTAAAAATTTTGAAATTTTATTAGCCATAAATAGCACCATTAACTAACACTAACCCAGTATTAATATAAGTTATACAATAACACTTATAACTACCTCCAGTTAAATCGTCTAAACCACTCATTTTCACGTAGTTACTTCCAAATGTTACTGTTGTTGCAGTAGGAACTACAATAACTGCATCAGGATTACTGCTTGTTACATATACAGTACTTATTGAATATGACGAAGAAGAGCCATAGAATATACCCGCCTTACCTGGAGTATCTACACTAGCTAAAGGCTTTGAAAAAATACTATCTAAATTAATAGTGGATTCCGATGCTCCAGTATAGTTTGTAGTTGAACCTCCTGCTGTAATGTTTAATGCATATGGGTTTGGAAGAGCTAGGGGGATCTCTGGAATATCACTAACATCTGCTGGAGTATAGCCTAAAGCAGTTTTAATTGCTGTATCTCTTAGGAAGGTATAAGCAGTGCCATCTTCTAAAGTGTATATAGCCATTTCAGCACCTCCAGACTCTGTATATCCTGTCTTAATTCCTCCTAAAACATTATTTTTAGCTACAGGCAATGTATATGAAGATCCAGGAGTACTATTAGTAATAGTTAAAGTTCCATTAGAAAATGATAGACCAATACCAGTACCATTAGCAATAGTTAATGTAGTAGAGCTATCATTTAAAGTTGTACTTCCAACTTTAATTGGCCTCCAAGTATTTTCTAAAGAGGGTATTTCACTCTTTAATGCTAAATTAGAAAGTGTCTGACCAGAATTTTTAATGGATTTAGTTCCTGCTCCAACTATAATGTAGTCTTCTTCAAGATTTCCACTAGCCATTACATCACCTCCTCCAGCAGAAGCTATCTTATCATTAACTTCCTGTTTTGTATAAACTTCAGTAGTAGTGTAATAATTCCCTAAAGTTACATTTAAATCAGCAGTTTTAACATAACTACTTAGAGCATTAGTAATAACCTTATTTTGAACAGGGTTTTCAGATGTTGTACTTAAAGCTGAATCTACAACGACTCCTTCTGGAATATTAAAGTTTAAATCAGATTCATCTACTTTATCTTTAGAAGCTAAAGCTCCAAGTGTAGGAAAATCAGTTATCTGACTTACAGTATGTGTATGGGCAGAGGGAGTAAAAGTTGAAGGCTTATTAGCTATTTTATCTCATTCAGGCTCAAATTGGTTTACAAATTCCTTTGTAGCAAGATTAGTTAACAAGATTCCAGAATCCTTAATAGTCTTTCCAGCCCCACCTGATGTAATTACTCTGTCAGCTGTTGTAAAGGGGGCCTCTGCGATAACATCTCCTAAACCAGAATCAGATAATTTTTCATCTATTTCAGATTTAGAATAAACTGAAATTCCTTTTACTGCAGCAATTTTATGTTTATTAGAAGCATCAACATCAATAGAAGTAATAACATTACCAACCCCAGACATACTAGTCTCTATATTAGGAATAGTTGGAATTTTACCCTCAATTTCAGTAATTAATGTGCCTACTTCTTCCTGACTGTAAGTTTCAGATTTAGTATATACTTGATCTTTTGTATAATAATTAGAAAGATCTACTTCAGTATTGCCAATCTTTTCCCAGTTTCCTTCCACATAAACGTATTCATCATGTACATCTAGATTAGTTCCAGCCTTTTTAACAAGATAAATTACATTAGTTTCTCCAGTTGATGGAAGTTCATTCGCTACTTCAATTCTAAGATTAGCTAAATTACTGATCATTGTTTTTAAAACCTTTCCTTGAGTAGCAGATAGGGCTTTATTTGAATCTTCTGTGTCTAAATTATCTACAATTGCAGCCTTAATTGCATTAGGAATGGTAGTTGTTTCTATCTGAGTAATCTTAGTAGTAAGATTAGTGTTTACAGTTGAAATTTCAGTAGATAGTGTACTATTTACATTAGAAATTTCATTTAGGAGCTCTTGATGAGTTTCCTCAGCAGAGGTTTCTGAATCCTTTAATGCCTGATATACTCCTCCAGAAGTAATTAAATTTTTACTTCCTTCAGTAGGATAACTTTCAATTGATGAGATTATTACTGGTATTTTAGATAGTACTTTATTAAACTCCTCTTCTGTTCCTGTATATCCATTTAACTTTGCAGTTTCATATGCAGAACGCCCTTCTGTAGAGTATAGAGGTTCCCACTGTTGTGTCTCCTCATTAAAATATTTCTTTGAATATGTTGTCATGTCTATAATATTTTAAAGCATTAATCATATGCTGCACCGTTAACAGCAACCTTACCGTTTGCCATATAACTTAAACAATAGATATAATAAGTTCCAGATAAATCTGCAAGACCAACCATCTTAATTGCATTAGAAGCAGTAAATGTAAGTTTAGCAGAGCTTATAATAACTGAATCAGGATTACTTGAACTAAACCCACTCAGAGAAGAAATAGTTCTTGATGAAGTACTAGTATAACTATATCCTGCAGAAACTGTTGATCTACTTAACATAGACGTTGATAGTATTCTTGCAGTATTTATAGATACCGCAGATGAACCTGTGTATGAAGTTCCATTAATTGTTAGTGCATATGGATTAGGTAATGCAACAGGAATTTCAGGTAAATCTATAGTAACTGCAGACGATCCATTAAAACTTTGTCCATTACTAAACTGTAAACTGTTCAATAGTCTTTTAGCGGTATTAGCAGTTCCTGAATATGTTCCTCCACTAGTTCCAAAATCATAATCTCCATTTTTTCCTATATGAATTACCCCCTCTGTATTATAACCAATTCAAAATCCTTCTCCTGGAGTTGCTTCATTAATATTAGTTACATTAATAGTATCTATAGTTTTTATTCCACCAAAAGTTTGATCTCCAGTAGTTACTACACCAGATTGTGTAGCAGAAGCTGAAGGGATTGCTCCAAATGAAACTGTACTCATTCCAGAACCAGTTAAAGAACCTGTTGGTCCTGCTGTTGTTCCATTAGTCCAAGCAAATGTTGTTGGATAATAATTTGTGTTAGTATCTGTTCAAGGTACATTTACATAGGCTTTCCCATGACTTAATTGTACAGCATAGTTTTTGTCCTCTGTTGTATATCCAATTTGAATTCCTCCATAAGTACTAGAGGTTGCAACAGGTATATATGCAGATATAGTTAATTTATTTTGTGTAGGAGTTAAAATTATATTACTTCCTGATACAAAATTTAAAACCTTACCAGCACTACCATTAAATGTATAAACAGAAGTGTCTTCAGCACTACCATTATTTATTTTTAATACAAATGGATTTAATACCTGATTAGCTTGTCCTGCAGTAATGGCAGATTGATTTACCCATTTAGGAGCTCCATTTCCAGTTGATTGGAGGATTTGTCCCGAAGTTCCAATTTCTGTTGGAGCAAAAATCATTGGAATAGATGTTGCTACATTAGAATAAACCTGATAACCAACCGCATTTACTTGAAGACTACGTAATGAAAGTGTAGGAGCTCCAGTTACTCCAGACCAAGGTACACTTGTAGCAGTACCTGCAGTAAACTCTTTAAATTTAGTAGCAAAAGTAGATGCAGATTCAGATACGCAGAAGTACATAGGGCCTCCTGAACCAATCTGAACAACATCTCCTTCTTGTATAGTTAAACTCATTGCAGCTGATTGGGACTCCACTACATATAATCTCTCTAATGCAGCCGCAGGAATTTTAGAAATAGGAATCTCAGGAAGTCTATCAGCATTAAGAGTTCCAGAAGTAATCTTTGAAGCATCAAAATTATTTAATGTACTATTAATAGATATATTACTAGAACCATCAAAAGTAGCGCTACCAGATACTGCCCCAGCTATTGCTATAACTCTTGGTGTAGCTAATTTTGTTGCAGTTGCCACATTTGTTTGTAAAGGATGAACGTGATCTTCTCTTGCGTATTTAGTTGAAGTACCAACTGCTGCTGTTCCAGATGCTTTAGGAACAGCTGTAGCTGCAGTTGGAATAGAAGAAGTATTAGCTTTAGCATTTACTTGTCCTTGTAATTTAGCAAATGCATTTAAAATAGAATCAGTAGCAGTAATAGAGGCATTTGTTCCTGCAGGTAACTTTTCAAGTGTTTTTTCAGTTATATAAGTATCCTCTACATACATTCTAACTATAGAATTTATATTATTATTATTTGCTATAGAAAGTGAACTATCTTCATCAAAAATATAAAGTTGTGTACTATCATCGTAATATATACTATATGTATTAATATCACCAGTACTACCTTGTAAAAGACTCATAAATGATGAGTTATCTATACTTGCTGAAAAAATTATAAAATCCCTAGCTCCTTCTAACTGAACTATATCTCCTACTTTTGCATTGTTTTTAAATAATGCAGCATAAGAAATATCTTCAGTAATTTTTAACATATCTCATGTTGTATTACTTTTATAAAAAGTACCATGAGTGTAAATCTCTTTAGTATCTTGAATAAAAGTAGTATAATTATAGAATGTATTACCTTCGTCTGCGGTTAATGCAGGATTTGGAACATTAGCATTAAAAGCAGCCCTAGTTTTAAAATGTATGAATTTATTCTTAATTGCCATAATAAACTAGTCTAATAAAAAATTAAAAAAATAATAAGGAGATAGGGAATAAACCCTATCCCCTTATTGAATACTTATTCAAACTCAGACCAAGCCATTAATGAATCGGCATAAGTTTTTGCATTAGTTTCTGCAGTAGTTGCAGCACCATATGCATCATATGTGTCACTTCCAATTAAACCAGTAATATCAGCTTTAGCTACAGCTGTTACACTAGCAATATGACTAGTAGAATCTGTTGAGAATTTATAGAATCCTAAGGCTTTACTTGGAGCATTACCTACAGGGTGAGTATATTTAGTATCTGTAGCTGCAATAGTTAATTGCCCTGCAGCAGGAGTTAGTGTAACGTTAGATCCAGCTACAATATTGAGAGCTTTTCCAGCTGAACCATCAAATGTATATTTACTAGTTCCTTCTGTACTTCCTCCAGCAACAGTAAGCGTTAAAGCATGGCCTACTTTATCTGCAGTTCCTGCTGTTGCAGGTTTACCTACAGATACAGTTTGTGCAGTTCCTCCTCTAGGTGTCACTGTAAAATTACCAGCTGTTCCATTTGCAAATGTATATGTAGTATTAGTATTTGTAGGTACTGCCCAAGTTCCATCTCCTCTTAAGAAAGATGCTTGCTTACCTGCAGTAGGAGCAGGAACAATACCTGCACTACCAGCGGCAGATGCTGTAGCAGCTTTCATTTCAGCAACAGAACCAGATACTGTAACAGCTGTTCCAGTCTTAGAAGCACTTAAAGTTAGAGGAGCTGTTCCAGAAGCAGATACTGTCTGAACTGCTGTATTAGCTGTAGTTTTAACTTCATTTACAGAAGCAACAGTAGCAATTGTACTAGTGTTTACTGCAATAGAATTTCTAGTAATAGTAATACCTGTTCCAGCAGTATAAGTATCAACTAAATCGCTTAAATCAACCTTAATATCTTCCTTTCCTGATTCAGTATTAAATGTAATGGTAAGTATTTTAGTTTCAGGGGCAAATGAAACACCTTCAACCATTCCGTCCTTAATAAAATCTGTTGCATCAACAGAAGCAATAACAGCAGAATCAATACCTGTTAAATTAATTTTCTTTGTAACAGAATCATATGTTAAACCGAGTGTTGTTGATAATTCTTTATTAGCTAATGCTAATACCTTATCACCTGATTTAACACCTGTTACAGTAGCAGCAGGTACTACTACATTAACTGCTTTATCTGTAACTTCTAAAGCAGTACCATTAACTTTTACTTGTTCGATTACGTTAACCTGAGCATTAGCTGCAATTCCAGATAACTTAGTTTTTTCAGCAGTAGTATAATCATTTGTTGATAAACCTTTACCTGTAACTTTATCTACTTTATTACCTAACTCCTCGTCAACATAAGTTTTATCTGCTTTTCCTGCAATTGCTGTAGAAACCTCAGTAGCAGAAGCTACATCTGACAAGTCTAAATCTATAGTACTTCCGTTTGCATTTGTAATAACAAGGTGCTGAGAAGCTGAATTCCACTGTGCATCTCTAACACCTCCAAATGCATCATAAGCTGTTGTGCTTGTTGCAACTTTAATTAAACCTGTAGAGGTTTCAAAATATATTCTACCTACTGTTAACCCTGTACTAGGTACAGTAGCAATTTTTGAAAAACTTAAATTTGTCATATTATACTTTTGTTTAACCCCCCCCCCCAATCTAAAAGAATGAGGAGGGAAAATTAATTATTCTACTTCCATCCAGAACATATCTAGTTTACCATCATTTCCTACTTGGATTGAAGAAGTAGTAGATACTAGTTTAGCTGTATTTATAGCTAAAGCTCTAGAGGTACCTGTACCTGTAACAGTAATAGTCTCATCAGGACTTGTTAATGATGTAATACCTCCTGATACAGCAGTTTGGATACTATCACTAAGAGCCTGCATACCAGCAGCAACGGTTTGATCCGCACCAATTTCTACACCACCAGTAATTGCCGTTCCTACTTTAATTTTAGATCCAGTAATGCTAGATATATGTGCTCGAAGACCTTTAGCAGATTTTGTTAATAACTGTCCACTTACTTCTTCAATTTTAACATCAATAACATTCTCTTCTGTAATTGAAACCGCATCACCAGGAGTTAATTCGTCTTGCTTACCTCCAACAGATGCTTGTAAAGATTCAATATCAGACTTATTAGTTCTGATTTGATTTAAATCAGTATCAGAAATTAAACCTGATCCCTCAACTTTATCAACCTTGTTATTGAGCTGATTAGTAACTGTAGTAATCTGTCCTTCTAAAGCTGTATCTGCAGCCTCTAGTTCTGTCTTTGCTGTAGAAATTGCATCATCTACTTGTGTCTTCGTATAATATCCTGAAAGATCTACTGTGCCTCCCAGAGGATCCCATTGAGTTCCATCCCAAGCATAGTTAGTTCCAGCAGGAGTAGTTCCATGAGCTGCAACTACATTCCATACATCACCTTTCTTATTACCTTCAGTAGGAAGAGCGTCATAAGTATCTTTAGTGCCCTTGTAATCAAGAGCTGCAGCTACAGAAGCTTTCAGATCATCTATAAGAGTTTTTAAAGCTTTACCTTGTGCCGCAGAGAGTGCAGCATCCGTTTTATCACTTTCAAGTGAATCAATAATCTCAACTACTTTTCCAGTAGCAACAGTTTCCCAAACTCTATTAGAACCATCAGGATCAAACCCTTTAAGAATATATGCTGTTTTATTCTCTTTTACGTAAACGAAAAGACCTTCTACTAACTGAATAGTAGGCATCGAGTCACGGTCAGCTAATGTAGCTTGAACCGTTCTATTATCTAATGGTAGATTCGCACCTAAATCAAAACCTGAACCTACCGAAATACCTTTACCAAAAAATTCTGCCATAATTAGTTAAAGTTTACATAGTAAGTACTAGGTTGCGTCATCTTACCAGATAAATATACTGTGTAATTAACAGCTTGACCATCTAAACCAGTAACTGAAACTGTACTAGTTGCATACGAACTAGTTACATCAAAGTTGTTACTGTCTTTAATATTTGAAACTGTCCATCCTGCTGGAGCTGCAAAACAGATGTATTGTTCAGAAATAGGACCAGAAACTTTAATAGTTTTCTTTGCAGAAACTGTTTTAGTCATTCCTTTAATAACCTCTTCTGTAATTGCATTTGTAGAAACTAAACCTGAATAAGCTGCACGATAACCTGTTACAGTTGTTTTTCCAGAATCTACACTTCCAGCAGCAAGTGGAGTTTGATAATTGTTTCCTTTTGAATCTTTAGGTTGAGGACCTTCTGCATAAGCTGCACGATAGTAGTAATCCATTGCACCAGCTACTACTTTCTCTGGAAGAGATTCTACTTTACTCGAACCATATAGAATCTTAGAAGCTTCCATATCCTGTGCGCCTGCTCTGTTGTTTTGTTTCTTTCCTGCTAGAGTAATCGCACCTGCATTAAAACTTACGTTAAAGTTTGCTGTAGTAGGAGCATTTGCTCCAATCTCCTGAACATTCTGATAACTCTTTAAAGAGATACTTGCAGAAGGAGCAGTAAATGTTGGATTAACTGTTGGGAAGATAAGAGTATCAAAGATTTCATCATAACTCTTACCTGTAAGTTGTGCTACAGTTGTACCTGCGGCAATACCTCCAAGTTTCTCTACGGTTGCTACTGTAGGATCTAATGAAGACTCATAAGAACCACTTGCTGTAGGATCTAAACTATCAAGTTTAGCTTTATCCTCTTTTGACATTAAACCATCGACTAAAGAACTTGCTTTTGCAAAGTCTAAATTCGAAGTGGTTGAATCTGTGTATGTAATCACAATGCCGTTAGCATTCTCATTTAAGGTTACATTAGCTACTTTCTTGCTAGAATCACCTCCATACTCGGAGCCATTCAGCATAATTTTATGAGTATCTGTTGTAAAGAAAATGCCATTAGCATGGGTTACAGGATTATAAGCAGAACTAAGTCCTCTATAAAATTTTATAACACTTGCCATTGTTTAAAATTTAATTAATAACATCATTTCACACCATAGACGATGTATCTTCAATAAGCTTTTCTAAATTCTGTTTAATGTCATCTACCTCAGCTTTTGTGTAATAGTTAGATAGATCTACAGTTATAGTGCCACTTCCCCATTTCTCCCACAGATATATATCTAACATAGTTTCGGCTTTAACCACTATATATTCCTCATATAAGTCATTAACTCCAGTTTGGGAAGCAGGGACTAACCAAATTATGTTTTGTTTTTCTTTTGTAGGCTCTCCAAGAGCTTCAAAATTATCAACAATTTTAATTGAAAATCCTGAAGCATTGGTTAAATTAGCAAAAGCTTCGGCAAATTTAGATTGATCTAAAGCAGTTCCTCCAGCTTCTTTATATGCATGATATACAGCATTTAAATGATCGAAATCAGCTTTATTTTTGGTATCAACCCAAATCATTTGTTCAGCATTCTTGTAGGCTTCTTGAATGTCTGCATCATCTAAATGAGAATTTCTAAAAGTGACAGGATCTTCTGGACCAACATGCACAGCATGTTCTCCAGTAAATCCTCTAGGTATATAAAAATCCCAAATAGGATCTTTAATTGTACCTACATTTTCAATTTTAGGATCTTCCCCTGGTTGTAGCATTTCTACCTTACCAGCGGTAAGAGTAGTGGCTGCTTTGCCTTTAGTAATTATAGTTGATGGGATTCAGCGATCATATATGATATTTCCGTTCTCATCTTTAATTGGATTTCCATTTTCATCTGGTGTTCATGTATAATGCCCAGATGAAAGCGTTACCTTAAGATGAGCATCATCGGTAATATCTACATCATCAATACTGACTCCTCGTAGATAGTCCATATAACAAAGAACTGTCCATTGACTAGGTAGTTCTCCATCATATCCTCATTTAATTGTATCATCTGTAAAATCTCGATACAATTTTAATTGTTTACCTTTAGGGCCTTGTTCCCCAGTGTCACCTTTGTCACCTTTGTCACCTTTAATGCCCTGAACTCCTTGTTGACCTCTAGGAATAGTAAATCTGAAAGCAGCTTCAGAAGCGGTTCCAACATTTATGATAGAAGCTTGAGAACCAGGATCTCCAGTAATAACAGAATCTACTCTGATAGTTGCCGCAGTTCCAGCAGGTCCTCTATCACCTCGATCTCCCTTATCACCTTTATTTCCTTTTTCTCCTTGAATTCCTTGAACTCCTTTATCACCTTTATCACCTTTATCGCCCTTTTCACCTTTCTCACCCTGAAATCCACGGATGCCTTGGTCTCCTTTATCCCCTTTATCACCTTTATTTCC